ATGTTCTCGGTCGAAGCACTGCGCACCACAGCACAGCAGGGGCTCAACATCAAGCGGATCAACTCGGTGCAGCTTTCAGCCAGCACTGGCACGGCGGGCAACTTCGGCTTTACCTTCACGCGCCCACGCGCCTACTGCCCCACGTACACTGCCCACAAGAGTGAGGTTTACGACTGGGCGCAACTGGGCTTGCCGGGCGTGCCAAATGGCTCGTGTCTGCAATTCACGGTTGTCCCGTCCACCACATCGTCGGGCACGCTGCGCGGCGGCGGCAAGATCGCCCACGGGTAAGCCATGCGCGGCATCGGCACCCGATACCCGCGAGGGGGATCAGCCGAATGGCTGGGCGACGGGCTGGCCGCGACGATACTGCGCGATGAGTTTTTCGGGCCACCCGCGCCGCCCCCGGCGTTGGTGCAGGCGACGGTCACTTGGCTGGCGTTTGACACGGATGCGACCAGTTCAGCGATTGAACTGACCGGGTCCGGGTCGGCCCAGGCTTCTGCCTCGTCGTCCCTGACCACCTCGATTCGGCTGGCTAGCTCGGCGTCAGTGCAATCAATTGCAGTCGCCACCCTAACCACCCAGGTTTCACTTTCTGGATCAGCTACCGCTACCTCTCAGCCCAATGCCACTCTGACCACGGCTATCCTCCTGCTTGGCACCGCCCAGGCCACGGCCTCCGTGGTGCAAGGCAATCTAACGGTGGGCAGTTCCATGCTGGCAGCAGCCGCTGCTGTGGCCTCGGCCAGTGCCCAGCTAAGCACGGCTATCAGCCTGCAGGCTTCGGTTGCCGCCACGGTGGTTTCTGGTGCTCAGTTGGCCACCGAGGTGCGGCTGGTCACATCAGCGGCGGGGGCGGCTTCTGCCTCCGGCTCACTCCTCACCCAAGTCAGGCTTGCATCTGCTGCGACGGCTACCGCCTCCAGCACTGCAGGCCTTTCTACTGCGGTACAACTTGCGGCCAGTGCTCAGGCCACTTCCACGGCACAGGCTGGGTTGCGGGTGGGTGTAACCCTATCGGCTGCAGCCAGTGGGTCGGCGTCGGCCTCCGCACTGCTGACCACAGCAATCTCTCTTTCTGGTCTGGCACAGGCCACGGCCTCGACGGTGCAGGCCACCCTGACTGTTGGCGCGACCATGTCGGCCACGGCGTCAGGGGCCGCCACCGCTTTCGCTACCCTTAGCACCGGTCTGGTACTGGCTGGCACCGCTTCCGCTGTCGCCACTGGCAGTGCTGCCTTGCAGGTAGGCGTATCTTTGCAAGGTGCCGCCCTAAGCACTGCCAGCACGACCTCTGGGCTGACTACCAACCTTCGCCTTGCTGGCGTTGGGGCAGCAGTCGCCTCTTCCTCTGGTGCCTTGCGTGTTGGAGTCACCCTCCCTGCTACAGCACAAGCCAAGGCCACTGCCACGGCCCTGCTCGGCACCGGGATTCGGCTGAGCGGCACAGCCCTGGCCCTCTCCAACTCCAGCGCCTCGTTGCAGGTCGGGGTCCTTTTGCAGGGGGCTTCGGCGGGGGTGACCACAGCCGCTGCGACCCTCAGCACGGCGATTCGCTTGGTAGGGTCTGGTGGGGCTTCTGCCTCGGCGGCTGGCGCTATCGTGATAGATACGCTGCTGGTAGGGTCGGCCACATCCTCCGCCTCCGCTGCAGCCTCGCTATCTACAGGTATTCGACTAGAGGGCTCGGCCTTCGCCTTGAGCACCGCTTCGTCCAATTTGACAGTCGGGGTTCGCCTTCAGTCAAGCCCGCAAGCCACTGCTGCGGCAGGGGCATCCCTATCAACTTCGATCCGCCTCAATGCCATAGGCGCATCCTCCGCGACGGCCTCCGGGGTTCTGACAGGCTCCGCTGCCCAGCTTCAGACCTCGGCAACGGCTAAGGCCACTGCCGCTGCGAGCCTCAGTACCGACATTCAATTTGTCGTCAACACCTCCGCATCAGCCCAGGCCACGGCCACGCTGACAGTGGGTGTGTTGCTTGCTGGGCATGCCCTGTCCTCAGCCACTGCGCAGGCCGGGCTGACTGTCGGGGTGGCGCTAACCGGAGAGGCCCTATCTCGCGCTTCTGCCGTGGCGGAGCTAGGCACTCTGATCCCCACAGGTCAATCTCTTCAGGTGGAGGTTTACGCAACAACAATTACCGTTGGGGTTGCCGGTGGCATTTCCTGTTGGGGGTATTCCGAAGAGGGTTAACCCCTACGTCAGGTCAAGAACCTCTATACTCCAGCAACCAATAATACGAAGGAGCCTTTGTGTCCAACCACAGAATCCCCCAAGACCCAGGTCCGGTGGCCCAGTCTTTCCCCCTCGGGCCTCACGGGTCCAAGAAGATTTGGTTCGACCCGACAGTCAACCTCGGGCACATCTTGACCTTTCTGGGCTTCATCTTTTCCATCTTTGTTGGGTGGACGATCCTGGACAAGCGGGTCACGGTTCTGGAAGAGCAACGCCGTCTTCAGGCTCAGATCGACCAAGCCCAGGACAGTATGTCAAGCCAGAATTTGAGACAGATTTACGAAAGTCTGTCCGACATCAAAAAGTCTGTGGAGAAGATTGGCGACCGCCAAACAAACAACCAAGGGCTCCCCCGATGACCATCAAAGTCTCTCTCATTGAAGATGCCAAGAAAGCATTCGGCTTCTCCACCTTTTGGGTTCAGTACATCGCCGGGGGTCTGGTCACCACCTGGGTCACGATGCCGGATCAATACCAGACTGCCATCCTGGCAGAGCTTGGCCTGACTCCAGATCGCATGATTCTTTTCGGGGCCTTCATGTGGGTTGCTTCCACCATGCTGGCTCGCGTCACCGTGGTGGAGCGCAAGCCTCCATCCTCCAAGCCCTAACCCTGAAGCCTTATGCTTGGTTCTATCTCCGTCCTCCTGCTCAGTCTGGCCCCTGCCTCTGAGTCCTCTGGCGGGGTGCTCACCGGCCCTCCTACACCATTGCAGAGACATCTGGCTTCCTCCTGTGCGGGGCACCTCACCGGCCTGAAGCCGCCACCCAGCAGCCCTCTGGTGGGCCTTCTGACCTCTTTATCAGGCACCTTGCCGGTAGGCGGTCTTTGCAGCCGCGCTCATCCGGTACGGACAGAGGCACCAGCTAACTCTTTAGGAGTGCGTCCATGATTACCGTTTGCTCAGGCCACGGAGGCGGCAAACCCGGCAACACCTGGGGTGGGGTTCATGAGGCTGACCTCATGACAGAACTGAGATTCTTGGTCGCCCTTAAGTTGCGGGAGTCCGGGCAAGAAGTGGTGGAAGACGGGGGGCGTGGAGAAAACCTCTCACTCAGCCAAGCCATCCAGTTGATCCACAAAGCCTCTCTCGCAATTGAGCTTCACACCAACGCCTCTGACAACCCCACGGCGGAGGGCGTTGAGGTGATCTCTATGCCCGCCCACCGCGAGAGGTCCCAAAAGATCGCTAAGGCCATTGGTGGCACCTTGATGATCCCGACCCGCAGAGATCAGGGATGGTGGGACTACACCAAGGTGGGACGCACCCTGGGCTTTGCCGCACACGGGGGGTTGATCGTGGAGGTGTTCTTTCAGAGCAACCCCAGTGAGCTACGTAAGTACCAGCAGAGTAAGTGGCTGGTGGCTTCCGCCATCGCCAGGGCGGCGCTAGAATGAACTTCCTTAGCTGGCTCAGCCCGCAGTCCTTGCTGCTCTGTCTCTCGGCGGTGGGTGTCCTGGGGGGTGGCTACCTGTGGCACCGATCTGACCTGATTCAGCAAGGGCGTGAATCCTGCCAAGCCGAGCAGCGTAGCTTTGAGAGTGAAATGCTCAGAGCCCAGGCTCGTGAGATCAGCCGCCTGATCGCCACCTCGAAAACCCTACAGGACGACACGGATGCCAAGACTCTACTTCTTACTGAGTACGCTGCTAGGGCTCGGAATGCTGAGCGGCTGCGCTCCGTTCAGAAGCAGCAATTCGACACAGCTCTTGGAGGTGCGACTCCCGAGAGTCTTCGTCGACATGCCCAGGCCAGCTACGACAATCTTGAAAGATGTAGAGGCCACATTGACCGACTTGGACAAGAGGCAGTCAGAGGCGCAATTGCTGCTGAAGCCCTGAGTCGCAATCTAGATGACTGGGAGGCAGCCATTCCCCGTCTGGTAAACCCGGTAGCCGCCCCTTAAGAGGAACTGAGATGAGCGTGATTCAAGTACCCCAGTTAGGCCTCGCCGCCTACATTCGAATGCAAGGCCAGACACTGCTCAAGGTGGAGAACAAGATATTCTTTTTCGAGTCTGACAGGACAGTCTCTGAATGGCGGGCAGAGTACGTCAACTCTGAGTCCATGAGGCACGACTCTCTGGTCTGTGACTTGCGGCAGTTCCTTCGCTGATTTCCCTGCGTTGTCTCCAGGGGGTCGAAAGCCCTCTTTGCGCCTCCTGGCCTCAAAACCAGGAGGTCTTTTTTTCTCTTCTTTATTTGACAAACCTGCTTATTCTGGTATAATAACTACATGGAAGGAAGAAAGGTCTCCTTCCCCACTGCCAAGAAAGGGCACCATCATGAGCTTCTACGTTCCTTACATGATTCCCGGCGAAATCGCTCTCGCCTTTGCCATCGTCGTTGCCGCCAGTGCCAGCGAGGCTGCCTGTGCCATGGTCCGTGGCTGCCCTGCTGCCATCGTGGTGGGTTACCCTTCCGCTGCCGCCTAAGGGGGTCACCATGAAATTCCAAGTGGTCTACACCATGGTGGCTTACACCAGGAAGCGCAACTTCTTTATGCGATTCATCAACGCCAACAGTGCCAGCGAGGCGGCTGGGTACCTGCTGAGGGCCTTGCCAAATGCCATCGTGGTTGGTTATCCGCAACCTGCGTGATTTGACAAACTACTCAAAGATGGTATAATTCATTGACGGCGGGGAATCCCCCGCTGCATACAGGACAGGAGGTCCGCCATGCAAGTCTCTTACTTCGCCAACAAATACGCCGGGAAATGCTTTCAATGCGGCATCCGTGTTGCAGCCTATTCCGGCATTTGCTTTACTCGCGACACCAAGTGGTGCGTCGGTTGCGCATCCTGCTGCCCTGCTGAGTACGCCGCCATCAACGCCAAGTCCATTGCTGCCGCTCAGAGCCACGAGGCCAAGCTCCAGTCACTCGAAGAGGCCCGCCTGCTGGCAGTGGCCCAGCGCAAGGCCCTGATTGAAGAGATGGGCATCGAACTGGACAAGCCATTCGACCAGACCTACCGCCAGAACTCATGGAGCGACGACAGCACTTGGAAGGTGCCCTTCAACGGGTCCGGTTCAGCGCCAGAGATTCGCCGTGTCATGGAGACCCGCGCTCAGTCCCTGTCCGGGGCCTTGCGGGCTTCTCAAGGTGCCCGTGTCCAGTCCATTGACTGGGAAAACAAGTTCATTCAAATGTCTGAGTCTGTCTCTCTTTGCGACTGACTCCAGACTCCAGTGCAATTAACTGCATTGGACAAACTTAAAAACCTGATATACTGTACTCTAACCTCACCCACAAAGGACCCACCATGGAAATGCTGAAATTAGCGATTCAAACCCGTCTGCCTCTTGTCTATGTTCGCACCGACGATGTGATCAACGTGGAGGAGGTGCTTGCCTTTATCTCCGACACCAAGGTGGTTCCGATCAACCTGCCTGAAGTGATTGTGAAGGCCGACGATCTCAAGCTGCCTGAGGCTGAGGTCCTTTACACGTCTTCTGAGTGCAAGACTCTGGCCAAGCTGTACCGCAAGTGCATGGCTGAGGGCAAAACGATTGTCTTCATCAACACAGAGCGCTCGGTGCTCCAGCTTGACGGCGGCACCCTTGTCCCTCCGAAAGAGTTGGTTCTTAAGCACCTGAGCGCAATGGGGGTGGTAGACACTCCTGAGGAGCTACTGCCTGCCTTCGGAGGTCTGACTCTTAAAGATGTCAACGAGATTGCCCGGATGTCTATGACCCGGGATGGCGCTCTGACGTCTCGTGGCGTCAATGAGACCCGTCGCGGGTACAACAAACTGCAGGGCATCACGCAAGTGGACACCGAGCAGGATTACTACGTCTGCCCGTCCGAGCTTGACAAGTGGCTTGGCGCTAACGTGGGCTTTTTCAAGTCACCTAAGCACCCTAGCCTGACCCCGCGTGGCTTGTTGTTTGACGGCCCTCCGGGTACCGGCAAGACCCTGGCTTCAAAGCACATTGCCCAGCAGTTTGGCGTCCCTCTGTACCGCCTGGACCTTGGGGCCATGATGGGCAAGTATGTGGGTGAGTCAGAAGGCAACCTGAATGCCGCCCTGGCTCAGGTAGACGAGGTCGAGCCTTGTGTGATCATCTTGGACGAGGTCGAGAAGGTGTTTCAAGGCACCAGTGATACCGGTGTGACGTCCCGCCTGCTGAGTCAGTTGCTCTGGTGGCTGCAAGAACACAAGACCAAGGTGTTCACCGTCATGACCACGAACAACAAGTCCACCATCCCTGTGGAGTTGTACCGGGAGGGTCGCATTGACAAGACCATGCAATTCCTGGGAATCGAACTCTATGAAGACGCCTACGTCTTTGCCAAGGGGGCTTTTGACGCCATGCTGCTTGAGATGGGTGGTGAGGCCTCTGCTGTCGAATACGTTCGCCTCCAGAAGGTGGTGAAGGCCCTGTACGCCGATGGCAATCCGGTGCCTCAGTCACGTATCACCCAGTCCACCTACGCCCTTGTCCGTGAGGTCCTGAGCGAGCCTGAGGTGGTTGACCCAGCACCGCCCGTGGAGCCTGTCAAGAAAGCCTCTATCAAGATCAAAAAAGCGGTGGTCGCCTAAGTCCTGATCTCTGCCCTTACCCCACCCTACCTAAGGAGTTCCTATGTCCTTCACTCAAAAAGCACAGTCCCTTTTCCCTTCCGCAGTCTGGACCGGTCAAAGCAGTATCCACACCAGCATTGCCCGGTCCGGGGATGTCCCCTATGGCATGGATGATTCTGAACAGTTGATGGCCGTCATCATGAAATCAGACATCGCCGCCTATATGTTCCGAGTCGTGGAGAAGAACTGCCCGGGCATGGAGTGGCTGCTGCCTCCTGAAGCCTTCGACCAGTTGATCAAGGCTGACCTGTACAACCTGCTGACCGGCAAGGCCACCACGATCACCAAGTACCGTTTGAAAAACCCGTTCACCGGCAACTATTTTCACCGGATCACCCTCATGGAGGAGCAGCAGATCGTGGGTGGCATCCGGGTGTGGCTGTCGCCTGTCTCTAGTCATGAGTGCTCGTTTGGCTTTCGCTTTCGCCTTGAGGAAATGGAGCATAGCAATTCAGACTTGACCACTTCGCAGAAAGCTCGCCAGCATGCTGAGGCCTTGGTCGAGCAGCTTGAGCCCGTGATGATTGAGATCAAGGAGTACGTTGCCAGTACCGTGGTCGAAATGCCCAAGGTGTTTGAGGAATACCTGCCTTTGTAATCTCGGGCCTTAGGGCCTTTGCTGTCTTTGCAATCCACCAAGGAATGAAATGAAAAAAGAACCTGTGATTTCCACCAAGTCCCTCATGACCAATAGCACTGCCAAGGCCGACCCTAGTCTGGGGCTTGGCTTTGCTCTCGGCGCTATGAAGTCCTACCCGGGGTCTGACGGCTTTGACTATTACGAGTTTGGCTCGGTGCCTTCCGGGGTTGATCCGTCTCTCACCTTTGGGCTGTCTATTCGCGTCTGGCTGGCTACCGCCAAGCCTGAGACCCACTTGAACTTTCGAGTCCGGGTAGGGGCTCCGACCCGCATCGTTAACGACAAGCCTGTGACGGTGGTGGCTACCTGGGCTGACTTCACCAGCCTGGGCCTGGACGACTGCTACACCGATGGGGCCTCTGCACCCGGTCCGGACACGCTGTGCAAACAGCACCGCAGCATCTCGGGTCGCTTTGACGTTCGCCGCGAGGGCGGCTACACGAATGAAATCATCTCTGACTTGCAAGAGTCAGACTGCTTACAGACGTTGTACGACACGATGGTGTCTTTGGTCTCTGATGCAGTGTTCATCCCTTCGGATCAATTCATGTCTGCTGTGGCCCGCATGGTTCGCAACGCCCTGGCCCATGTACCGGCCCCTGGTGTCAAAGATGGGCCTAAAGCCTTGCTGACGTTCATACCTTCCACCAAGAAAGGCACCAACCCGGCTACCGGTGCTGTCACTAAGCCTTCCAAGGCGGTCAAAACGGCCCTACACGGCGACATTGGGCTCTGATCCACCCTACCCCCGTACACCCAGCAAAAAGACCACCACGGAGCCTCCCATGAAACGCCTACCCTTCCTGCACCAGGCCCAACCATCCCCGCCCCCGGCAGCCCACCCACCAGCCCCACCACCTCCGGTTCCTTCCGACCTCTTGGACCACGTCCCGATTGGCTTTGGCCAGTACAAAGACAAGACCCCCGCCCAGGTCGCTGAAGAAGACCCTAGCTATTTGGTGTGGGCCTCCGAGAACATCCATCGAAAGCTGTGCAGTGAGGCCTTGCTCAGGGAGTGTCAGCGCGAAGTCAGGGAAGCAATCACCAGTAAGCATGGACACCTCAGTGACTACCTCAACGATTAGGAGACTGCCCTATGACATCTTTTGTCTTTGAACTCATCCGCAAGATGCGGCTGGCCTACTACCGTGCAGCCTTAAACCACCTACACCCGTCCCACGAAGACGTGCCTTCCATCGTTCAGATGATCAGTCACATCGAAGATCAGGGCTCATTCAAATGAGACACCTCATCGTTTTCCTTGCTCTTAGCTCCGGCATGCTGTCTTACGTTGCGGTCACCGACCAAGACTGGGGTGCAGCCCTGAGCCACATCTACTTCATGGGCTTGGGTGTCTTTGCCTGCCTGCTCACCTTCAACAACCCACCCCAATGACTCGGATCATTCGCGGCAAGGCCGCCGTTTCCGCCTACCTCTCTTCACGGGGTGGGCCGACTTCGTTTGCTGGGTATCTCACCCCTGAGCAGGCCAAAGCTGCTGGTGATACTCGTAAACAGGGAGAACTTCGCCGTCTGGCATCTGCGCGTCCATTGCGTTGTGTCAATTGCGACAACATGGCTTGGCGCTACGGTGGCACCGGTATGTGCTTCTCATGTACCACGGGTGAATCCGACGCCAGCAAGGACTACGAGTTGGTCAGTACCTGGACCCCTCGAAAAGAGCAACGCAAACAGACCTCTGTCTTTAAGGACCATCATGATCTATGACCACGACTGGAACCCAGTCAACGACAATGAGTACCACCAGCGACTTTTGGCGACCACCATCTTGCTGGTCCGTGCTGCCGGAGGTTCTATCACCATCCCCGAACAGATGCTCAGGGCCCTGGCTAACACCGGCCACAAGCTGAACCAGACCGCCACCCCTGATGGCTCTATCCTCTTGACGGTGGAAGACGTCACGCTCCCGGTAGGAGACCCATCGTGATTCAATGGGACGAACAGAGTCAATGCCTGACCGACTACATGGGCTATCCGATCAGTAGGACCGTCGCGCTGGAGTACCGCCAAGCCATTAAAAGGCACCTACAGCACTCGGCTGCCGACCTAGCAGGGGTTGCCCTGCGGGTGACACAAGAAAAGCACCCTGGCATGCTTCCTCAGTTGGCTTTTGTACCGGGTGACTACGAATGAGCAACCCGACTGAGTCCAAGACTTTGCAGCCGGGTAGCTTGGCGTTCTCTCCGGTACTCTGTCGTGCCCTTGGTATCTGTGGTGGGTTACTTGTCCAACAGATTCACTACTGGTGCATGGGGCGTAAGAACTTTGTTGACGGCCACTACTGGGTGTGGAACACCACCAAGTCCTGGTCTGAACAGATAGGGGTCTTTGATGAGAGAACCATTAAGTCCAACCTCAAGTCACTGAGAGACCGGGGCATTGTCATCACGGCCAACCACAATAAGACCTCTTATGACCGAACCATCTGGTATCGGCTTGACTATTTTGTGCTGGCTCAGGCCATCGAAAAAGACCCAGAAAGCAGTCAACTTCACGACCCATTGGGAAATTGCATCACCACCCATAGTGAAGCCACATCACAGACAATACCAAAGACTATCTCCGAGACTACAACAGAGATTCCATGGCTCGGGGCTGCGCCCCTCTCGGACGAAAACATTCACTTAATCGAGGAACCACCCATGCCAAAATCTACTGGGACGGCTGCTGCCATTCTTGCCGAGTTCGCCAACAAAGGACCCGTGTCCAAAAGTGCCAACTCTTCCGGGTCGCTTCAATCACTCTGGAAGCACCACGTGCCTAAGCACAATCCCGAGGTCAAGTTCATCCCGGAGTTCACCATCAAGCACAAGGGGCAGTTTGGTCTGCTTGCCAAGTCTCTTGGTTCCCGCGCCGATGTGGTGCTGACTCACGTGGTGAAGAACTGGGTTGGGTTCTCTAAGTTTGTGGCGGCTCAGACTGGTATCAAGCAGACCCCAGACTCACCTGAGTTAGGCTTCTTACTGAAGAACGCCGGGGTAGCTGCCAACTTCTATTTAGCGGCCCACGCAAAGACTGAGAAGCCTCTACCCAAAAAGGTAGACTCAGTGATCCCAAAACCTTCCGTGCAATTAACTGCACAGAAAACCGACACCGCCTCCGTTGAGGATGTGATGGCTTGGAAGAGTTGACCTTCCCTTGTGTTGAGATGTGAGGTATCCAAAATGACCATAGAAGAAATTCCTCAAGAGGCGTTCACCTCTGGGCTGCTTGACCGCGAGGTGCATGATCGCCTCCTGTCCGACATTGATCAAATCACGACCAAAGCCGGGGTGCCTCGCTCTGCTGTATGGACCGGCCTGTCCAAAGCCTGCACTCCCAGCGAGGCCGAGTGGGTTCGTACGCTGAGGGCCCCTTCCGACTCAGGTCTGATCTTTGTCGGCTCTTTCGAGATTGACGTCGAACGCAAGATGCAGGCTATCGCCGGGGTCTGTCTGCGCAACTACACCGATGCTCGAATGATGTCGGTGCAGGACGTGCTACGGGCCCTCAAGTCCGATTCAATGCCACCCTGTACGGTGCTCCTGGTCCCTAACTTTTGCCTAGCCAAGGATGACGGAGGGGACATCCCAACCTGGGAGGTCACCAACTTGATGGGCTTACTGATTTTCCGTTCTGGCCGAGGACTTAAGACCATCCTGTCCTGCCCGTCCCTGTCTATTGTCGAGAAGCAGTACGGTGCCTCGTTTAGAAAGCATCTCCAAAGCCGCTACGCAATTGCCACCCCAGACGGTGTGCAGGCTATTGAATAAAAACACCACCAAGGAATCTCGTGAGCACAGTCGGAAGAAAGCTACTCAGTTCAATCGTTCATCAATCAGACCTTCAGTCCTACATGAAGCTGTCTTTGGAGGAGTACCTGTTTAAGGAGACCGAACTACCCCTGTACCAGTTCATTGAGAATCACGTCAACAAGTATGGCAAGGTGCCAAGCCAACTCACCATAGAAGGAATCCCTGGCTTGGAAGACGCCATCGTGGAAGCCCCGGAGCCACCGACCTATTACGGGGACGAGGTGGAGAAGCGCTACCTGCACAACTCTCTGAAGGCCACCGTTCAGGAGGTCTCTGGAATCCTGCAGGACTCGATGCCTGAGGCGGCCATGGATGTTCTGATGCGCTACACCGCCACCATTTACCAGAAGCGTCGGCGTCGGAGCCTGTTTGACTTCCGGCAGGCCAAAGACCTGATCTTGGATGCCTACCTAAAGCAAAAGACCATGAGCAACGAGGTGTCCATGCCCTACGGCTGGCAGACCCTGGACGACATGAGCGGAGGTATGCGCGAGGGCGACTTTGTGACCTTCGTAGGAAGACCAATGGCGGGAAAAGCCCAGCCTATGGATTCTCGCGTTCTCACCAAGGACGGCTGGGTGGCGATGGGCGACATCAAGGTAGGCCAGCCCGTAGCCTCCGTGGACGGACACCCCTCAGTGGTTGATGGGGTGTTTCCTCAAGGCCTCAAGCCGGTGTATCGCTTCACGTTCCAAGACGGACGCACCTGCAAAGCCACAGATGAGCACCTGTGGGAGGTGTGGCGCCGAGACTGGGAGGCCCCGCGCATCATGACCACACTGCAAATCAAGGAGGCCTTGCAATCAAAGCGCAATCTAAAGCGCCTGAGCATTCGCATGTTCTCTGGTGATTACGGCAAGGAAATGCCCTGCAAGTTCAGTGCTTACACTCTGGCCGCACTGGTTGGAGATGGGTGCTTCCGAGCCCCAGCGCCAATGTTTTCTTCCGCAGACTCAGAGATCATCCAACGCTTGGGCCAAGACCTGAAAGCCAGCGGTCTGTTCATGGTGCATACCCGCAACTATGACTACCGAATCACCGGCAAGGATTACAAAGTCAACCAACTGCGTGAGTGGCTGAAGGACTTGGGTTTGTGGGGCCTGAAGTCCGAGGACAAGTTCATCCCTGAATGGGTGTTCCGGAGAGACCATGCCTTTCGAGAAGAGTTTCTTCAAGGCCTCATGGATACAGATGGGACTGCAGGCAAGAATGGCTCCACCTCATTCAGTTCCAGTAGTCAAAAACTGGCCCACGATACCCAGAGGCTGGTGTGGTCCCTCGGAGGTCGGGCCAACGTGGCGGTGAAATTAACTGCACACCTACCTTCATACCGGGTGTCCATCGTGATGCCTGATCGGTCTCGCCTCTTTTGGCTGGGTCGCAAAGCTGCACGGGTTCAAGATGACAGGACTTGCAAGGTCAACACTCGACTTCGAATTGAATCGGTGGACTACATCGGGGAAGAAAGCTGCCAGTGCATATCGGTGACCCATCCGGACCACCTGTACGTCACGGACAACTATGTGGTGACCCACAACACCTTCAAGCTCCTCTACACCGCCCACAATGCCTGGACCACGGGCCGCGTCCCTTTGTTCGTGTCCATGGAGATGATGGTGCTGATCATCACCCAGCGCTTGGCTTCCATGCACACCAAGAAGAAGCTGACCGACCTGATCAAGGCTGAGCTATCCACCAAGGCATTCAACGCCATGATGCAGGGTCTAGCGGCGGTGGGTCAGAGTGAGACCCCCATGTGGGTGACGGATGGCAACCTGACCTCCACCGTCGATGACGTGGTGATGTTGTGTCACCAACTCAACCCTTCCGCCGTTTTTGTCGACGGAGCCTACCTGATGGACCACCCAGACAAGCGGATGAGTAAATGGGATAAGCAAGCAGAAAACGCCAGGGCTCTGAAGCAGCGGGTAGCCACTGATCTCGGCATCCCTGTGGTGGCTTCTTACCAGCTTGGTAAGGGGGCAGCAAAGGAGAAGAAGAAGGGTAAGGGTCAGCCTGACGGTATGGAGGACGTCCACGGCTCCGATGAGATGGCGCAACTGTCGACCGTGATGCTCGGCTTGTTCGACGATGAGAACGACATCGAGGCCAAGAAGAAGCGCCGTGTAAAGATTCTCAAAGGACGAAACGGAGAGACCGGAGGCTTCGACATCAATTGGGACTTCAGCGCCAATATGAACTTCACCGAGTACCTACCTGAGGACCCATCCACCATGCAGATGGAGCACATGGGCTGAGCATGGTGTACACTTCCGCCAATTCCTTGGTGGGAATTACTTGTCCTAGGGCCTGAAAGTCCTAGGACTTTTTTTTCCAGTTATTTATTTGACAAACCCGACAAAGATGCTACAATCCTCACAAGCAACCCACTAAGCAAACCCACTCAAGAAACCCCCTTTCAAAACCTATGTCCTCCCTCAGTTATTTTGTTGTAGCCAAGACCCTTGATGGCCGTCACGTGGTTCTGCCAGAAGACGCCAAGCCCATGTCTCGCAAGGACGCCCTTCGGCTCAGTTCTTTTGTGCTGAACCCTGACCGCCAGGAGGCCTCCGGTGCCCCAGCGGTCTACGTGATGACTCAGGTGGTCGAGACCATTTCCACCCACCGCCAATAATCTACCCCCACCAAGGAGTCCACCATGCCTATCAGTATCACCAAGACCAAAGAAAAAGCCCCTGCCACCATCGCCCCGCCAGTGGCGGCAGTGGAGCCTAGTCAGCTCAGCGATGAGGAACTGGCAGACCGGTATGGCTCACTGGACGATGAGGTCAATGCCTTGATGTCCAGCCCCGTTCTGGTTCGTTTCGAGGAAGTCAAGAAGGAGCTTGCCAAGCGCATGCAGTCCTATGAGGCTACCGATGAGATTGAGATCAAGGGGAAGCACTGGATGCTGGAAGTCAGCGCCTGTTCCAAGTCTCCTCGCAAAGTCGTAGACAACGCCAAGGTGATGAAGTTTCTCGGCAAGGAAGACTTCATGAAGATCGCCAAGGTTGGAATCGGTGACGCAGAGAAGTACCTCACTCCAGAGCAGGTGGCGGAGGTGGCCAGTGCCACCAGCTACACCAAGAACCGTTCGACCACCGTCAAGTTTCTGGGTTGAGTGCAATTAACTGCACCATGCCGACCATGCTCAAAACCCCTCAACGCCTTGACCTTCCGACCACGCATCAGGAGGCCATGCAGCAGCTTTCATGTTGGGCGGACCTGTACTGGGGACTCCAGCAAGTCCCGCTAAACAGCCGTCAAATGACCGCCCTGCTTCACATCTCGATGTTTGACCGTTCGGTCTCAGACACTTCGAATGCCTCTAGCGCCTCCGAGATCGAGAGGGTGCGCTCAGAATCTAGCGGCAGGTTCCTCTTTGCCGTGCTGGAGTCTCGACTAAGGTCCATGTATCTACGCCTGTCGCTACCCGCGATGCTGTTCCTGGAGTCTTTGGCCACCAGCCCCGGCGACATCGTGATGATGGCAGTCGCTCTTCGATTTAAGTTCAAGGACCACGACGCTGAAACCGAGGTGTCCCTGGACGAGTTGGTGGAGAGGGCCTTCTCTCACGGCTACCCCGTCAAGGATGATCTGTCCTACGCCTGGGAGGCTCAGAAGGTTTCCACCAAGCAATCATTCAATTCAGACAATCTGCTCGACATCGCCCCTAGTGTGTTTCATACCCGTGAAGCCTGAAAAAATCAAAGCCCTGTTGCCTCTGGTGGGGAGTTCCTATCTGGGCTCCCGCGCCGGGTGGGTGCTGGCCACTTGCCCTCTCCCATGGAACCATGACGGTCATGCGGCAGACGCTTTCGGTGTGTCCCACTCCTCGAAGAAGAAGTCTCGCTACAAGTGCATGTCCTGTGGCTCCGGTGGGGACTTGCTCGACTTGATCTTTGCCCTGAAGGCTGGCTCCAAGAAGTACCCTGAGTACGCCAGCAAGTACAAGTTTGCGCTGGCAGCGAACCTGATCAATGCAGAGTTCGAAGAGATGGCTATTGCCATTGAGGACATCCCAGACTATGAGACTCCCGTCATCAAAGAAGAGACGGTGTTCCCTGAGTCTTGGCTGGCCTCTTTTAAGCCCGCTACAGCGTTCAAAGACGCCATGGCATACATGCACTCCCGTGGAATCCCTGCTACGGTTACCGAAGCTCTGGACGTTCGCTATGACCCCATTCAGCAGCGCGTTTGCTTTCCAGTACGGGACTTCAAAGGGCGGCTGATGGGCTTGCAGGGTCGCACCATCTCTGGGGCGTCAAGTACCTTGGCCTACAGCCAGTACGGCTACAAGAACAAACGCAACATGAACATCTGGATGGGCGAGCATAGCCTCGACCTCGACAGGCCGGTGGTGCTGTGCGAGGGACCCTTCGACTACGCCAAGATTTATCAGGTGTACCCGAATGTGGCGGCTTCTTTCACCTCTGGTCTGTCCAAGGCTAAGACCGTTCGCATGGGCGATGCAGATACGATCATCACGTTCTACGACTATGGCAAGGGGGGAGATGCAGCGCGTGGCTACATCAAGAAACACCTACCCGGCTACCACATCATCAATCTGATCCCCAGTAAGGATGAGGATGATCCAGGGAGCATGGAGCCGTTGGCTATCATGCAGTACCTAGAAGAGCATGTGCCTTTGACTTAGTCAGGGGCTGTGTACCAAGCAGTGCTATCGGCACATTTTTAACTTACCAAGAAGGTAAATCATGGCAATCTCATTTGTAAAAAAGACCGTTTCCGTAGGCCCTACCCAGTATCACACTCAGGACTCTCAAGCTGAAGACCCTAGCGAGGCTCCCTGGTCCGAGGAGGCCACGGCTGAGGAAGACTCCGATGCGGAGCAGCCCGTGGCCGCACCTGTAGCCGTCAAGCATGCACCAGTCGCAGCCAAGCCCTCCGCCCCCAAGCCCTCCGCCCCCAAGCTGTCGTTTATCAAGCGCGGTAAGGAGGCCCAAGCGGTTGCCGAAAAGGAGCAGGCCCAGCAAGAGCAGCGCAGCAAGAACAATGTTTTCAGGTTCTGGATTCCAAAAGACGCGGCAGGTGACATCACGTTTTTGGACGGCAATTTGGTTGACGGTATCCTCGACATCCCGTTTTATCACGAGCACCAGATCAACATGAACGGGTCATGGAACAATCACTTTATCTGCACTCAGGACGAAGAGCCCTGCCCTATCTGCGAAGGTGGAAGCTCCCCCTCCTACGTTGGTGTGCTCACGGTCATTGATCACAGTGAGTACACCAGCAAGAAGGACAACAAAGTCCACAAGGACAATGTGAAGCTCTTTGTTGCCAAGCGGGACACCATCAAGGCCCTTCAGAAACTGGCCGTCAAACGCAACGGGCTTCGCGGCTGCCGCTTCGATGTTTCTCGCACCGGTGACAAGTCACCTTCGGTGGGCAACATGTTTGACTTCACCCAGAAGTACACTGAGTCTCAACTGTCCGCGATGTACAAGGGCAAGGACTTCGACAAGTCCAAGCCGATTGACTACAACACCTATTTGGCCGGTCTCTACACTCCCGCCGCTGAGTTGCGCAAGCTCGGATTTGGCGCGATGAGTGCTCCAGTCGGTGCCGCTGACTCCGGCACTTACGAGATGTAATCCATGGCAACCACCCCCAGACCTCTTTTGCAAGTTCTCCACGCCAAGCCAATCAGCGTAGCTGCTGGTGCGGTGTATCCCTACAACCCTAGTCTGGTTAGTGCTTGTGAGCGGCAGTCTAAGTATGACGCCGACGAAAAGTTCAACCTCTGTCGGGTCGTTGGGACTGAGTTTCAAAAGAGAATCTGGGTGCCCAGGAACATGGCCCCTGAGATCACCGTAGACCTCAGAGCCGATGGGCTTGACTATCAGTTCAACTCTACGTTTGTTCCTCGAAACGAAGAACAGAGTCGGGTTATTTCAGAATCCTCTAGCCTTTTGCTGCAGGGTATCAGTCACATTTTGGAAGCACCCACCGGCTTCGGTAAGACTTGGTGCGCCTCTGACCTGATCTCTCGGGTCAAGAAGAAGACCATCATTGTGGTGACCAAAGAAGACATTCTCGACCAGTGGGTCGCCGCTATTGAGAAGCTGCTGTCTCTTCAGGTGGGCAAAGGTATCGGCATCGTCGGAGGTAACAGATGCGATGTGATCAATCGTCCGGTCGTTATCGCGATGGTGCAATCAATTGCAAAAGACGGTAGGTACCCGGAGCACACCTTCAAAGACTTCGGTCTGGCTGTATTTGATGAGTGCCACCGAATGGGTGCAGATTTCTTTAGCCAAGCCTGTTTTCGAGTCCCAGCCAAACTGCGCCTAGGAATCTCGGCCACTCCGGATCGAAAAGATGGGCGAGAAGAAGTGCTGCTGGCTCACATTGGCCGCACTATGGTCAAGACCGAGGCAGCCCCGTCTACCCCTCGGGTCACCATGCAGGAAAGCCCATGGCAAATTCCTCTCAAGCGCAAGCTAGACAAAGAGGGGCGTATTGTCATGAATGAAGACAACACCGTGGCGATGGTCCAGCTACCTCACAGCCCTGGAAAGTGCGGACACATCGTCCGCATGCTGAGTCATCACTACGGTCGCAACGCTATGATCGCAAACTTTGTGAAGCAGGCCTATGACGCTGGTCGCAAGGTTCTCGTTCAGTCCGACACCAAGGACCACCTTGAAACCTTATCCGCCCTCATTTCAAGTTCAGGCGTCCCTACTCCAAAAATCACTTACTACGTTGGTGGCATGGCCAGTGCGGCTCGTGAAAAAGCCAAGCTAGGTCAAATCATCATGGCTACCTATCAGATGACGGCGGAGGCAACAGACATTCCGACGCTGGACACCCTGGTAATGGCCACTCCTAAGTCTGACGTTAGACAGATCGTGGGTCGGATTTTGCGGGCTTTCGAAGGTAAGAAGGAGCCCCTGGTATTTGACATCGTGGACTCAAGCTCCTCAGTCTTCAGCGGTTACGCCAAGAATAGAAAGGCGTGGTATGGCTCTGTAGGTGCCAAGGTGACCTCCTTACCAGCCCCCCGTCCCATTGACAAACTTCTTAAACCTAATAGAATGGTCGGAACTTAAAAAGGAGCTACCTAATGACCCGCGCCACGATACCCCTGGACCCTATCAAGCAGAAAGCCAAAGCCCGCATTGCCTACAACAAGTGGTGGGCGGCAAATAGGGAAAAGCTCAACAGGGAACGCCACCTTCGTTACCAGACCGACCCCGAGTACCGGGCCCAGGCCGTGAACCGACAAGCCCGCTATCGCAAGGCTGTAGGGCCTCTCGTTAGAGATGGGACTAGGCATCGAGTGATAAAAGGAGTCAAGACTCAGGTCTTCAGTATGTCTCAGACTGCCGAGTACCTGAGGCGAGGCCTACAGACAATTAGAAACTGGGAGAAGGCTGGCCTTATCCCGACCCCCACTGTCGGAGGCGTGCATCGCTGCTACACCCCCGGGCAAGTGCAACTGCTGCAAGAGCTTGTGGAAATCTATGACCGCCTTGCGCGGGAGCCCGCAGCCAGAGCCGCAGAGATCAAAGAGAAGTCCCTTGAAATTAAATCCAAATGGAGCAAAGCATGACCGTTACTGTAAAACCTAAAGCCCCGGCCCCCGTGACTGGCCACCCACCCAAGGCTAAGCCAAAAGCCTTGAAGACCGGTCCAGCCCCGTCTATCCCTGAGGATGGCACCTTGCCTATCAGCGATGTGCAATTAACTGCAAAGCAAGGATCAGCCTCAGTCACCAAGTCCTATAAGGACGGAACCGTGATCGAGTCCCACGAAGACGTGGGCCCCCCTGTGGTTGCCTCAGCCCCGATGGCTAATGTCGGCCTCAGCATGGGTATGACCAAGACCCTGGCTCAGTACGAGAACGTGAAGTTCCAGGTCAGCCTGTACCTGCCGTGCGCGTCCGACCCTGAGGAGATCAACGCCACGTTCGAGGCGGCAAAAGAGTGGGTCTCCGAGCGAGTAGAGCAGATTGCACAAGAAATCCAAGACCAGATCGACCAATAATCACCACAGTCCCACCAAGGCAGACAATGACTACAACCACAGAAATTCTCAAAAAAATACACAAAGACCATGGAAGTTCTATTGCTGCTATTGGAAGCGCCAAGCAAGAAGACGTACTGAGAATCCCGACCAGCATCTTCGCTGTCGACCTCGCGATGGGTGGCGGCTTTCCAATGGGTAAGTGCTCTATCGTCTACGGGCCAGAGTCCAGCAACAAAACCAACATCGTCCTGTTGACCATCTCGATGGCTCAGATGATGTTCCCTGCTAAGCGGGTCGTCTTTGTTGATGCCGAACACTCATTCAACATGGGGTGGGCCTCTAAGCTGGGGGTTGACCCAGATCGCATCATCGTTGTGCAGCCTGAGCATGCCGAGCAGGCTGCCGACTTGATCGAGGCGTTTCAGTATGCCGATGACGTCTGCCTAATCGTCCTAGACTCTATCGCTGCGCTGGCAACCCAAAAGGAAATCGAGAACAGCGTCGAGACCATGGCTGTGGGTGGTGCCTCTCTAACCGTTGGCCGTCTATACCGTAAGGTGACCGTCGCTGCCAACCGGATCGCCAACCAGGGTCGCACCGCTCCGGCCTTCATCGCGATTAACCAGATCAGGTCCAAGATCGGGGTTATGTTTGGGAACCCTGAGTGCCTCCACGCCGATACGTTGGTGAATTTTGTTGATGGGCGCAGCATACCTATCAGAAAGGTGGTGGAGGAGAAGATAGACGCACCCATCTGGGCATTCAACGAGGATACTGGTCAGTTCTTTGAGACCAAGATTCTGAGCCACCACTACAACGGTGAGGCCAAAGATGGGGACTTCTTGGTTGTTTCGGCGCAAGGGGTGGATACCAAGAATGGGGTATTCAGTGCCACCGTGACTTACACTCACAAGTTCTTGACCTTTGGAGGATGGAAGACTGCTGGAGAACTTGAGGTAGGGGAGTTGCTACTTACCAAGTACCGCTCTGTTATCTCAGGGTCACTGCTGGACTTCCTTGCTGGTGCGTTGTGTGGTGACTCCACCCTATTCAAGCCCAACGCAGGGTTAAACTGCGGTCTGAAGTTCCAAGACAGTCAGAATCCAGAGTACGCGGCTTGGAAGGCAAGTCTGCTTGAGCCGTTCTTCAACGTCACAGGGTCTGACGGTAAGTTTGTGGTTGCTCCCACCTACGATCTTGGGAAGTTCGGTGAGCAGTTCTCAGGGTGCCGCCACCCTCAGGGGTTGTTCAACAACTTCTCTTGGCTTGGCTTTGCTGTGTGGATCATGGATGACGGGCATTACAGTCGTGACCGCTACATCCTGAGTGTTGGGCGGTTCAAGGACGACGAGCAAACTAAGGAGTACATATCCGAGTGTCTGAACGCTATTGGCCTTGATCATTCTTGGAACGGCAAGAACGTAGTCTTCACCGTGGGTGCCAGCAAGGAAATTGCAGCTAAGTGCAGAGAGTACGCTCCTGATTGCATGGACTACAAGTTCCCAGAGCAAGTAGTCGGAACTGGGACGGTTCTGTCCTTGAAACACAAAGGGGTGCAGTACCTCCCGACCTATACTTCTGTCACCTCAGTAGTACAAGCCTCCTCACGGAAATATCGTGATCGCGGCTTGTACGATTTGCACATTGAGGGGCACCACAACTACCTCTGTGGGAATATGGACAACGGGTTCGTCGTGCATAACACAATGCCCGGAGGTAACCCGCCCAGGTTTGCCTCTTCCATGACCCTGCGCGTGTATGGTAAGAACGTCATGGACAAGAAGATCAGCGCCGTGATGCCTGCCTACAAAGAAGTTAACTGCGTGATTCAGAAGTGGAAGTGTCCCATCTTGGCCATCAACGCAACCTACACCATGCAGATGATCGAAGGCGGGGGTCGTCCTGTCGGCTTTATCTCCGACTGGAATACCGTCTCTAGCTACATGAAAGAGCTTGACTACTTGACCAAAGGAGACAAGTCGGGCTGGGTCATGAACGGGGAGAGCTACCCAACGCTGGAGGCCTGTCGTGACACGTTGTACGGTGACCCAGCCATGCTGGCAGACATGAAGGCCAGCATCATTCAGGAACTGGTGGCAAAAGGGGATACTCTCGGAGAAGCCACAGGGGAAATACCTGTGGAAGAGGCATGAGGGGCCTTGTCCCCCCCTACCTCCAACGATCCCTGAGCAAAGATAAAGGGCGGGCTGGCCGAAAAGCCGAGACCTCCCTGGCTCTTCGCCTCGGAGGTACCCAGACCCCCGGTTCCGGGGCTCTCAGTGGTGCGAAGGGTGACGTCAGAGTTTCAGACTTCCTGATAGAGAACAAGTCCAGCACTAGAAGCTCGTTTTCAGTTCAGCAGTCCACCCTTCACAAGATTTATCAAGAGTCGTTGGAGGTGTCGAGAACACCAGCCCTATCCTTTCAGTTCGTGAACAGTGAGGGTAAGTCTGAGAAGCGAGATCGGTGGGTATGTGTCCCCGAGGCAGTATTCCAAGAATTACTCAAAGGCTAGACATGTGGGACTTCATTAAAAAAGCGACCCCCGATGCGTTCAGCATCAAGCGGGAGCTACACAGCAGCCTCGCTGGCATGGAAGACCCCCGCCCTCATTTCCCTTTGCGGGCTTCCGACTTGCTTAGCCAGACCCATGAGTTTTGCCCTCGCGAGCATGCGTTCCTAGACCTTGGGGTGGCCAAGAAAAAAGGCCAGTTCATTGGTACTGCTCAGCGTATGACGTTCAACCATGGAAAGTTCATGGAGGATGAGATCAGGAACAAACATCTGCGGCACCTAGCCGTAGGTCATTGGGTTTGCTCTGTCTGCAGTAAGAAGCATCCGACCTTTGGTCCAGTCCCTATGGTCAAGTGTTCTGGCTGTGGCTACTCGAATCGGTGGCGCTATGAAGAGCCCCGCTTTGAAGACCCTTACACCTCGGTCTCAGGCGGTCTCGATATGCTGGCCAAGACCAAGACCACCAAGCTGAAAATTCTCGAAGTGAAGACCATCGCACCTGAGAAGTTCAAGGAATTGGTCGCCCCTCTGTCTGAGCATAGGTCTAGGACTACCCTTTACATGAGTCTGGCGGAGAAGAGCGCGGTGGAGCACTCAGAGCGTGTGGACACCAAGAGTGCCATCATCCTGTATGTCACCAAGTCTTTCGGATTTAAGGATGACACTTTGAAAGCCCTTGGGGTCAAGGACTCTGGCTTTTCCCCCTTCAAAGAGTTCACCATCAAGCGCGACGATTCCATCCTATCCACGCCGCTGGCCCGGGCTCGTGTTCTCAAGGTGTGGCGGGAAGATCAGAAAGGTATGCCTTGCGGCATTTGCTCTAACGGACTGACTAAAAGAGCCCAGAATTGCTCTGCAATCTCTTCTTGTTTTTCCGGTAAATATCAGAGTACACTCACATGGCCCGAGCTTGGAAAACCAAAGCACCCTGGCAAAACTGTTGTTGAATGAGACTGTGCTGTGAAATCAAAAACCATCAAGGTCCTAGGCTTGGACCTGTCCACCGTTACCGGCTATGCAATGGCTGAGTACACGGCTGGAGCGCCCACTCCCATTAGCACAGGGGAGTTCGGCACCATCTCCCACAAGAAGATCAATAGCTGGCCTCGCGTCAACGCCATCGCCGCCGATGTCATGGACGTAGTTGCCCGTAACCAGCCGGACCTCGTGGTCATTGAGGGGTACGGATTCGGGCAGATGGCCAGCATTGTTACGCTGGCTGAGATCGGCTCTACCATTCGTTTTCTGCTCTGGCAGAACGATCAACCATTCATGGACGTCCCACCGTCCAGCCTAAAAAAGTTTCTGACGGGGCATGGTAACGCCAAGAAGGAAATGATGATCCTCCACGTCTTTCAGCAGTATGGCGTGACGGTAAAGACCAACGACGAGGCCGACGCAATCGCTCTCGCTATGTTTGGTCTTTGCGCCGCTGGGGTGAAGTTCACCACGGCTCAGCGCGAAACAGTGTCGAGCATCTTGAAACTGCATTTACCACTAGGGCCGCTCCTTAGCGAGTTGCGTAGCCGTTGCAGTTAATTGCACTGACTATTTGACAAACTAAGAAAAGCTGCTACAATCACCTTAACCCGCTGAAAAAGCACCACCTAGGAGAAGCACCATGGCAACCAAAGCCCCTACCGCAAAGCTGATGAAAACCCCCTCTAAGACGACCGTCAAAGCCAATCCAGAATCGGATGTCGCTGATGTCGCTGAAGTCGCCACCAAAGTGGCTAAGACGTCCAAGGTCACCGCTGACCCTGTGGATGCCGTCGAACCAGAGACGTCTGAGGACATGATCGTCAAGACAGCAAAGGAGGTCGAGAACATGAAGGCAGAGAAAGCCTTCCAAATGGTCCCGGCCCTGCTTGACAACATTGACCACGACTATTTCCGCCTCGGCGGGGTCTTGGCAGTCATCCAGTCTCAAGGCTTTTACCAGGACAAGGGTTTCGATACCTTCCGGGCCTACGTTGAGTCGGAGTGCGGTATCCAGTACCGCAAGGCCATGTACTTGGTTCAGATTTACAACAGTCTGGTCGAGTCTGGCATTCCGTGGGTCAAGGTGAAGCACCTCGGCTGGACCAAGCTGAAAGAGCTTGCCAACATCCTGTCGCCCTCTAACGTGGACGAGTGGGTGTCGCTGGCTGAGAATGTTACGGTCCTGCAGTTGCAGGCGTACATCAAGGACGCCACCAAGGGCGAGAGCGCTGGTGACTCCCCGGAGACGGAGGTGGACCCGTCTAAGACCACCACCATGACTTTCAAGCTGCACGCAGATCAGAAAGCCACCGTGCGGGAAGCCCTCGATAAGGCCAAGCATGAAACCGGCAGTGAGTTCGACGCCGTGGCATTGGAAGCCATCTGCATTGACTTCCTCGGCTCCACCAGTAAGCTGAAGGCTGTGCCCTCTCTGCTCGAACTGATGAAGGGTAAGTCGGCTGAGGAAGTGTTGGAGGCCTTCGGTGAGGTCTTCCCAGACATCTCTCTGGAAGCTACGATGTAATCCCAGGGGGTGCGGTAGTTGGGGGTCCGCACCACCACCCTGACTCTCCCCCTATGCGATTGAAGAAGGAGCCTGAGATGGCAACGAAAAACCAAACTGCGGGCCAGAAAGCAGCCGCAACCAAAGCAGCGAACAAGGTGGGTCCGGCAGTCGAGGCCCCCAAGCCTGCTGTTAAGCCTCCCGTCAAGCCTCCCGTCAAGGCAGCCAATCCCTCCCCCGCACCGGACGTCTCAGAGACCCCCGTGCCTAAAGCCATCAAGCCCAAAGCTAAGGCTGAACCCGTGGAGGTGAAGGAGTCCCCTGCAGATACTTCTGACGCCGCAGAAGAGACTGGACTGTCTGCTGCGGGTCGTCTCGAATTTGCCGACGCCCTGCGCAAAAGACTGCACTCGGCTGGTTTCGGTATGACGCCTAAGATGGCCAAGGAAGCCGTGAAGGCCTTTGAAGAGACTGTGGAGAGCTTCCTGTCCGCTGGCTCTGAAATCAACTTCCCTGGCTTTGGAAAATTCAAACTCACCTACCGCGAAGCCTGCGAACGCCGCAATCCTCGTGACGGTGAGATTGTTCAGGTGCCTGCTCAGGTTGTCACTGCCTTCAAGGCGGGGACCACCCTTAAGAAAGCTGCGGCAGAAGCCATGCCTTTCTTCCAGTAAGCACTTTGTGGAGGGCCCAGGGACCTTCTATTCGTAGTCTGAAACCCTTCAGCAATGGATGTACAAGTAAGAGCGCGAATCGAACTGGACTCCTCCTCATTCCCTTTAAGGCCCAAGGCAGTGGGGCGACGTGGCCCATTAACGGGCCACACCTACATCTACCCTCCACTAGGATCGCCATGGACACACCTCCCCCTGCCAAGGAACCCATCGAACCCGTCCCGACTTACCCTACCCGAGGCTGGGAGGAGCGGGACATTGACCCAGACGACCCTGATGATGTCTGGACCAAGGTGCCTCCCAAGGTGGTGTCATGAATCACAAAATTTGCATCGAGTTCATCCGGAGAAAGCCCCACCACGCTTTTATCGCCCTCCGTGCTTGGCCTCAGTGGCTTCGGGTCTTGTTCATGGTGTTGGCGCTGACCGGAATCCTAGGCCTACTGTTCTACGTCACCTAGACCTCTTCACCTTCTAACCCTCATGACCCCTAGCCCCAGTCTCTCCGAGCCCGCCACGGGCCTCTCAAGCCCTTCCACGGGCACTCCCTTAACCCCTGCCCCCCGCAAGCCTCGAACTTTTCTGATCCTGACTTGTCCTTTGCATGGTGGGCCCCACCACCAGCAGTCGGCATCAGCTAGGGCTGACGAACATGGTCAACCACCTCTCACCTTGATAGTCGATGGGCCTGCTGGAATTGGCGGGGCCTATAGGAACGAGCCTGGAACTTCCAATTACCACTGGTGGACCCCTAGACCCGGGCAAGGAATCCCTCCCGGACTACCCCTGAGGCTAGCCCCTGAGTCCAGACCCCTAATCCCTCGGTACAGTCGGTAGAGGATGTGTGGGTAATCAGTGTTGATGTTGGTGGCTCGGATGGGCCTCAAAACTATTTACGGACTGACCTTTACGAAAGACGTAACAAGTTTTATAGTTAATCAAATCAACTTCCAAAACCTTAACCTGTAGAGAGATAAGTATGAGCACCCTGCAAGTAACCGAGTGGCCATTGAGTAAGATTCTTCCCTATGAGAATAATCCCCGTAGAAATCATGAAGCGGTATCTGCCGTAAAGGCGTCTTTGAAAGAGTTCGGTGCCCAGCAGCCCATAGTCGTAGACCAAAAAGGCATCGTAATCGTAGGCCACACAAGGCTTTTGGCCGCAAAAGAACTGGGGTGGAAGACCTTTCCCGTAACGATTGCTAAGGACCTCTCCGCAGCCCAGGTGAAGGCGTACCGGCTAGCTGACAACCGTGTGGGTGAGATCGCCCAGTGGGATGAGACTAAGCTGTTCCAAGAGTTGGAGGGGTTGACTGACTCCGGCATCAACCTGGAAGGGATGGGGTTCAGTGAGGAGGAGTTGGGCTTGTTTCAGCAGCCGCCCATGAAAGAAGACTTCCGATACCTGGAAGACTTCGAGGTGATCCCTGCACCAAAGCCTAAGTGGATTCTGATCTCGGCTCCCGAAGACGCCTGTGCTTCCATCCTGTCCGCCGTGAAGAATCTCGGAATCGCGGAGATGAAGATGGAGTACAGCGGATCACCCTCGTCCCACCCGGTGAACCCTCCACCTACCCAGCCCAAGCCCCATCCTAAGGCCGTCAAGGCCTGACCTCTGCCCTCTCGGCACTCTCTATCTCCCAGTATCGCAAGTCAGTGCAATTAGCTGCACCGGACTAGCTTCGTTTCAAAGGCTGCTATCGTGTCCACCGACAATTCCGACCCCATCGCTAAGGTGTTGCTGCGCCAGTGGTTGCTAGACCAGATGCAAGGGCCCGTTGACACCCGAGTGCTGGAACTCTTTGGTGGCATGGGCCACATCTATGATGACTGTTACACCGAAATCAAAAAGCACATGGCCTTCGAACTCCGTAAGGTGGACCGCCCCACTTGGCTTCAGGGGGACAACCGAACCCTGCTTCGCACGCGAGTCAACGGGTGGGACCTTTACGACCTCGACGCCTACGCCTCTCCGTGGACCCTGGCAAACGACATCTGCCGCATGCGGGAAGACGGGCGTTTCGCCATGGCTCTTACCTGTGGTATCTACCGCAGCCTCAACACCGGCAGCATCAATGGTTTTGTGCGTCAGCGCATTGGCCTGAATGGGATGGGCAATGAGACGGGCCTGATCTCTCGCTTCTACTTCGAAGTGATCAAGCTGCTGATGCTCGACTGGCAGCGGTGGGGCGTCACAGTGGAGGGGGCCAAGTACATCGGCTCCAAGGGCTCTCACCTGATTCAGTATTTCGGTGTGGTGGTGAACAAGGACAGCAGCAAGGCTTTGTCGCCTATTCAACCCAGCCCCAAGGTCGCAACCCCGCCGAGCAAGAAGACCGCCCAAAAGCAGGCCGGGATCAAGACCTTCTTGAAGCCCTCTGTGTCTAGTTCCTAATTAGACAAACCACGTTATCTGTTATACTAATGACAGCCCCGCCATGACGGGGTTGAAATACTACCGGCATCCCCACCACCAAGGAATCATTCATGCCCCTGCCTACCATCAAGTCTCTTCGACACCTCAAGCCACCCGTGCTCCCCTCCCGAGAGCCCAGCCCTGACCAGCTTGAGTTGCTAGAGCAGCCCACTCAGCCCCGGGGCTTTCGCATTGAACGCGCCGCCCCTATCAAGGGCTTTGAACAAGCCAAGCAGACCACAGGGATTGAGTGGACCAATGCGACTTGGAACCCCATGGTCGGCTGCAGCATTCACACCGCTGGCTGCACCAACTGCTACGCCATGAAGCAAGCCGCCGTCATCACCGCCGCCCACTATGAGGGGGTGGTTAAGTGGGTCAAGAAAGGCAATGAGCAAACCACAGTATGGACCGGTCGTATCAATCAGGCCCCGCCCCACATCCTGAACAAGCCTCGGACCATCGGCAAGCCTTCGATGATTTTTGTCAACAGCATGTCTGACTTTTTTCACGCAGACATGAAGTACGAATGGCAACGCGCTGCCATGCAAGTCATGAAAGACACGCCCCGCCACGTCTACCAAATTCTGACCAAGCGCCCTGAGAACATCATGAAGTTCGTCGAGCAGTGGGGCGACGAGTTTCCGCGCAATGTCTGGGTGGGTGCCACCATGGAGCGGTATGACTACACCCATCGCATCGACTCGCTTCGGGCCGTCCCTGCCTTTGTCAAGTTCCTCAGTATTGAGCCCCTGGTAGACCATCCTGGCACCCTGAACCTTGAGGGTATCCAGTGGGTCATCATTGGGGGTGAGTCTGGCCCCAACTCGCGTCCGATGAAGTTGGAGTGGGTTCAATCAGCCATCAAACAGTCTGTCGACCAGGGAGTGGCCACCTTCTTTAAGCAGTGGGGTATCAAGGAGAACAACCCACTCTGGCAGAAGGGCGGGGACAAGCTCCTGAAAGAATTGGACCCTATCGGCAAGGGAGGCTCCACAGTCGACGGCCTGATCTGGAAACAGTTCCCTGACAAGTATGAGTTCTGATATGCCCCTCGACCGCAAACGCCGATGGCCTGACCCGGGTCTGGATGGCTCTCATAACCCTCGGATCAATCACCAAGGGCACGTGGAGTACGATGCTCAGGACTCGGTGTTCGGCGTGGACATTGCCGAGGACAACTCTGACTGGGCTTGGCTCCAATGGGACAAGGAGCAACCCGCGACCGGCGAGGTTCAGATCAAAGACCAGAGGGGCCCCTCTAAGTAACCAAGACCCCCTGCCATGTACTTGTGGCAAGGTGCTCAGCCCTATAAAGAGACACTATGTCTGTCAAACTAAAACGCCTGCCCAAGGGCCCCAAGCCCAAGGATTGGTCTGAGCTATCGCATCGCAACCACCCCAAGCGACCAGACGATTACTCAGGCTTAGAGGTCTCTCGCGCCAAGTGGGCCTCCCTAAAGGAGGAGTTCTTAGAACTGTCCATCAATGGCAAGGACGTTCACTGGCCTACGTTGGCCGACAAGTACGGCTTCAAAGCCCAGACCGCTAGGCACAAGGCCTCCACTCAAAAGTGGTACGCCGAGATCGCTGAGCGGCGTAAGCTGCGGGAAGACGTACTAGAGGAGAAGCTGACTCAGCGCACCACGCTGGCGCTGGACAAGCTCAATGAAGACTTCGCTACCAACGAAGCGGCCATTAGGAAGCGTCACGCCACCATGGCTCGTGGGCTGCAGGCCCGGGCGATTGAGCGCATCAAGATGCTTGATCTAAAAGACCTGACGGCCCGGGACGCTCTGTTCATGCTGAAGTTGGGAATCGACGAGGAGAGGTTTGCTCTAGGTATGTCCCAGCAATACGATGGCCCCAAAGAGACCGCCCAGAACTCAGAGTTCAAGCCAGTGGTCGAACAAGCTGGCGGCCACCAGCGGGTTCAGAAGATCGGGCTGCTGCTGCTCCAGGCCTTGCAAAGTAGCGAGATGCAAGATCAGTTGTCTGACCCTGAGGCAGCAGGACTCGACCCCTCAAAAGACCCCACTGTGATTACCGACGCCGAGCCGAAAGAGAAGCCGTGAAGCTGCCGTCCATAACCCCCGCCATGCAGGCCAAGATCAGCACGCTGATGTCCGTCAATGGCATCACGCCCGAAGAGTACCGACAGGCGTTGGAGTGGCTAAGCAACCCCACCATCCGACCTATCGTTCCCATTCGAGAGTTCATTAACTCGCCCTACTACATGGCGGCTACCGATGATGGCGGGCGCAGCACGATCTACGATGAGGTCATGCTTGAGCTAGAAAAGATGAACAACGGAGACTACAGTGAAGCGGTGCTGACGGGCTCAATTGGCTGCGTTGATGCTGACACTGAGTTCCTGACCCAAGGTGGTTGGAGAACCATCGGCTCCTATTCCGGAGGTCTTGTAGGGCAATACGTCCCATCGACAGGGAAGGTGGAGTTGGTCCAGCCCCTGCAATTTGTGGATGAGCCTTGTGATGAGTTCATTCATTTCAAGACGAAGTACGGGGTTGACCAGATGCTGTCTGAGGAGCATCGTGTCCTGTTCCGGCAACCCAAGTCGAAGAAGTTGCAGTTCATCCGAGCGTCAGAGGTGGAGGCTCGCCATGCCAATACCACCTACGGTTTCGGTGGTAAGTTGCTGACCACATTTTCGGTGGACGGAGATGACCTGAATTCAGATGCACTGCGGGTACAAGTGATGGTTTGCGCTGATGGGTGGATACGTAACACAGAGACTGGGATGTGCTATGTCAATCTGTCCAAGGATAGGAAGATTAGTCGGGCGCGTCGGTTGCTGGAGGCCGCTAACATTCCTTACACTGAGTTCAAGGAGAATGTGGCAGGGCTCACTCGATTCTCGTTCCACGCTCCGTGGAAGACTAAGCTCCTATCTAGTTTCTGTTGGGGCCTCAGCAGCCGCTCTCTGAAGGTGATCGTGGACGAGTGTCTTCATTGGGATGGGCACAAGACCAGCTACTTCACCACCATAGAGGCTGAGGCTAGCTTCCTGAGTTACGCCGGGTCGGCCTGTGGGTACCGCACCGTGGTGGACTTTGATGCACGTGCCTTATCCCCTCATTGGATTGTGCGGTTCAACCCCAACACAGAAATCACAATGATGGGTACGCCAAAGACAGAGATGAAGCGTGCTCCGTCCCCTGATGGGAGGAAGTATTGCTTCACTGTCCCCAGCGGCATACTTGTGTTGCGCCGCAACGGGAGAGTGTTCCTAACTGGGAATTCTGCAAAGACCACCGCCGCGCTCTACACCACTGCCTATCAACTCTACATTCTGTCCTGCTACGCCTCGCCCCACGCCCTCTACGAGCTTGACCCTGCCTCCGAGATTGTGTTTATCTTTCAGTCTCTGAACCTGCGATCAGCCACCAACGACTATGAGCGTTTTGTGGCCATGATTGAGAAGGCCCCTTACTTTCAAAAGTATTTCAAGCACAACCCAGAACTGACCTCCCAGTTACGGTTTCCGAACCGCATCATCGTCAAGCCGGTCTCTGGTGCCGAGACGGCTACCATTGGAGAGAACGTGTTTGGCGGCATGATTGACGAGATCAACTTCATGAGCGTGGTATCCGGGGGGAAGAGCACCACCGGGGATACAGGGGTCTATGATCAGGCCGTGGCTTTGTACAACTCGATCAGCAAGCGCCGCAAGTCTCGCTTTGGTAAAGGCGGCAAAGTCCCCGGCATGCTGTGCTTGGTATCCTCTCGCCGCTACCCTGGGCAGTTCACGGACGTCAAGGAGGCTGAGCAGCGAGAGGACATCCGTAAGTACGGCAAGTCTTCGATCTACATCTATGACAAGCGCACCTGGGAGATCAAGCCTCCAGGGTCGTTCAGCGACGAACGATTCAAGGTCTTCATTGGGGACGAGGCCCGCAGGCCCCGCATCCTAGAGCCCGGTGAGTACGAGAAGCTGCCCGAGTCCTACGATGGTCTGGTGATGGACATCCCGGTAGATTTCATTGACGACTTTGAGAGAGACATTCTGGGCTCGTTGCGTGACATCGCCGGTGTTGCCACCTTGGCGAAGCATCCGTTTATTGTCAACCGGGAAAGTATCTCCAAGGCGCAGCGCAAAACCCAGATCAGTTTCAATCGGGAGTGGGTTGACTTTGAAGAGGTGCAGTTGCTGATTGACTCCAGTCAGATCATTGACCCTAAGTTGCCTCGCTTCTTCCACTGCGACTTGGCGATCACCGGGGACAGCGCCGGTTTCGCTATCGGCACCGTCCCCAACTTTCGGTCTATCACCTCCGTGGATGGAGCGACCGAACTGCTTCCCTATGTGCACATAGACGCCCTGTTAGAGATCAGACCTCCCAAGGGACGGGAGATCAAGCTCAACAAGGTACGTGACATCATCCATGCCTTGCGCCAGTTGGGGGTCAACGTGCGCTGGGGTACCTTTGACCAGTTTCAGTCACGGGACTCCATGCAGTTGCTGAAGCAAGCCGGTCTCAGCATCGGGTATCAGTCGGTGGACATCAACACCACTCCGTATGACTTCGTAAAGAACGCCCTATATGACGGCAGACTTAGCTTACCTACGCATAATCGCTGTGCCCTGGAACTGGCTTCGTTGGAGAAGAACGTCAAGAAGAACAAGGTCGACCACCCACCGGGGGGTTGCTTTGTGGGTGAGACAATGATCTCTTTGGAAGGGGGTGGCTCTGTGGCCCTAAAGGATATGCGCCCCTCCATGCCCTGGGCCGTTCGGGGCTTCGACCTCTCGACCAATACCCATGTGACCACGGCTGCGATCCTGCCTCGGATTACCAAGTACGCCAAAGAACTGATTGAGGTGGAGACTCAGTGCGGGTTTGTGGTGCGATGCACCCCCGACCACCGATTCCTGCTCAGGGATGGGCGCTATGTAGCGGCGCAAGACCTTACCCCCGATGATGAGTTGATGTCCTAACCCAGCTTCTTATTTGACAAACCTAGTAAACCTGCTATACTTTGAATCTCAGTGACATCCACTGCACAGCCGGAGGTTTCATGCCCCTTACCAATGAGCGAATTTTGTTGATCCAAGCCTCGGCTGTGATCTCCAGCCTGCTTGATCTCCTGATCGAACTAGGCACCTGCCCCTCGACCGTGGAGGTGTCAATCTCATTGAGTCCCGGGGCCAGCTTGGTGATGACCCCAGTAGAGGTTCTTAGGCAAGTCAACAACGCCGCTGGCATCGTCTGTACTCATATTGAACTGGTGGACACCAGTCAGTACTACTCGGCCCCTCCGTGCAATTAGCTGCAATTAGCTGCAATCCGATGACAGACTTCCACGCCCTCAAGTTCCGATTGGAAAAGGCTATCGTAGAGGCTCAGCAGGCCTCGGACGCGGTCAACGCAGTCCTGACAGCAGGTGGCTACGTTCCCCCTGGGGCGGTGGGGGTGACTCGTGCCGCCTTGCGCGAGTTACTGAGGTCCCATAAGGACGGACTGTCTATTCCAGAAATCCTGAGCCTTCTCAACCTCAAGAACGGTCAAGTTCGACCAGCCCTGCGCAGAATGCCGGAGGCATATATTGACCACTGGCGGCCCTACCACAAGGCCCGTGGGTACCGTTTTCTTTCCATTTGGTGCTACTGCGAGACCCCACAAGAAGACTGCCCTAAGCCCCTCTCTTCCCCGACCACAGTCCTTCCATCGAAACCACCTAGGAGACTCTATGATTAGCGACCATTCCTCACCTCTCGACAACCCCATCCACAAGCCTGAACCCTGGCCCGGACTCAGCAAGGAGGAACCCGCGCCGCGCATCAACAACCATCCTGCCGTGTGGCCGATGGTGATCAAAGACATGGCAGAGCGCGATCTGTCAGGCCGCCAAAAGTACGGCACACCCCTCCAGCCCCACAATGGACGGGATGCCCTGATTGATGCGTATCAGGAAGCGCTTGATCTGGTGGTGTACCTGCGACAAGCCATTCATGAGCGGGGAGGTCTGTGATGGCTCGGTCTAAGGGCAAGGCGTCTGCGACTGCCCTCAGTGCCAGTCAGTTGGCCGACACGCTTCAATCCACCCTGACGGGAAAAGACCCAGGCTTGCACATAGACACCTGTCTGGCCGCTATTGATGAACTGAGACGCCTGGAGGCCCGGGAGGCTTCCCTGTTGGCCTTGCTAGGTCTCACCGACAAGCTACTCATCGCCAGCCGGGACTACGTGGAAGAGCGTGAGCCTCAGAGTTATCTGGATGCTCAGTATGACCCTGTGCTGCAATACCTCGCAGACGTCCTACACCCAGGGGCCCCGGGCTCTCTTGTTAAGCCTACGAGTCCCACCCTTCGGACCACCTCCGACAGGGCCGCTACCGTGGACCCACGCACCAAGTGGCTTCCTATCACGAAGACCAGTAAGCCCTACTCAGGTGCCAAGGTCTTGCTGATCAATCGAGAGGCTGGCGTTGCTCAGATAGCCCCCTTCCGAGATGACGGCTGGTACACCCACTTCGCCGGACTGCCGGTGTTTGAGGACTGAGCCATGAGTTTCACCATCGAGACCGACTACAAGCTCGCTACCAACCCCGTGGCAAGAGCCATCGCCCGCACCAAGCTCACAAAAGCCGTGACCCACATGAGCCTGCGCATATACAGCCGGAGTCACGGAGAAGAGTGCGCTGACCTGTTGCAAGAGGCGGGCTGGCTGTTGGGCTTGATCGGCATGGCAGCGGAGCGCGAGCCTGCTGTCGGGCCTGACCACCCCGGCGTGCGCGTCATTCGCGGCGCCATCTCCGCCATCGAGCAGATGTCCAAGAGCGGCAAGTGGGACATCGCCCAAGCCCGAGCAATCGAGCACGGCGTCAACACCGCCATCGAACTCAACAAAGTCATCAAGCAGCAGCACCTGCTTGCCGCTTGGGACGATATGAAAGCAATGTAATGAACACAGCAAAACTCATCGCCGCGACACCAGACGCGGACCAACTCCTCGGCTACTGCGCAAGGGTCAGCAACCCTGCGAATCAAGACAACCCAGACGTGGCCGGACTGCTGCGCTACTGTGCCAAGAACGGACACTGGAGCGTGTTCGAGATGGCGAACGCCGTCATCGAGATCAACACGACTCGCGACATCGGGCGGCAGATTCTGCGTCACAGGTCGTTCAGCTTCCAAGAGTTCAGCGGGAGGTACGCCAGCTACGACTCGCTGGATGATGCGTCGGTGCGAGAGTGCCGGATGCAAGACACCAAGAACCGGCAGAACTCGCTGGAGACAAACGATTCTCTCTTGATGGAGGCATGGGAAGCAAAGCAGCAGCTTGTCCTCTACACGGCGAAGCGCGAATACGAGTGGGCACTCAGCCAAGGCATCGCCAAGGAGGTGGCCCGCGCTGTGCTGCCAGAAGGTCTGACCCCAAGCCGCATCTACATGAACGGCACGCTGCGTTCGTGGATCACGTACCTTCAGGTGCGCCTTGACCCGAGCACTCAGAAAGAGCATCGCTTGGTTGCGCAGTCCGTGCTTGATGTCCTGCGTCCTGCAGCCCCGATTGTTTTCGGAGCGTTGTTTCCATGAGCATCACATACAGAGAAGCCAACACCCTCGTTGCCCTCGCCTCCAGCATGGCCAGCGCCCACCTCGGTACGTGCGTCACCCGCTCGGATCGGTGCACCAGCATGGTCACAACAGAGAGCAGCCGGCGCAACCGGGTCGCAGAGCGTGAGCTGATCGAGTATCTCGACGAGCTGGTCGACCCCACATCAATCCACCCCGAGGGTGTTGATGACTTCAACGCATGGCAAGACTTGAGGACCGTGTGCGGCCTGATGAAAGGGATGAAATGACCGACCGCGAATTGCTTGAACTGGCCGCTTCGGCGATTGGGGAGAAATGCGAGGGTCTCGCATTCAATAAGTTTGGGGTTTACAGGCCAAAGCCGGGAATGATGCAGCCCTGTTTTGAATGGAACCCCATTGCCGACGACGCCGATGCGCTGCGGCTGGCGGTGAAGCTGATGGAATTTGAGCCTTACAAAAGCCAGGGCTACTTGCCATGTATTCAGACGGATGCAGCCGCTACCCGCCAAGCCATCGTCCGTGCCGCTGCCGAAATTGGAAGGAATATGAAATGAACGACACCGAAGCCATCATGGCGCTGGCGTTTGAATACCGCCACGCAATCGACGACCGCGGTACAAAGTACCGAGCCCTGCGCACCGCCATCGAGCAGCTAACCCAGCAGCTTGCCGACGCCAGCCTGATCGCCGCCGCACCAGAGCTGCTGGAGGTGCTGAAAGAGCTTGCAGCGCTTGATTTTGGGGCGCGCGGTGACACGCGCCGCATTGATTTTGTGGCCCGCCGCGCACGCGCAGCCATCGCCAAAGCCGAGGGCAAGCCATGATTCCGTACATCACGCTTATAGCGGCATCGGCCAGCGCAATTCTCTATCTGCATGATGGTCAAGACCCATCTGCTTTTGTTGCGGCGATGTTCGCCATCGCCGCAATCATCGGGAGCAAGCCATGACCCAGATCGAAGCCATCATGGCGCTGGCCGACGAATACGCGGACTCTTGCGTGGGATGGCACATGGTCCGCAACGTCGAGACGTGGCATGCCCGCGAGAAAACCAACGCGGCCAAGCAGCAAAAAGACGACGACCGCGAAGCCCTGCGTGCTGCCATCGAGCAGGCGGCCGGCAAGATCGCCAAAGGAAAGGCCCCAACTACCCGGACGGCGAAGAAAACGGGCCAACCATTGCAGCGCCTGATTTTGAGTTGCTGGCTTTTGCAAGGCAGATCGAAGCCGCCCACGGCATTGGAACAGCGCAGAAAGGCAAGCAATGACCGAAGCCCAGATAGAGCACATCATGTCGCTGGTGGACCGATACGAAACAGCGTGCGCGACTTCAGCCATTGGCTACCACAGCCCGAAGGCAATCGAAGCCCGCGCCGCAGTCGAAGCCGCACTGCGCGACGCACCACCGCAAGCCAGCCAGCCAGCGCAAGATGCTTGGCACAAAGCCGTGCTTGATGCGTGTATGGTCATTGACGCTGCTTACATCGAGTCTGACCCGGCAAAAACCGTGTCGCAACTCATCGACTGGTATGTGATGGCTGAACGTACACCGCAAGCCAGCCAGCCTAATCGGCTTCCGTTTCGCGAGTGCGAAGACTCGCAATCTGAGCAGGCACCGCAAGCCAGCCAGCCAGAGGCGCGGCCCGGTGCGGCGGAGCCGGTGGCTTGGCCGGGCGGCAGCCATCAATTCCACGTCGATTTGCTCAACATGGGCAAGGCAATGGCGAAAGAGCGCAGCCGAGAAATCGGGGATGCTTGGAATCAGTTGGCTGATCTGCTTGCGCTACTTTCTAAGTCTCGGGCAGCGCAGAAAGGCAAGCCATGAACCACGCCCAGAGACTGGCTGATTTCCTCGTAAGCAAATACGACCTATTTCCGCGATCTGAGCAAATGCAAGCCGCCGCCGAACTGCGCCGCCTCGATCAAGTGAATGCGCAGCTGCTGGAGGCGCTGCATCACATCAGCCTGTGCAGTCAAAACAGCATGAGCAGCCAGCGCCAGTGCGGAGATATTGCCCGCGCAGCCATCAAAACAGCAACCGGAGAAACGAAATGAGCGACTGCGAACTTTTGGAACTGGCGGCGAAAGCGGCTGGGCTACCTTGGGATCAATGGGTGATCGAAGGCGACGATTCGTGGGCCCCCCTCGCAGACGACGGCGATGCGCTGCGGCTGGCGGTGAAGTTGGGGCTGGCGTGCAGTTCAGGCTCACATGTTTACACCAACAACGACGACCTAATGGGAGCTTGGGCTGACAGTGACGTTATGTACGGCACCGATTTGTATCAGCGGGTCGAATGGTCCAAGTCCACAGGCGATCCCTACGCAGCCACCCGCCGCGCCATCGTCCGCGCAGCCGCTGAAATTGGAAGGGCTATGCCATGACAAAAACCACCTTCCGATGGGAGCAATCCGGCAGCGGCGGCGAGCACGGAACTGCCACCTATTTCATCGGCACTGACTATGAGGTGACTATCTCGGTCTCTACCTTCAAGCAGGCGAACGCCCTGTACTACGCCATTGACAGGGCAGAGAAGAACATTCGCTACGTGGCCCGTGCTGAGCTACTGTCTCACATCGGTCGCATCGCCCCTTAGACCCTGCTACGCTTTTCTGACCAACCATTGAGGTGTTGAATGGTTCATACGTTGCCTGACGTTGATGAGGACGGGGTGCTCTGTCTGATCCAGGGCCTGAGCCACAGCCCTTCTCTTAAAGGGTGGTTTGTTAGGTGGTTCGACGGCACCTTTTGTTTTATCCGGGAGGCCGACCTGCAGGCTCAGCCGAGTCTCTTAGAGTCTCATGAACTGCCTCTCCTCTCTGCCTACTTTCACCGAGTCGCTGTCTACGATGAGATCAGTCGATCCCATCAACGGCTTCGACCTCGCCACGGCGGCACCGCTACCCTTCCTTCAAAAAGGCCCAGAGCATGAGCTTCTTTCTATTGACCCAGTCCACACGCCTGCAGACGTTGAAACAACGAGCCCGCCCCAGTCCCGGGCCTTTGCCTAGGGAGGTTCTGAAGGCTCAACGGCGAATGTCTAAGGCCCTGCTCGAAGTGCAAGCGCGGCAGGCGTCTTCCCTTGAGCGATTGACCGCCCTGGCAGTCGCGGCCTCTGAAGGTAGGGGGTGATATGCGAGTCAAGTCCATCAAGCTGATCCAGTTGGATTCCTCCGTGCCGGTCTATGACATCACGGTGCCCCAGACTTCTAACTTCAAACTTCACAACGGGCCTTACGTCCACAACAGCAAGGACATCTCCGACGCCCTGGCCGGGGTGGTGTATGGCTTGACCATGCGCCGGGAGATTTGGGCGCTGCATGGCGTCTCGGCGGTGACCTTGCCTAAGTCGGTCCAAACCGCTGCCGCGAAGGAGAAAGCCGACAAGTTGTCANCCGTGGTCTGATTCTGTGTGGCGAAAATACCAAGGTTTCAGTGCAATTAACTGCAAAATCTTTTCGATAAATCTTTGACAAACTTCGAAACCTTGATATAATACATACATGGAAGGGAGAAATAGTTCTCTCCTCCAGACGCCAAGAAAGGGCACTCACCATGAACAAAGCACAGAAACTCCAAGCCTCCGCCGACATCGTTGCTGACATCGCTAACGACCTTCTGGTCGAGGCCGCCAAGCCTTCGAAGGCCTCCAAGTCGGTCAAAGCAGTCAAAGCAGTCAAAGCAGTCAAAGCAGTCAAGGCCGCTGTAGTCGAAATCCCTGAGGTGGTGGTCTCCGCCAAAGAACTCCAAGTTCTCAAAGTGATTGCCTCCAGTGACTTTGCTGACCCGGTCAGCGGTGTGGTTCCTAACTACGTGGTGGCCCTCGAAGCCAACATTGCGGAGCGCTCCATTCCGGGTGTCATCGCCAGCCTGAACAAAAAAGCCATGATCGTGGCCTCCAAAGTCAAGGGCCTGGGCTCCGTGGTGGCTCTGAGTCTGGTGGGCAAGGCCTACGCTGAGGCGGCCCTCTAAATCCCTTTTCGAGAGGCTTGCGGGCCTCTCTCTAAAGTGATTTGACAAACGTCTTAAACGTGTTATAATTCACTAATCGGGGCCAGTCCCCTCGCCAAACGACAGGAGGTCCTATGGCATACATGAACCAAGAACGCAAAGCGTTGATCGCCGCCAGTCTCAGAAAAGTTGTTCCTGCCGGTTGGAAGTACACCTTGTCTGTGCGCAACTTTTCCACGCTGGTCTTTACCCTGCGCCAAGCCCCGGTAGACATCCTCGGCAACATCCGAGCCACCGAAGGCCCGAACCTTGGCTTCTCGACTCTGGCTTTGCAAATCGACAAGGGCTACTGCAGCATCAACCCCTACTATGTGCAGAACTACTTTAGCGGTGAGCTTCGGGATACGTTCTGCCTGATCCGGGATGCCTTGAATGACGGCAATCACGACAAGTCTGACATTCAGACTGACTATTTCGATGTGGGCTGGTACATCGAGATTAACGTGGGCCTCTGGAACAGTCCGTTTCTGGACACCATCCCTCCGGCAAGCCAGCAGGTGGCGGCCCAAAAGAAGCCTCTGAGCAAGGCCTCGATCAGTGTGGAAAGTCTGATTGACGCCTATGCCCTACCTCAAGATTTCAAACAGCTAAGCCCTGGGAAGAAAGCCGCTGCCACCAAAAAAGCGATGCGGACCTACCCTGAACTATTCGAAACCACCTAAGGAGCCAACATGAGTCAAATTCCATTCCCTCAGATTTTTGTCCGCAAGACCCCGATGGGCTGGGTGGCCAGCGCCTCGGTGGCCCTTGGTAACCGCCACGTCTTGAACTTTCGGACCTCGAAGGTGGTCACCGGCCTGCTGACTACTACCGCCAGCGTGTGCGTCCAGGATCGTGGCTTCGAAACGCATCGAGTCCACCAAGACTATTACCAGACTCTGATCCGGGAAAAAGTTCGCGTCACAGACAAGGCGGTTGAGCATCAGTTGGGCAAGTCCCTACACCAGTCCCTCGACACGGTCCTGCGAGAAGTGAGGGCTCAGTACGGCCCGGAGTTGAATGAACCAGTGCCAGCGCCTCAAGAGGCCCAGGCGGCATAAGCCGGATAGGAAGTCATGAATCAGAAATCCCCCCCAGTCCCCAAAAAGAATCAGCGGCCTGTCCCTAACTCCAAGACGGCAATGTCACGGATGAGTGCCCCAGACCGTGCAGCTTTGATTGCCAGCCGACTTAACCCGAACCGTAAGTCCCGGTTCCCTTCAGGAGACTTCGATGGTTAATTCCAGTGCCTTTGCAGACCTCCCAGACCCCGAGTCCATGGCGGAGTACCAGTTGATTCGGCAAATTCTGTCAGATGGAGGCCCGGTCCCTGCCGCCAAGTACGTGGTGCAGGCTTTCTCTGAAGACCCTAGCGGAGGGGTGACTGGTCGCCGCCGTCTGTACATCATGCTCAAGGGAGGACGCCTCGGGCCTCCGATGTCTTCCACCGTAGAGGCCTGTGCTGCCGCCCTCTGGGGGGTGGCCGACAACGCATTGACCGGAGAGGCCAAGCATTCCTTTGAGCGCACTTGTATCGAGGCCTCAGAGGCCATCGGCTCCGAAGTCCTGAATATGGCCTTTGGCTTTTGTAAGCGAGTGGCCGAGGCTTTGCGCTGTGAGGTGGTCTCCCTGTCTATTCGAACCCAGGATGTTTCCGTCGATGACGGAGCCTCCTCACCTTCCCAACTCCACTAGGACGACCATGCCTATCATTTTCAAACGCCGGGGCGACTCAGCACCGGCAACCTCTCTAACTGCACCCACTCGCGCCACTGCCCCCACAGCTGATTTCCCCGTGCCGACGAGGGGCCCAGCCTCTGTGCAATCAGTTGCAATCAAGCCAGGGCCCAAGGTGCTCAAGCTGGGTAGTGCCAAAGAAGCCGCACAGCCCGCTGACGCCGCTGTGGCCCCGGCCCTCCATAAGCCCCTGACCAAGGTCCATCATGACAATCAAGAGCCTCCTAGGTACCCCACGGTCTACCCTGGCGAGCGTGTAACGATCACCTCGACCATGTTCCCCTGGGTGAAGCACTACAAAGCCGGTGATAGCGGGGTAGTTCGCCACCTGATGGGCAACCGGGACCCACTGGGGGTGGACAACGATGGCTCCCACCAAATGCACATCATCGACATCGACCAGCCGGTGGACGCCTCCCGTAAAGGTCAGTCAGCCGGTTTGTTCCGATGGGAGTTTTCTAGACCTCAGGACATTGGAGTCCTACCTTCCGGGCAGCCTCCAAAAAAGCCGCCAAAATAGTTTTGACAAACTAATCCAACCTGCTATAATACATTCATGGGAAGACTCCCAAACGCCAAGAAAGGGCAAGACCATGACACTGACCACCACCAAGGCCATGCGCCAAGCAGTCCAGAAAGCGGCCATCCTCGACCTGATCAAAACCAACGACAAGGCTGCATGCCGTGCTGTGGTCGCGATCTACAAACGCCAGACCGCCTCTGAGCAAAGCATCGGAGCCACCCTGCAAGACAACAACCAGGGATTCACGGCTACCGATGCCCGAGGCATGACCGCCAAAGCCAAGTTGATCCTTCGGGGCATCCCCATGGCCCCCTTTGATCTGGTTGAGATTCGCAAGCGGATGCCAAAGTACACGCGCCAGCTTATCGAGATTGGTGAGGAACGCGAAGCCATCCGCAACGCCAGAGACCGTGCAGCGACCGACGCCGCTGCGCAAGCCCGTGTAACCGCCTACGGAGAATACGCATGAAGTTCAGCGACAACCCTCACGCAGACTCAGCCCTCAAGTTCGCTGTGGTCTTAGCCATCTTCATTCTGATCCTCGACTCCACCATCTGGGCTAGGTGAGGGTCATCCGCCTTCATGCCCTATCCACTGATTTCCAAGGAGGGATTCCCATGAAAAAATTAGATGCCGCCAAATTGGGGGCCGAGCTTGAGAGAAAGCTACAAGAGGCCTTAGCCGGTCAGGCCCATGTCTACTACTTTGCCGACAAGGCACTGGACAAAGCCAGCCCTAAACACCTGATCGGGTCCGGTGTGGTGCTGACCTTATCGGTTCTCGGAGGCCGAGAACTCTTCTCCCCGGTACTGCTGCGCGATGGGCTGTCGGAGCCTCTAATCCAAGCCTTACGGGCAGACCTCGCGGCTAGTTACGTCCTTGCCACACGGTTCAAGCCAGGGGGTGTTCAATGATGCTTGGCAATTCTCGCTGGTACGATCAGGTCTTCAGCCACTTCGACCCAGAAACCGGGCTGACGCGCCACTTTGCCGTTGGCCCTATTCTTAGGGACCTTCAGTCAGGTGGGCTACGCCCAGAGGTTTGTGATCTGGAGGTCACCGCCAAAAGCGCGGCCTACCTACTGAGTAACGCAGGCATCGAGCAAGACCACCTCGCCCGTATCACCTCTAGGCTTCACGAGCCTATCTTGCTGGCTGACTTCGAGGATGGCACCTCTCTGATCATTGACGGCAACCATCGTTACGTGCTTCGCTTTGCCATGGGGCTTCGATACATCAAAGCCTACCGCCTCACGCCCACCATGTGGGAGCCCTACCTGATTCAGGGGGTTCCTTCAGACGTCTCTGACGCTCTTCTTCCAACTCCTGCACCATGAACAAGACAAAGACCAAGCCTGTGATAGTTGGAGTGAGCCCAGCCGGACCAGACCATCAGGTGCTGACTGTTTCGGGTGGAGGCGGAGCCTATCGCAAGAAGCCCTGTGAGCAATGCCCTTGGAGGGTGGACAATACGGGCAGCTTCCCGGCTAGCGCTTTCGCACACAGTGCCCGCACGGCCTATGACATGTCGAACCACACTTTCGCTTGCCACATGTCCGGGCCAGACAAGCCAGCCATCTGTGCTGGGTTCTTGCTACGAGGCTCCGACCACAATATGAGCGTTCGCATCGGCTACATGCAGCGAACCATCCAGAACGACTTTGAGGAGGGGGACGCCCCTCTCTTCGAAAGCTACCGAGCCATGGCCGTGGCCAACGGCGTAGACCCTGACGACGAAAGACTTCAACCATGCAGACCCTAGAAACCGCCCTACGTCTCTTAAAAGCTCTGCCTCAGGTGCTGTACTGGGCTTTGACCATTGTTCCCTGCCTGCTCCTTTACGGCGCTGGGCATCTCCTAGGTGACCTGTACCAGTCCGCTAAAGCAGGCTGGGCCCGTGGCCGCTCCCGCTGACCTGTGCAATTAACTGCAACCGAGACCTACACCATGAAACTTATTTTCGAACCAATTCATCCTCAAGCTCAGCGACCTGAGTACGCCACCCAGGGGTCGGCCTGCTTTGACATCCGTGCCTGCCATCCGCAGGCCACCGAGTTGACGCTCACCGCCAGGGACTCGACGACCTATTGGACTATCGAGCCCGGGGCGGCGGCCTCTATCGCGACCGGTCTGAAAATGCAGGTTCCTAAAGGAACGGTTCTTCAGCTATTCAGTCGTTCCGGGCATGGCTTTGTGAAGCAGGTTTGTCTGGCCAATGGCACCGGGATCATTGACTCCGACTACTCTGGCGAGATCATGGTGATGCTGATCAATCACGGCAAGCAGCCTTTCGTCGTAGAGCACGGGGATCGCATTGCCCAGGCTATGTTGGTGCCTATTCCTCGCGTTCGCCTATTCGTGGGAAAGGTCATGCCCTCCGCCAGTCGGGTGGGTGGCTTCGGTAGCACCGGGGTCCAGTGACTTCCTTTATTTGACAAACTACTTCTACCTGCTATACTTTCATCCAACCTACCCACCAGTTCACGAGGAACACCCATGACCAACGTCAACACACCATGCCCCAATTGCCCGTTCAGTCGAAGCGTTAAGCCCGGTGCCTTAGGAGGCTCCCCGGTTCAGAAGTACATCGGTCAGTCGGTTGGGCCCTTTGTCTTGCCGTGCCACTGCCATTGCAACTTTGATGACCCCCAGTGGAAGTCTAAAGTCATGGAGACGCCTCAGTGCGCGGGTGCCGCCATCTTTCGATCCAACATCGGGGTGGCTCCTCTCCTGCCTGACGCGATTCACAAGCTACCCGCCAACAGGGAGACCGTCTTTGCTTCGCTGGCTGAGTTTGCCGAGCACCACTTAGGCCTCCCGGATGGGTTCGGAGACAGCTTTCTTCAGGTCTTTTCACCGCTCAGCTTGCTACGAGATGAGATGCAGTCGCAAGACTTGGTGGTCAAGGGTCTTCGATGAGTGGTGGCGGGACGGTGTTCGTGTCTAGTCCGGACCTTCAACAGCTGTTGAGCTTCATTGCCACGCACTGCCCTGAGTACAGTAACGTAAGGGCTCTGGAGGATGGCACCGTGGTTGGCACGGTGGACCTCATGTTTACCCGGGCGGTGGTCATTGACATCAATCACTTCGGGTGGGGTCGCAGGTACTGCTACTCGGACAAGAAGCTGGCGACCCTCGCCTGCATCTCCCTACAAACCGGAGACGATGAGCCTTTGCTCGGCTTCATCGCTCAGCGACCAGAAAGGCCAGCATGACCCACCGCATTGAAGACCACTACACGCCTGCAGACGACCTGAGTCCAGAGACCTTCTGGTTTTCCTCCGATCATCATCACGGTCACGAGAGGGCCATCTTTCAGAATTCCAGGCCCTTCAAAGACTCGGACCACCAAGACGCTCAACTCGTTGACGATTGGAACGCCAAGGTTCCTAAGCAGGGCATCGGCTACATCCTGGGGGACTTCAGCTTTCACAAGCCTGACCGTACCTCGGCCATCCTGGGTGCCATGAACGGGCAGATTACCCTGATCAAGGGCAACCATGACAGCAGCAAAGCACTGACCAAAGTCAGGGGCTTCAATCGGGTGCTCACTTACCTTGAGCTACGCATTGACGGGGACAAGGTGGTGCTAAGTCATTTTCCCTTCCTGTCCTGGAACCAGATGCACCGAGGGGCCTACCATCTGCACGGCCACAGTCACGGCAATCTGGTGACGCCGCCCTCGCTGGCTAAGGCCCGCATGCTTGACGTAGGCGTGGACAACCTGTACCGGTTGACCGGCCACCATGGGCCGCTTAACTTCGCGGAGATCAGGGAGTTGCTGAAGTTCAGGAAGTCCGCCTCAGTGGACCACCACGAAATCAAGTGAGCCAGATTCACCGGTGCCCTCAGTGCAGGACCCGGAGGGCTACCTTCGTGGCCCTGCTCCAGCACATCAACGACAGAGGACACCACCCTTGCCGTTGTGGAGGCCTACACCACCCCCACCGGCTCGGCACACGCTTTTGTGATGCCCACCCCTTCGCTGGACTGCACAGAGCGCTACGGGACGGCCTTGAGGGCTCTGATGCCATCCTTGACATCTGGCTCGACATCGTGTGGGACTTGCCCGGTAAGAAAGGCCCGTGCCCCTTTTGACAAACGCCAAAACCTGATATACTTCACCCAGTGCAGCTAATTGCACCAAAGTTCAAGAGGAGCCCAGATGCCCATCATCATTCACAGAAAACCATCTCCCCTCGTGACAGCCCCATCGTTCGGGCCGTTGCCACCACTGAAGACCTTTCAGTGCATGCTGGCTGCGTCAGAAATCCCCAATGAGTTCGCTTGGAAGGCCAAGCTCAAGAAGGGCCCTCTGATGTACAGCAACAAGTACGATGGGATCAGGTCTCCGATGACAGGTGGGGTCGCCATGAGCCGCAAGATGCTGAAGCTGCCCAACCTCTTCATTCAGGAGTGGGCCAAGGAGTGGGGCGTCCTACTTAACGGGCTAGACGGTGAGTTGATCGTCGGGCCACCCAACCTGCCGGATCAGACGTTCAACACCAGCACCTCGGGCATCAACTCCATTGAAGGAGAGCCCGACTTCAAGTTCTACGTGTTCGATCAATGGAACTCCGACGCTCTGGCCCGTACCCGATACCGCGACCTCAAGCAGGCCTTTGTCAAGTTCCCCAGTGCCTTGCTGGACCGGCTTGTGTTGGTCGAGCAGCACATCGCCAACGATTACGAAGACCTCAAGGCAGGGGCTGACCTCGCGATTGACGATGGGTATGAAGGTGTGATCGCCAAGGACCCGTCCCTCATGTACAAGTTCGGGCGCAGTTCAGTGACCAGCGGCCATGCCCTCAAGTGGAAAGACTTCATCGACTTCACCTGTGTGATCTTGGAAGTCAAGCAAGGCATGAAGAACATGAACGAGGCCAAGAAGGACGAACTGGGACACACCAAGCGCAGCAGTGCCAAGGCGGGCAAGGTGCCCGTGGAAGAGGTCGGAGGCTTTGTGGTCCGGTGCATCGAACCAGAGAGCAAGTACTTCGACAAGGTGTTTAGTTGCGGGCCCGGGTTCCTGACGGACGATGAGCTACGCAATCTCTGGACTCAGCGGGACGTTCTCCCGGGCAGGCAGCTACGGGTTAAGGCTCAGAAGCTCGGAGCGGTCAACTTGCCGCGCTACCCCGGGTTTTTTGGCTTTCTTTCTTGATTAGACAAACTTAAAAAATCTGCTATAATTCACTCATACCAGCAAAACGCCACGAAAGGGCACCATGCAAATTAACATCACAACTTTCGGCCCTAAAGGCTCCAGCGGCTCCAGCGAGATGAAAAACTTGCTCGGTGGCAAGGGGGCTAACCTGTGCGGGATGTCCAGCCTCGGTGTCTCAGTCCCTCCCGGTTTCATCATTCCGACCGAGGTGTCTTTGACTAGCCCTAGCGAGGCCTCTCTCGCTGCTGCGATTCAGCAGGGCCTTGCCTTTATTTCTTCCTATACCCCGGGGACCCTGGTCTCAGTGCGCTCTGGCGCTCGGGTCAGCATGCCCGGGATGATGGACACCATCTTGAACGTGGGTATCACGCCCGCTAACCTGCCAGCCTTGAAAGCCAAGCTCGGGGACCGGGCTGCTTTGGACTGCTACCGGCGTCTGATCCACATGTACGCCACGGTTGCGCTGGGTGCCTCGTCTAAAGATTTCGACGCCCTACTCGACAAAGCCAAAGCCAAAGCCAAAGCCAAGTCCGACAGCGACCTCAGCGCCAAAGTGCTGGAGGGGTTGGTGGATGCTTACATGGGCCTTGTGACCTCCGCAGGCCTTTGCTTTCCCGACACCATTGAGGGTCAGATCATTGGTGCTGTCCGCGCGGTGTTCCAGTCCTGGGACAACCCTAGGGCTTATGAGTATCGCAGTATCAACAGCATCCCCTATGAGTGGGGTACCGCTGCCATTGTGCAGGCCATGGTCTTCGGCAACCTGAACGACCAGAGTGCGACCGGGGTCCTGTTCACTCGCAACCCCAGTACCGGCGAGAACGTAGTGACCGGTGAGTACCTGATCAACGCTCAGGGCGAAGACGTGGTTGCAGGCATCCGGACTCCTGACCCCCTGACTCAGATGGCGGCTTGGAACGCCGATGTCTACGCTGAATTGCTGACCCAGGCCAAGGCGCTTGAAGCCCACTACGGCGACATGCAAGACATTGAGTTCACTGTGCAGGACAGCAAGTTGTATATCCTGCAGACCCGCAACGGTAAGCGCTCGGCGGCTGCCGCTTTTCAGATCGCTATTGATTTGGTCGACCAAGGACTGCTCACTCCGGCACAGGGCCTGGGGCGTGTGAATGCCGACCAGTTGCTGTACCTGATGAAGGACCGGATTGACCCTAGCTTCGACAAGCCAGCCCTTGTGACCGGCATCGCAGCAGGCGGCGCTATCGCCACCGGCAAGGCAGTGTTCAGTTCTGCCAGTGCAGTTAATTGCACCGTCCCGTGCATCCTTGTCACCAAGGAAACCGACCCGGATGACATCGCTGGCATGTTCGCCAGCGTCGGCATCCTGACCGCCATGGGGGGCTTGACCTCTCACGCCGCAGTGGTTGCCCGTGGCATGAACAAGGCTTGCGTGGTGGGTGCCACCTCTCTGACCTTCAAGGCGAACAAGGCCATGGCCGGGGATGAGTTCGGATTCAATGAGGGCGACATCATCAGCATTGACGGCAGCACGGGCCGTGTGTGGAAGGGCGAAGTCCCCATGATCACCGGCCAAGTGAACAGCACCGTGCGGGCCGTGGTGACCAAGAGATGGGAAGACCAGAGCGTGGCTGAGGTGCTGGAAGTCAGCCCCACCAGCACCCTTGGCGAGGTCGATGCCGCCGTGTCTAGCCTGACCTCCACCCGCGTGTATATCAACCTCGACTGGGTGGACCCAAAGCTGATCACTGTCTTGGGTGACCTGCTCAGGGTTGCTCAAGAGCACAAGGGCTTCACCTCGGTGACCGTGGTCGGCAAGCAAGACTCAGCAGGCAGCGATGCCTTCGCTACCATGTTCGGGGTCCCGACCAGCAAGACTTTCACCCAGATCAATCCAGCATGGGGGAGTCTGGTCCAGTGGGGCTCAGCGCTGAGGAAAATCACCACTGTGATGCTCCCCGGGCCAGCCCCAGACAACATCGCAACGACAGGACTCAAGGTGTCCGGTCGGGTGGGTACCTTCGAAGACCTCTTGACCATGACGGGCCCGATCAGTGTGGACCCCGATGTGATCGTGGAGGTGTTCGGTTCCGAGAAAGCATACAAGGCAGCAATCGAGATGATCCAAAAAACCACCGGCAAAGAGTTCCCTGCCTCAGTCACTCCCTCTCACTGGTACCAGCCTTTGCTGGCCTCCGCGTGAGAGGGCTGGTGCTGACCCTGCAAGAAGGGGGCCTCTTCACAGTAGGTCTGACGGAAGTCACAGTGACCAAGATCGTGTCGGCTGACACCTTCTTGGTGAGGGTAGACGGGCAAGAGATCGAGCTAGGCCCAGACGAGTGGACCACCTTGTTCCCCGGCTGCATGGCCCGGTCCACCTTGCCCAAGGACCCGACCCAGAAAGTTCACCGAGTACGTGTGCAGGTCAACGCCCCTGCCTACCGAATCCAGTTGATCAAGGCGTGAAGGAACCCACCATGAAAAAAGAAATGACGCTCTCCCTCGGAATCCCTTTTGACTTTGGCTTCGGAATCAGTGGCACTGTGTATGGCGGCCCCTACCGTGAGTACGTTCCGGGCACCCGCCGTCTGGTCGGCCTGAAGATGGCTCAGGAGATCAAGCACCCCAACGACTGCGCCGTAGACACTGAAGACTTCAGCATCCCGGACTTGCGTGATGCTCAGCGTGGTGTGATCTTCATCCTCCAATCCTTTGCCGCTGGCAAGGACGTGTACGCCGGTTGCATGGGTGGCATTGGCCGTACCGGTCTCATCCTTGGTTGCATGGCCACGACCCTGAACGACTGGAACGCCGACATCGGGGCCTCTGAGTTGGGCGACCCTGTGGCCTATGTGCGAAAGCACTTCAAGCCTCACGCCATCGAGACTCACGAACAGCAGGGCTTCGTGCGCAACTTTGACAGCGCCCCGGTGATTCAGGAACTGCTCCGCATGACTGAACCAGAGGTGAAGACTGTCGAGATTGTTAAGGAGGTCTATCTCGGTCCTGTTGCCTGGGCGATGCACTTGCTTTTCGGTACCAAGTAGTCTCCGTATCGGGTTTGACAAACTCCTCAAACCTGATATAATGAATCATGTTCTAAAACCCAAGAGGGGTGCCAATGAATCCAAGCCTTATGAAGGGTTGCCTAGCCAACGAGCTTGCAACCTTCCCATTCACCAACCCTGTCGATATGTCGTCTCAGCCGTTAAAGGCTGTGGTGTCTTCTTTGGTGAAGTTTGAGGGTCTGACCGACATCAACGTGGTCTATCCTTCTTTTTCGTTTCCGCAGGCGGAAAAGCCCTGCGGCAACCCGGAGGAGGACGCTCTCATCTTTTACCTGACCAACCATGCTGCGACCCTGGTGTCTCAGCGGGTGCATCCCTTGCAGCCCCTGGGCCCACTGCAGCCAGTGGTGTCCACCTATAAGGCTCAACTAGCGGTCCGCTCCTTTCGGATGTTCTACTACATGCTCCTGATCTGCACCCGGGAGAGTCGTCACGATCACTCGGACAAAGGGGGCAGCAAGTACACGACCATGATCTCTGCCTACCCGGACTCTATCAAGGCCTTTCACAAGTCACTGGCCGGGACAAGCTCCAGCCTTGCTGCTGACCGTCTTCGCAATAGTGCTCCCGATGCGACCCTCGGCCAGTACACCAACTTTTTGGTTGACGTGTTTTTTAAGGGTAGCTACTCCAGCGGCTATGGGGGTGCGGCCTGGGGCAAGGTGGCAGAGGTCTTGCGCGATTTTTCTGTCGGGAAGCTAAGCGCCGAGATGCTGATGGATACAGCTTTCACGCTGTGCCACAACAACGGTCCGATCTTCAACAAGGGCATGCTGTTCGACACCTACGGCCCTGAGATTTACAAGATTCTCGATGTGCAGCGCTCAGGGCAGATTCCTCAGTTGATCTCTTCTGGAGGGGTCAAGCTCACCAGCCGTGTCAAGTCTTTGTGGTCGGCCTTCGAAAGTATTCTGGGTTCTGAATTCTCAGGGCCGGTTGACTGGGTCAAGGTAGAGGCGTTGGGCTCCCTCAAGAAGTATCCCTCTGAAATCGCCAAGATGGCTAAGTCAGTCCCTCCGCCGTCTGTCGCCTCGCCGGTTCCAGTTTCCGCCACTCCGACCGTCACAGCGAATACTTTTCCGCCCTACCCGGACATGCTTCAGGTGTACCCCGGTCAGTGGCTAACCAAATTTAAGGCAGCACGATGAGCAAGAAACAAAGCAAGCGCGTTCAAGATCAAGACGCTATCGAGTCCCCGGCCACAGACCTACCCACTAAGGCCCCGGCTGTGACGGGTCGGTGCTATACGACACACCTCCCGCTCAAAGTTGGGGCCTATGTAATCTACGGTGGCTCTTGTAGCTCTCCCGTGGTACAGGACGCTGACATCTATATCGGGTTCGATATGAGTATGCGCAAAGGCCCAGGATACCCATGGAGCCCATCGTCGTCTACCGAAGTGCTCTTCTACATTCCCGACATGGGGGTGCCTTCCAGCCTTGTCGAGTTTCGCAAGATGGTCGAGTGGGTTGCAGTGCAATTAACTGCAGGCAAAAAAATCCATGCAGGGTGCATCGGGGGGCATGGTCGGACCGGTACCTTCCTTGCCGCGCTGGTTGGTCACATGACTGGCAACAAAGACGCCATCGAGTATGTCCGGGCCAACTATTGCACTAAGGCTGTGGAGTCAGATGCCCAGGTTGAATTCCTTCACGTAAATTTTGGGCTGAACAAAGCCAAGCCCACCAAGCAGGCGTACAGCTACAGTTCCTGGAGGGAAGACCCAAAGTTCACCAAGGCCCACGGATACACCGCTCCGACCAAGCCTGCTGTGCGCCCCTCTTCTGCTGGGAGCCTTAACCTGCCAGCAGTCAGTCCGATGCTGCGCAGCCCTTACCGTATTTGGGGGTCAAACTGTAATTTGACAAACTCCCAAAAACTGGTATAATGAATCTATTCCAAGAAGGGACCTACCATGGCAATTAGTTTCAAAACCGATAGCGACCACGGCTTCAATACCGCCAAAATCTTTGGCGTGGCACAGGCCTTGATTGACTCCGCCAAGGCGTGCGGAGTCTCGATCTCCCTGAGCGGCCCGGGCTCTTACTCGGTGCAGGGTCCGACTGGGTCCTCAACCTCGACCATTACCACGTTTGCGCTGGTCCCTGTCAAGGGTGCGGCCCTCAGTCTTGCCAAGCAAGGCACACTGGGCCCTGCCAGCAAGTCAGCCATCTGCTCCCAGTTCACCGATGGGCTGAACAAGGCCGTCGCCTCTCTGGGCGCTGTGGCTGACTCGAAGGCATCACTCGCTGGGAGTCCTAAGCCGCTGCCAGCCGCCGCCAAAGCCTTGACGGTCAAAGGCACCGCGACACCTGCCGGGGCTGTCGCTCTGATGGACGCTACCGCCATACTTCAGCCAGTCAAAGGCACCAGCCCAGGTTCGACGTACTACGTGGTGGCCATGTACCCTGGCCTGAACCTTGCCGCACGCATGAAAGCCAGCGAGATCAGCATCCGTGCTGCAGGCTCCGCCTTGTCGGGTTACAAGTCCAAGTTGAAAGAACTCAAGTTTGAGGATGGGGGTCAGTATTGCTCGGTCCACTTCAAACTCTCCGAGCCTCAGTTGGCGGTCAAAGCCCTGGGGGCTATCGTGGCTACGTTAGGTGTCAACAGCGCCCTTTCGATGGCTGACTTCAATCAGTTTGTGGGGGTTTGATATGAGCGAGACTACTGACTACACCGCCGATGACTTGATGGCCCTCGGCCTAGGTGACCTTGTGGAGCTACCTAGCCCACTCACCCCCCTGACTGATGAGCCTGTCTGTCTCCTGCTGGAGTCCAAGTCTCTGATCAGTGGGACCGTGACCTTCAGGATGTCTATGTACGGCGTTTTTCTCGGAAAAGCCGTCCTGTCTAAAACCAAATCAGGAGACCCAAAATGGCAATTCAGCTAAGCCTTTCCAAAATCGTCGACGCCATTGGCATACCACTATCCATCAAGGATGGCAACATCACCGGGGCCTTGACCATCCTGTACACCCCGATCCCTGGCCTTCTGGTTCCGATCCCCCTGCGGGCCTCTAAGCACTTCTCCGCCGACTCGGATGGGGTCATCTTCCACGTGCTAGGGCACCTGTACCTGATGGTGGCCCATAACCCGGGCACCGGGGTGCTGAGCGCTTTCTTTGTCGATGCCAGCAAGCTCCAGCAGGATCAGCACAAGGTCCCACCGAGCATGATGGTTGGAACCAACTTTGACCTTAAGATGACGGTGAAGGCGTTGCGGGCCGGGATCGTGAAGTCCTTTGTCTATCGTGAGTCCAAGTGGTCCCCCTTTGAGCTTCCAGCCTGACACATCAAGGACCCTTATGCTGATCATTTGGTGTGCCGCCGACCCGGCACAGATTCGAAAAGTCATCGGCCCCATTGTGGGCCGTCAGACTATCCCCCACCGGGTGGAGCCTGACTTGTCCAAGGTGCCCTTCCTCCAAGAGGGGGATGTTCTTTTGGCCTGCGGCAGTAAGGCCCTGGCCCTTTTGACTGAGCAAGGCAAGGCTCCTAAGGGCAGGACGGTTACCTCCCTGCGGGACAAGCCGCTGCCTATGTCAGGTGGGCAGATATTTGTCACCTTCGACCCTAACATCGTGAGCCGTGACTACGCCAGACTGCCAGAAATCCAGTGGGACACCCAGCTAGCCATTCGCAAGCACCTAACCGGTGACGTGCGTCCGGTGTTGGGTGAGTACCGCTACGTGGAGTCCTTTCACGAAATCATTGAGCAGATTGAAACGCGGTACATCAGGACGCAGCGGGCCGTGCCCTTGGCGGCAGACATTGAGACCACCGGGCTGGACGAGTACCGCCCTGGCGCTTACATCATCTCTCTCTCGCTGACCCTAGACCCCGGCAAGGCCGATGTCATTTACTTTGACCCAGGGGAGTGCCCAGCCCAGCCCCCAGCTGACTTGCCGGAATCGGAGTACAACTATTGGCAATCTCTGTGGGTGCAGTTGCATTGGCTGCTGACCTCTGAAATCATCGCCCTGCGTGGAGCCAACTTCAAATACGATAGTCGCTGGATTGCCCAGCACTGGGGCATTGTCAATTCCAATCTGAAGATGGACACCATGCTGGTGGGCTCTCTTCTGGACGAGAATCGAAGCAACTCCCTGAAGCTGCACGCCAAGCTCTATACCCAGCTTGGCGGGTATGAGGACGACATGAAGGCCAAGTACGATATGGCCCGAGTCGAGTTGATCCCCAAAGATGACTTGCTACCTTATGCAGGCGGGGACACCGACGCCACCTATCAAGTGGGGGAGGTGTTCAAGGATGAGCTTCTGAAGGATGGCCGACTCACCAAGTTCTACTTCAACGTCCTGCTGCCATCCTCTAAGGTGTTCGAGAAGATGGAGCGTACCGGCATGTGCCTGGACCTTCCTTACTTCTACCAACTCAAGGCAGACCTTGAGGTGGAGATCGCTAGACTCGATAAGGAAATGAAGGCCATGATCCCGCGCAAGCTGGCGATCAAGTACGAAGACAACTTCAGCCTGACTCGCCCCGCCCTGATGAAGGAATTCCTGTTCTCCAAGTCTGGACTCGGCTTGAAGCCTTCCATGTGGACCGAGAAGTCCGGAGAGCCTTCCACCGCGATGGACCACCTCCTATCCTTTCAGGATGACCCGGTTGCCAAGCGCTTTATCTCCTTGCTGCAAGAATCGAACTCGGCATCCAAGACTCTCGGCACCTTCGTGGTCGGATTCCTGAAGCACCTACGAAGTGACAACCGATTTCACCCTCACTACCGATTGGCCAGAGGGGGCTTTGGTGGCGGGCAGGACGAGGGCGCTGTCACCGGCAGGACCTCAGCTACCGACCCAGCGGTTCAGACCATTGCCAAACACACCAAGTGGGCCAAGCGCCTGCGACGAGCCTACGTACCTCCCCCGGGGAAGGTCATCCTTCAGATTGACTACAGTCAGGGTGAGTTGAAGATCACGGCTTGCCTGTCTGAGGAGCCCGTGATGTTGCAGGCCTACTTGGACGGCAAAGACTTGCATGCCATCACTGCCGCTGCCTTGACAGGTAACACGCTGGAGGACTTCATGCTGCTGCCTGAAGACGTTCGCGATGAGTTGCGCTCTGGCGGCAAGGCCGGTAACTTCGGACTGATCTATGGCATGATGCCTCCGGGGTTTGTGGCGTATGCCTTCAGCACCTACGGCGTGGTCATGACCGAGCCAGAGGCGACTGTCAAACGAGAGGCCTTCTTTGCCCTGTACTCCCGTCTGCTCCCCTGGCACGAGCGCTCCAAGGCCACCGCCCGCAAGATGGGTCAAGTGCGTTCTCCGTTAGGGAGAATCCGCCACCTACCCCTGATCACCTCCAGTGACCGCGAGTCCCGGTCCCAGGCGGAGCGTCAGGCCATCAACAGCCCGGTTCAGTCCTCGTTGTCCGACATGATGCAGCTTGCCATGCACCTGATCGACCGCGAGTACGGACACACCGGGGAGGTCGAGATGTTCATGATGACTCATGACGCCTGCGCCTTCTATGTTCCTGAAGAGGACGCTATACTCTGGGCGAAGAGGCTGAAGGCCATCATGGATAACCTACCCTTGAAGGAGCTTTTCGGGTGGGACCATCAGCTACCTTTCACCACGGATGCCGAGGTATCTGTTCCCGGTGAGGACGGGGTGATGAGTCTCGCCACCTTGAAGAAGCTCAAAGGCCTGTAAGGAACTCTATGCCTACCCCGACCCCTGCTGCCAACGCCACTCCGATGAATGCTACTTTCACCACTCTGGGTGTGACCAAGGCGGAGGACAGCCAGCGCCTTGTCACCAATGGTTCCTCGGACCCGGACGACTCCTACGAGGGGCTGTACATGGGCTCAGACATCGCAGGGTCGACTGCCATCCTAGAGCCTCCTTTCAAGCCTGCCACGCTTCGCAACCTGACCACCACCAACAATACCCTGCTGCAGTGCATCGCGGCCATGGAGGTATCCATTGACGGGACTGGCTACACGATTGAGCCGGTCATCACCGAGGTTGAGGAGGGCAAGTCTTCCGGGTCAGACAAGTCCCCATCCAAGGCGGCCCTGGTCGACTTCTTCGATGAGCCTTACCCGGGTAAGTCAATGATCGCCATGCGACGGGAGATTCGTAACGACATGGAGTCCACTGGCAATGGCTACATGGAGGTCATACGCAACGCCGCAGACGAGATCCTGATGATCAACAGCCTGTCGGCGGTGGATATGCGCCTGCTGCGTCTGGATGAGCCCGTGATAGTGGATAGGAGTCTGATTCGAAAAGGTCGCAAGGTCTCCGTGAAGGTCCGTGCCCGGGAGCGTCGATTCGTCCAGCGCATCAACAACCAGAACGTGTTTTTCAAGGAGTTTGGTGCGAGCCGTGACCTCGATAGGACAACGGGGCAGTGGGCTCCGGAAGGTACTCGACTGGGTATCCAGAACCGGGCCAGTGAGGTGGTCCACTTCAAAGTCTTGTCCGACCCAAAGTCACCTTATGGATTGCCCCGCTGGATCAACCAGCTTCCTTCGGTCCTGGGCTCTAGAAAAGCTGAGGAATTCAACCTTGACTTTTTCGACAGCGGGGGCTTGCCGCCATTGCTTGTGGTGGTCTCAGGCGGCTACCTCGCTGACGGCGTGAAGGACAGCTTGGCCGCGCATCTGGGGGGTAAGGGAAGCAAGCATCGTGCTGCGGTGGTGGAGGCTATTTCCTCTTCAGGCTCCCTCGACTCTACGGGCAGTGTCAAGGTCACCGTTGAGAGGTTCGGTGCGGAGCGTCAGCAGGATTCGATGTTTCAGCAGTACGACAAGAACGCTGAGGAGCACGTCAGGACCTCTTTCCGGCTTCCGCCAATGTTTATTGGCCGTGCCCAGGACTACAACTTTGCCACTGCCATGACCGGATTTATGGTGGCTGAGGCTCAGGTCTTTGCCACCGAACGGCTGCAGTTTGACGAGACCATGTGGTGGATCATCTCGGCTATGGGCCACACAGACTACACCTATAAGTCCAAGCCGATGAGCTTGACTCATGCTGAGAACCAACTGAAGGCCTTGGAGCTTGCCAACACGGGTGACTTTGCTGAGAAGGAGGATGTCCTGCAGGCCCTCAATAGCTTGACTGGGTTGACTCTCAAGTACAAGGAGCCAACACCCCCACCTGAGCCCCCCGCCTTAGGCCAACCTGTTTCGGAGGACGAGCCCACCATTGCTTCCGACCCACCCAAGGTGGTTCAGAAGAAGGACCCTTCGCGGGTTACTGAATTGCTTGAGTTGGCAGATCAGTGGGCGAACGTGCTGGGGCTATCTGGCCAGACCGTTCCGAGCGATAGCCAGCGAGATCAGATTGTCTCCAAAGTAGGTGCCTTGCACGGAGAGGAGCTAAAGGTCTTCACCAGCGCTATCGCCACGATGAGTCTCGCCTCGCCACGCCATGATTTGGATGGGCTCAGTGAACTCTGCGGCGCTGCTTTCCAGCGGGTGTGACCATGGTCTTCACTTCCATCCTCAAGTCCCAGGGGGCGGCAGCCCCTAGCTCTGTCCGCTCGGAAGCCTCTCGCAAAGCATGGTTGAAGCGGCAGCGGGCGGCGGCCCCCTCTGTGTCCGACCGCCACTCCCGGTTGAGCGACCACTACGATCAGTACGATGATCCGGATGTGACCCCCTCTTCCATCCTGGCTGCTCTCAGTCCAGAAGACCGTAACGAGGTTGCTCAGTCCCTCATTAGGTCCAAGAGTGCCCCCCTGACTGTCGAGAGTGATGACTACACCTACGTTGACGACAACGGCATGCGGCAATTCACTCCTGAGCGAAAGGCGCTTCATGCCGAGATCATTGCAAGCATCTTGAGTGACGCCGCCATCGCTGCGGCCACACCTGCCGAAGGGGAAGCGCCTACCTTCATTGTGCTTGGGGGTCGGGGTGGCTCGGGCAAGAGTTCCTTCACCCATTCAGAAGACAAACCAGCCAAGCTCAATGAGTTCGACTCCCGTAAGTTCATCGTGATGGACTCAGATGCCATCAAGGCTAGGCTGAATCCCCCTTACGCCGGGTGGAACGCCAACTCTGTCCATGATGAAAGCAGCGTGGTGTTCGACGACCTGACTTTTGCCGTGGCCTCGATGGGGTTGAACTTTGTCCACGATGCCACTCTCAGGTCTGATGGGGTCAAGTCCACCATCGAGTACGTGAAGTCTCAAGGGTATCGGGTGGAGGGTCACTACATGTTCGTTCCGCGCCAAGTAGCAGCACAACGGGCCGTGTCTCGCTTCCTCGGGGGTGGTCCAGGTCGAAGAGGGCGGCTGGTCCCGGTGGATGCCGTTTTGGCCAATACCAACAACGAGCGCAACTTCGACAAGCTGGTACCTCAGTTTGACAAGTGGTCGGCCTACGATAACCAGGGCTCTGAGCCCAAGCTCATTTCAAGAGGGTGACATGGCAGACGATAACTACCGCTGGGAGGGCGACCCCCATGAGACTCCAAAGACGCCACAGCATCAGGCGATGGTGCGTGAAGGCTTCTACACGTGGTTGAAGAACCGAGGTGTGATTCCTGGTGACGCCATTTCCGGTCGCACCCCTGAAGACCGGGCAGACTACGCTAGCTGGCTTAAACAGCAGTCGGCCAAAGCCCCAGCCCAGGCTTCCGAGTGACTATCAAGCTCCAAGCCTTCTTGAGCTTGGAGGAGTCCCTAGCGACCCGCATGCAGCTTGGGTATGCAAAGGCCTCCTCTGCTCTGTTCGCCAGCACTCAGCGCCTGATAGAGGCCCGGGACTGGGATGCTGCCGTGGTCAGCATTCAGGCTCTCGACCTCACTTCGGTGGTCGAAGACAATGATGCCTATATTCGCTACCTGAGTCAGGTTGCTGTTTTGTTTGGTGCCAGTCGCGTGAATCGAACCCCGGCCACCTCCCTGGTCGGGTTGGGATTCGAGAAGCAGGCGGTCGACATCACTGTGGACGCTTTCAAGCGGGCGGTAACCTCTTCCATGCGGGACCGACTGATCTCCACTGCGGTGCAGTTAATTGCAATTGAGCGGGCCAAATCAGATTCTGCTGCGACAGCCGAGGGCGGTACCTACCTCTGGAAGGTTCTGAAAGCCTCTGGTGGCAAGGCCTCAGGCATCCTGCCTTTTCAATCCTTTATGGACAAGCAAGGTCGGGCTGAGTTTCAGACCGCCTCTAGCCTGCACACGTCTAGGTTGTCTGCCTTTGGTTTCACGGCTGAGGCTGAATACCTGGGCATCACGAGATACAAGATCACAGAGCAGTTGGATGGTCGCACTTGTGTTGTATGCCAGACGATGCACGGAAAAGAGTTTCAAGTCTCCGACGCCAAAGCCCTGCTAGACATCGTTATCCGTACCCAAGACCCGGATGAACTCAAAGCACTTCAGCCCTGGCCTCGGCATACGGCTGACGCTATCGCCTCCCTGTCTAGCATGGCCCCCTCGGAGTTGGTGTCCCACGGGTGGCATGTGCCGCCATTCCACCCTCGGTGTCGAGGACTGCTAGAAGCCTCTGGGTCTGTGCAGCCTCTAGGACAACCTCAGGGTCCAGAGCCCTACGAAGCATCTTCAGAAGACTTTAAGCAGCTTGGTATCCTTTTTCCACCCTCAAAAATAAAGCTATGGAACACGATTCTTCCCACCCCCCCATCGGACGTATTTGCAAAGCTATTGGGGGTATCTACCTCGGAGTTGCTACAGCAGGCCTTGGTGGCCTCTTCCCAGCCCCTCGGCACCACCAGCCTCTCAGCTACATCGACGGCAATCAAGCTAGAGATGAAGGCACTGATTCACGGCTCCAAGTCCCCCGTCTACCAGGACCTGTATTTCAGGAAGGACAAAAGCCTTTTCGTTGGCTCGATTGACCTGGGCGGGTCCCCCGCTTCAGTTCTGAAGAAGACCCTGCTCGGTATCTATCAGGCGGCTAAGCTGACAGGCATGGACCGCATATCTCTGATTGCCAGTGGGGGTGTCGAGGGCTGGGCCTTCGCCAAGTACGGCTTCATTCCGACTGCCAAGTCTTGGAAGGCTTTGACGGCACTGATCAAGAAGAGTCCAGACCGAATGGCTTTGATCACCAAAGCCCACCCGCTACTGGCCAAGGCGGCGATGATGGCCCTCAACTCCCCCAATCCCGTCAACGTGATGATTCTCTCCGAGCTTCCCTTTGGGAAGGCCTTGCTCTCAGGGGCCTCTTGGGCCGGTGAGCTTGTTTTCGACCAAGTGGAGCCGATGCTTCGCTTCACCACTACCATGGGGCCATACAAGTGAGCACCATCACGCCTGGGCATGAGCCGGATGATCAGATACACTCTGACGCAGCCGCGCCACCCACTTCACATGACATTTCCAGGCAACGGGCCTCTCAGTTACGCCGCCTGCTTTTGGAGGCAGGGCTGACCACCTCGGAGGCTCGATCTACGCTGGAGTTAACGGAGAGCCACTGATGTTTGCCTCAGTCCTAAAAGCCGCCCTATCGGAGGGGCAACGATCCGACTCATCCCGCAAGGCGTGGCTCAGTCGGGCACGGGCCCTCCAGCACGGAGGTAAGGGGGTGGGGTGGCAGTCTGCTGACGGCAAGCCCCTCTCCAAATCGGAGTCTGCCAACCTCAAGGCTGCCAAAATCCCGCCAGCCTGGACTGATGTCATGGTTTCCTCGGACGCTAGCCCTAGCCTACTGGCATTGGGTCGCGATGCCAAGGACAGGGTTCAATCCCGTTACTCGGTGGAGCACAGCAGTCAGGCGGACAAAGAGAAGTTTGCTCGGGTCCTCGATTTATCCCCCAAGGTGGCTAAGCTGCTGAGCAAGTCCAAGAAAGACATGCTGGACCCGAAACAGAGCCAGCGCACCCGTGACAATGCTGCGATGGTCTACATGATCACACGCACCGGTTTTAGACCCGGGTCGGAGAAAGACACCGGGGGGGATGTTCAAGCCTTTGGGGCCTCGACCCTTCAGAAGCAGCACATCTCTATCAAGGGCGATACCGCCACGTTCTCCTTTACCGGGAAGAAAGGGGTGGACAACAATAAGGTAGTGAAGGACGCAGCACTGGCTGAGTATCTTTCCTCCAAGCTACAGGGGATGAATCCTCAGGAAAAAGTCTTCGACACCAGTGGTACCAGCGCCATGGCCTACATGCGGACTGTGACTGGGCCGCAGTACAAGTTGAAAGACTTGCGGACCTGGAACGGGACGGCAGTGGCACAAGCCCTGGTATCGCGAGAGCCGGTGCCTACCACTCAGGCTGCTCTTAAAGATCAGCAGCGCCGCATCAGCAAGGCGGTTTCTGACCACCTGGGCAATACCCCCACCGTGGCGCTGAAGTCTTACATTAACCCTATGGTCTGGAAAACGACCGAAGGGATGACCTCGATTAAGAAAGACTGACATGAACACCGACTTGACCCTGGAAGAACTGACTCAGGCTATGGAGTCCTTGATCGAGACCGTGAGCTTCAATGGTCCGCTGCCTGACGGACTTAACGACCCAGACCCTCTCCCGGAAGATGAGCAGACCTTCACTGTAAAAGCATCTCAGACCTTCTACCCTGCGTGAGTCTTTGCCATGTTCAAAGCTGTTCTGCACCCTGACCCCTCGGCTGCGATTAAAAAGCGCTCTCATGAGCCTCTATGGGTCTTCAAAGCCAATCCTTACCGCGACGGGACCAATGGTCAGTTCACTTCCAAGGACAAAGCGAACTACCAAGGCAACAAGCTGTACCAGACTACGACTGAGATGGCCCAGGCCACGATGTTCGACAAAGCCTCCTTGTATGTCCAGACGCCGCACGGCAAGAAGGCAATTTCTGAATTCGCCACGGACTACTCCAAGTACGCCAAGAGCATGACTGAGTCCGGGCTAACCCCAGGCACGGTGAAGCAATTTCTCAACGCCCAGGTCAATGATTCGTTGAATGTCGCTACGTTGGAGGCCAAGATTCAGGGCTCCCTCAATGCCAAGAAAGCATGGGTGAAGATTTACCAGAAGAAGGCGCTGGAATCTGTCGACAAGGAGTACCCCGAACTGTTCGCAGCAGTCAAAAACGCCATGCCTGGGTCAATGGCAGAAGCCAAGGCGCTGGCGAAGATGGACAAGAAGATTGCTGCCTGGAAGGACCAGTACCTTTCCAATGGCGGAGACCCGGCCACCTTCCAGAGCGCCATCCAGAAAGCCTCGGGTGTAGCACTAGGGGCGTCTGAGTCATCGGATTACGCTCCTGGCCCTACCACCCTCAGCACTTCCCCTCTGACTGCGCCCAAGGGCGCGACCTCTTTCGTGGCCCACGACAACAAGAACTACGCGCTGTTTCAGAACACGATGCTGGGACATGCCTACTACATCTCGGCAAAGCAAAACGGAAAGGATTCGCCTCTCACCGCCGCTGCCTATGCCGAGTGGAAAAAAGCCAAGGATCATCTTGTTGACAAGGGTTTTGTCAGTGCTGGCGACATCCCTGGGATGTCCTCCAAGGTCAAGCAGTCAGCCCAAGACCTGATCAACCAATCCGATAACACGGCAAAGCAGGCCATCCAAGCCACCAAGGACGCTCAAAAGTCCGCCATGGACAAGCTGGCTGTGGCTGCCCAAGCCGCCGCCCATTACGAGGCCAGCGACCCAGCCGGGACCTCTGGGGACTACGCATCGTTTTCCAACGTGCTGTCCAAGATGGAGAGTGATGCCAAGGCCGCAGGCGTGTCCACGGCACAGATTGAAGTTGTGAAGCAGTCGGCCAAGAATGCAGTGGTCGCTGAGGCCAAGGCCAAGGAGCAGATGGCGAACCTCATGAAGGGCGGGGCCAAGGAACTGCTGGACTACTACGATGCACCTAGTCGCAAGTTTCACAACTTCAGCGGGGATGGGCCCGGAGGGAAGACCGCCAAGGAGTACTCAGCCTACGTTGACCAGCGCAATTCAGCCCTCACCTCCAAGGAGCGTGACGCTATTCAGGGGTACACAGGTTCAGGCTACAAGAGTCAGAACAAGGTTATTGCCGGGTCTGAGAATTCGACCCATGCTTCCAACGCCAACGCCGTGATGTCCGCTGCCATGGCCAAAAGTTCCATTGGCTACGACATGAAGCTGAGACGCAACGCACCCCAGAAGTGGTTCTGGGCTGGGCTTGGTGTTTCTTTGGACCAGCTTGAAAAGATGACGGCTTCAGAGATTTCTCAGTACGAAGGGCGCACTTACACTGAGAAGGCCTTTAGCTCCACCACCAAGAACCTGACGTTCACCAGTAACTACTCCAATGAGGCCGGTCAGACCGGGGCTTTGTCTCTGATGATTCGCGCCAAGAAAGACACCCGTGGCATTGACGTGTCCGCTGGGAGTAATCCTATTTCTTCTCACGTCAACGAGCAGGAGGTGATCCTCGACAAAGGAACCACCTACCTCATCCGCAAGATCACCCCGAACCAGAGCTTTGGCAAGGGCGGGATCAAGTACATAGTCGATGTCGATGTCATAGGGCACATTTGATGGCCTCCTACCTTGATCAGAACCCAGACAACCCTGAGTTTGTCGCCCGTGCAATTAGCTGCACCAACTGTGCATGGCGGCACGATGGGGGCGTCACCTGTGATGCCTTCCCATCGGCCATCCCCCTTCCGATCCTGTTTGGTGTCTTCGACCATCGGATTCCGTATTCCGATGATGAGGTCAGTGACGGCGGTCTTACTTTCACGTCTCTATTTGACCTTTGACAAACGTCAATAATCTGCTATACTCCACCTAAGAGAATCCTATGTACAAGAATGTCCTTAAAGCTGCCACCCCCGGCAGTCGTTCTGCCGCCTCTAGGAAGGCATGGCTTTCAAGGCAAAGGGCGCTGACTTCGGCGGCACCGTCTCTCGCGTCTCGACTGGCTAACCCAGATGGGGGCTTTACCTACAGCCCCACCACTGATAGTGAGCCGAAGACCGGGTATGCGGTGTCTCCGTACCCTCAGCACTCTTTTGCCAAGAAGGCCTCAGAGATGACAGCCCAGGATGTGATGGACTACATCATCTCCAAGAGGGAGGTGCTGTCTGACCCTGAAGCCCACATAGGGGCGTGGCACGATCCAGCCACAGGCACCGTGTACATGGACGTCTCTGTTGTGGTCAAGACGCCTAAGCAGGCCCGTGACCTATCCTTGAAGCACGATCAGATTGCGTACTTCGACATTTCGAAAGGTTCCTCTGTGACAGTCAATCAAAACGCTACCTCAGGTGGGGTCGCCAAGGGCGATCTCACCAAGAATGAACTGGTGCTGATGAATGGGCCAGGAGCCCTCACCGTGGACGGCATGGATCGGATTTACAAAGCCCTCACCGGCAAGGCTTTCACACCGTCCGAACGAGCCCAGGCACAAGCCAAGCTCACCGCCCCTCCTAAGCGGTAATTTGACAAACTGCCATAATCTGCTATACTCTCCCTATACCACCGGAGAGCCCATGATTCAAAACCCAAATAAAGACCTCGCAATCTCCACCCTGTGGGGTGGTGCCGTAGCGGATGCCATCGGAAACCCGCTTGAGTTTCGTTCCCTCGTTCTGTCGGCGGATGTTGACAAGGTGCTTGCCTCAGGTGTGCTGCACCCATCGGATGACACGCAGATGACCCTCTTTAACTACGAGGCCCTGCTACACGGGTGGTCTCCTAAAGACGCTGCGGTCTCTTGGTACGGGACTCAACGCCGCCCGTTCAAAAAGCAAACTGCCCCCAAGACAGGCTTGCTCTCTTTTCCGACGATGTATCGGGTCGAGGCCCCCGGCAACACCTGCATGGCCTCTTGTGCTTCCCTCTCCGTAGGCGCTCCGGTGACCAACGATTCCAAGGGGAACGGGACCGTGATGAGGGCTGCTCCTTTTGCTGTGATGGCCTACCTGCGCGGGCAGGCCGACGAGATGGCCTTCCTAGGGGCCAAAGAGGATGCAGAGATGACCCATAAGCATCCTGCAGCCGCCCTAAGTTCGGTGGCTCTGGCCTCCATACTGCTGAACCTGTTCCGTGGCACTCCGCTACCGGTGGCAGTGCTCCAAGGCCTCCACGTCTGTGGTCACGGCGGACTACTGGATGTCGTCTCTTCCATGCACAAGTACACCACCTACTCTGAGCTTCGATCTCAGGGTCGGGCCGGGTGGATTGCCGAAGAGGCCCTAGCGCTTGCCATCGGAGCCAACCTGCACGCACCTCAGACGTACAAAGACATCGTCTCAGCGGCCTGCACTGGTATCAGTGTCGACTCCGACACGGTGGCTGGCATCGCCGGTACCATCGCCGCTGCCCGTGGCATGCCTGCCACTCCTGAGCTTTGCAAGCGTCTATACTCTGCCGACGCAATCCAGTACATTGACGGCCTGATTCGAAACCTATCGGAGTGACCATGACCTACGCCAAAGTTCTCAAAGACTCAGCCGCCGCCACCAAGGCGTGGCAGTCCCGCGCCACGGGCCGGATGCCTTTGAAAGGCCACCCCTACCATGACAAGACCGATGCCGAATTGAAGGGCATTATTCAGGACGCCGGGGAGACGGCCCGGGTCCAGCGAGGGATGTCTTCGGAGGGTAAGTACCTTGATCAGGTGAACGACGCCACCACCGTGCTGTACCACCGAAAGCAGACAGGAGCCAAGCCTGTGGTGGCCAAGCCGTTGGCACAGCACAAAGCGACGAAAGACGAGATCAAGCACATGGGCTCTATCGCTGCCAGTCTCGGTATGTGACCTCCCTCAGGCATTAGCCCTGTAGAATCCGGCCAGAGCTAATCCCTCTGGCCTTTTCTTTGGAGGTTCCATGCCTGACATCGCCGTTTTCAAATCCGTCTCCCTGGACAAGCAAATCGTTTTTGCTGAGGTTTACGCCCCTGGGCGGCCCGATACCGACCGAGAGTTCATGACCTCAGACGAGATCGAGAAGATGGCCCATGCCTTTATGAAGTCCATGAAGCTGGATCAGGTGGATGAGCAGCACGACAACATTCAAGTGAATGGGTGCTGTGTGATCGAGTCCTTCATCGCCCGTAAGGGGGACCCCGACTTCATCGAAGGTGCTTGGGTCGTTGGCATGCACATTGACAACCCTGTGACCTGGGCCAAAATCAAGAAGGGTGAGATCAACGGTTTCAGTCTGGAAGCCATGGTCCGCAAAACTCCTACCGAGATCACCCTTGAGCTTCCACCGGTTCTGAGTGGATTGACCATGAAGGCTGATGGCCACACCCATGAATTCATGGTGGCTTACGACAGCGAAGGCAACTTTGTTGGTGGCAAGACCACAGAGCAGGACGGCCACTTCCATCTGATTCGCCGGGGCACGATCACCGAAGAAACCAACGGCCACACCCACCGTTTTTCTCACGTTGATCAACTTCAATTGCTGCCTGGACTAGCCTGATCTCAAGCTGTGCTACAGTTCGTCCAGTGCAGTTAATTTCACTGACTTGATTGCAGCAGCCGGAATGTTCTGCTAAAGTCGCGCAAACTTCAAAGAGAGCCCCCCGTGCCAACAATCACCATGAAAGCTACCGAGATGACCGACGCCAAAGTCGCTCGCATCTCATTGGTGACCAGGGCGGCTACTAGAATCCCCTTCCGAGTCATCAAGCAGGAGAAGCCCATGGCTAAAGCGTTCAAATCCCTCGACCTCTCCTCCGTGTTCAAGCGTGAGAAGCCTGTCGTTGTCCCTGAGATCATGGGCGTCATCACCATGAAGTCTGAGTCCCTGAAGACTCAAATCGCCAACGCAGGCTTCAAGGTAGAGAAGGCTGAAGAGATGCAAGACGGATCGGTGGTCTTCGCTCAGGCTGACGATGTCAGCGGGGAAAGCACTCTGGTCCGCATCTCTGAAGATGCCGTGCTGGCCGTCAAAGGTCTCAAGCCTTACATGATGGATGTCACTCTGGAAGACGGCACCTCGTTCGAAGACGTGTGCAAGGCCAGCGGTTTTGTTCCAGGCCTGGGCTCTTCCATTGACCTGTTGCGCGGCACGGTTCTGTCTCTGGCCGAAAAGTCAGAGGACCCAGAGGCCACGATCCTGGTGGTTCAGAAGATGTTTGATGAGGTGAGCGCGTATGCCGCCTCCCTGATCAAAGACCTCCCGGCCAGTGCCTTCAGGCTGGAGTACCTTGAGTCGGATGACGCTGTGGTCAAAGCAGCCCCTCAGTCGGCTGACTCCGAAGGGACTCCGGTGGAGCCTTCTGCTCCCGTGGTGGCTGCCGTGATCAAATCGGATGCTTCCGATGGCGACGAGGAGGCCTTTAAGGCTTGCGCTGGCTGCAAGACTCCTGATGTCTGCCTGAAGGCCCAGGCCTGCTCTGCCTCCTCGGCCACCAAACAAGACGAAGTAGCGACTCCTGATGCAGCCCTGCTGGCGGTTACCGCCCTGACTGCAAAGATGGATTCGCTGATGAATACTTTCACCTCCGCCCTCTCGGGTATGGGTGAAACCGTATCGGGTCTCTCTGACAAAATCGCATCTGTGGAGGCAGTAGCCAAAGCAGCTCGCGAGGCTGTCGAGGGCACCGTTGTGTCGGGTGGTGGAAGTGACGACCGTAGTCAAACCCGGAAGAGTGATGTGCGCCCCGCAGGACGAGAAATCGACACCGCATTCGTGGACGTGCGCCGCCGCCGCTGATCGGTAATCCGTTAGATTCAATCCTTTTTTTCCTTGGAGTAATCAAATGCAGAATCAAGCCCTTGTGCAAAAGGCTGATCTGGCTCTGGCGGACCTTGCCTCTGGTGGTGGTCTCCTGAACCCGGAACAGACTGACTCGTTCATTCAAGTCCTGATGGACAGTCCTACCATCCTGAACCGCGCTCGCGTGGTCACGATGAACGCCCCACAGAAGAAGATCAACAAGATCGGCTTCGGGTCGCGTATCCTCCGCGCTGCCGTGTCGTCTACCAACTTGCCTGATGTGGACCGCGCCAAGCCTGACCTGGGCTTCGTGCAACTCAACAGCAAGGAAGTCATCGCTGAAATCCACATCCCCTATGATGTGTTTGAGGACAACATCGAAGGCGGCAACATCACCGCCCCTATGGGCTCTTCGCCCGGTGGCATGCACGACACCATCATGACTCTGGTTGGCCAGCGTACCGCGCTGGACCTGGAAGAGCTTGGCCTGCTGGGTGACGTTGCCAGCGGCGACAGCTACCTTGCTCTGTGCGACGGCTTCTTGAAGCGTGGCGTTGCTCGGGTGGTGGACGGTGGCGCTCAGCCCATCTCGAAGAACCTGTTCAAGGCGGCTATCAAGGCCATGCCTGACAAGTACCTGCGTAACCGCAGTGCTTTGAACTTCTTCGTGTCGACCGACAACGAGACCGAGTATCGCGACACCATCGCAAACCGTGTGACCGGCCTGGGTGACAGTGCTCTGGTGTCGGCCAATGCTCTGAGCGTCTTCGGCTCCAGCGTCAACGCTGCGCCTCTGATGCCCAATGCCCGTGGCATGTACACTGATCCGAAGAACCTGATCTTCGGTATCCAGCGCCGTGTCAACATCGAGTACGACAAGGACATCCGCGCCCGTAAGTTCATCGTGGTGGTGACGGCCCGTGTCGATTTCCAGATCGAAGAGACCGACGCCGTGGTGCAGATGATCAACATCGGCTAAGCGCTGGGTTGGACAACGTGAGGGGGCTGGTGTTATGCTGGCCCCCTTTCTTTTTGTGTTTGAGAGGTAGGAGAGCCTAATGTCAACGATCAACATCAAGCTGGTGGGTGCGAGCACCTACCAAACCCTGACCACCGCCTATGTTGCGGGTAGGTGCTACTCAGTCACTCCCGAGACTTGGGCTCACCTGTCCAAGCAGCTATCCCTGGACTACCTGTCCCCCATGTTCGTAGAGGCCTCAGAGGCCGAGGCCCAGTCCGGGGTGGTCCAGTTGGTCGGCCTGTCTTCTGGCCCTGTGCTCACCGACAACCGTCGCCCTGATCGGCCTAACGTCCCGCTGACCCCTCTGGCAACCCACGATCTGAACGGGGTGGCACTGGTCTCTGATGAAATGGCACCCAGTGATCTAGAGGTATCCGGGGTGGTGACTTCGGACGGCACTGTTGACACTGCCTCCCATGACCTGACCACTGCGGACCTGAACCCTCAGGCCACGGGCCACGAAGGGCTGGACGACGCGGATGAGGAGCCCACTGCCGAGGTCAAGCCTAAGCTGGTGATCAACAAAAAGTCTATCGTGAAGGTCTGATATGCCTCAACTGGTGAAGGTCTCGGAGGTAGCCGAGGCAATGAGCAGCACCGATGTCTCGGGCATGGATCCAGCCATCGAAAGCGCCATCTCCCGGGCCATCATCAAGGTTGAGAACTTCCTGAAGACTTCTCTCGCCGCCTGTGAGGTGACCGACCTCTTCTACGTCAACGACTACACCGGGGAGCCCCTTGACGGCTACTACCGGTTGGTCTTGTCCAATGGATTTGTCCGAGGCAGTGTCTCGGTCTCTTCCATGCTGGGAGTGTCGGGCGACCCCACCGCCTCAGCAGGGGCCTTGTTCGACCTTCAGCGTGGCGTGGTGCGCGTACCCGTGGCAGAGGCTGGCCGCTACGTCTCAGCCACCTACCGGTCTGGGTACCTACCTGACGATGTGATTCATGAGCGTGTGAAGCAAGCCGTCATCTGTTTCACCCCTTTGCTGCTTCTGACCGCCTCCAGCAACCAGATCGAAGCCAAGGTGCTCCAGTCAGCCATGGACCGAGCCACGGCCCTTGATAGCTCCGGGGAGGCCATGCTTCTGGGTCTGCATCGCAAGGTGGGAGCCGCCATTCACCCGGTCAACAGCACGATCACCTACCTGACAAGCTGGACCCCATGATCCAAATCCAGATTCCTGAGCTAGAGGGAATCTTGGGTAGCGTCGAGCAGAAGCTCGATGAGGCCTTGAAAGAGGGCGTCCTGAAGTCAAACGCCCTGCTACTGAACCGCATCCGAACCCGCTTCCTGCAGACCAAAGACCCGGAGGGGGTTTTTTGGGAGCCGTCCTTTGCAGCCTTCCAACGCTCCATGTTGAAACGCAAGGGGGGTGGGGACACGCTTTTCGACACCGGGACGCTGTTCAACAGCATTCAACTGTTCAGCGTCAATCCCTATGAGGGGGCCATCGGCACTGATGTCCCTTACGCGGCCATTCACAATCTCGGCCTAGGCAATTTTCCAAAACGCGAGTTTCTTGGCTTTGGTATCCAGGACAATCGGATTGCCGTGGCAGTGTTCCTCAAAGAAGTACAGCAGGCTCTCAAATGAAACCCATGATTTCGTGTCTTGAAGACCTGACCTCCAAGGTTCAGCAAGTTGGTCAGATTGCAGGCCGCACCCTGTTTACGACCTCGATGGAGGCCTTGATCTCCGGAACCTCCATGATGCCCAAGCCCGCCGTAGGCTTCATGTATGAAGGGGCTCGCGCTCTGCAGTCGGAGGGGGCGGGGCGTCAAATCGGAGTCAGTTCTGAGATGGTGTTCTCAATCCTGCTGGTCCTTGAGCAGCCGGTCTTGAACATGAAGAAGGACAATGCCCCGTTGGCGCATGAGTTGCTAGACCTTCTGCGCCTGCAGATTCACGGCACCAGAGCCCCTACTGGCCACTTTTGGGCCTGGACGCTAGAGGCCCCTGTAGCTGTCAAAGGCACCACCGGCATCTGGCTTCAGCGCTGGTCAGTCCCGGTTCAGGTTACCCCCGCGAAGTGCTGACCTGTGGGCCGTTGCAATTAACTGCAACCGCTGTAGAATTCACCGGTCAGAACCCATTCACCTCCTACCTTCTTTGGAGAACTCCCCATGATCACTGTTCCAGAATCCCAAGCGCTGCTGTCCAACCCGGACTTGCTCGCCTCTTTGCTCCGCGAGGCTCAGGGCGTCAACATTGACGTGCTGGACGGTGTGGCTGCCGGTACCAAGATGAACGTGCCCGCCATGCGGACGGGAGACACCATCCGTAGTGCCATCGTGTTCAACGACACCTTCGCCCCTCCGACCCAGGACAAGGCCAACATCAGCATTGTTCCGACCACGGCGACCGGCACCCTTACCTTCTCCGGCAACCCAGTTGCTGGCGAGACGCTGGTGGTCAACGGCAACACCTACACGTTCCGCGCTGTCCCGACCAAGATCAACGAAGTGCTGATCACGACTGGCAACAACAACGCCATGGCCGCATCGCTGGCTGCTGCCATCAACGCCTATGAGTCACGCTATGAGTCGGCCCTGAACGGCGACGGCAACCGCACTCCCGGTGTGGCCGCTTCTGCCGCTGCCGCTGTGGTGACCGTGCGCTCCCGTGTCGATGGCCCCGGCAACGCTCCGACGATCACGGGTACCGCCACCCGCTTCACCATCGTGGGTTCGGGCACTGGCTCCGTGACCGTGACCTCCAACGCTGTGGTCGCTACCAACACCGTGGTGGTCAACGGAATCACCTTCACTGCCTCCGCTGCCCCTACGGGTGACGTGCAGTTCGCTGTGCGCGGCACCGATGCCCTGCAAGCTGCGGAAGTGGCCCGTGTCATCAACGCCTATCAGTTCAAGTACACCAACTTGGGCGTGAAGGCTGTGGCAGTCGGCGCAGTGGTCACCGTGACTCCTTCGACCGCACCTACCGGCAACGCCATCTCCCTGACCGAGGGCGCTACCAACGTGGCCGCTTCGGGCACGGGCTACCTGACCGGTGGTACCTTGGTCGGCGGTGTGACCTCCACCACCAACCTCGCAACCGCAACCCTTCTGCTGATGTGGTACAAGGCCTGATAGCCCGCCCTACTCAAGCACCAACCCCCATCACATTTAGGAGCACTCCATGAGCACTTGGGACGGAAACAACTACTACTACTCTGGCCAGGGCGTTGTCCTGCTGGGCAAGCGCGGCCCTGATGGCAAGCCCACTGGGCTGGTTCCAGTCGGAAACGTGAGCGCCCTCGCCATCAACATCGAGACCACGGTGTCGGAGCACAAGGAGTCTCAAACCGGGGCCCGTGGCATCGACAAGCGCTTGACCACGGAAACCAAGGCTGGCCTCTCGGTCACCATGGAGTCCTTCACGGCGGCCAACCTTCGCATTGCGTTGCGCGCCTCCACTGTGGTTAAGAAAGGCGCATCGGTGGTGGCCGAGGCTGTCAAGCTGTACATCGGAAAGGTGACTGGTCTTGCCAACATGAAGGTGTCGGCAGTGGCGGTCACCATGGGAGCCACCCCGCTGGTTGCCTACGTGAACGATGCCACTCCTTGGGACTACAAGCTGAATGCTGACGCCGGTTCTATCCTCCTGAATGATGGCAAGACCACGGCCTACTCTGCCGCAGGCGTCACGCCATCAGGGGCTACGATTGGAGCCACCACCACCATCACCGTGGCTAACACGTTGGTGGCTGGCGGCACTGTCCATTTGTACGGCTTCTCAGGTACTGGCGCTTCGGTGGTGAACAACAAGACCTTCACCGTGGTGTCCGCTACTGGTTCGGCCTTTGTCATTGCCGCAGACACCACTGCGTTGACCTTGACGGTCACCTCTGCCAAGGTGGTTTTTGATGGTGCTGCCTGTACTGTCAACTACACTTACGCAGACCAGTCTCAGGTGAACGCACTGACTGAAGGTACTGAAGACCTGTACATGCGCTTTGAGGGTCTGAACACGGCGGAGAACAACGAGCCTGTTGTCGTTGAAATCTTCAAGTTCTCGACTGACCCTCTGCAGCAGTTGGCTTTGATTGGTGACGAGATTCAGCAGTTTGAGTTGCAGGGCAACGTGCTGGCAGACCCCCTGCAAACCTCGGGCTCCAAGTTCTTCCGTCAGACCCTGCTGGGCCTCGGAGCCTGACCCTGGTGTGAGTTAAGTGCGGGGGGCTTAGGCTCCCCGTTTTTCTTTGTGTTGTTCTGAGAGGAAATGTATGTCGTTGTCTGATCTGTTGCCTGTCCCTGCTGCGGTCCCTGTGGGACGCGGCGAAGTCCATGTGGTAGGGCTCTCGTTGGAGGCCATCGTCTCCGTGTTCGTGGCTCACCGGGCTGACTTTGAGAAGTTCTTGGACCTGAACCAGTCACTCGACGTGACCGAAGTGGCTGCGACTGCTCCTCGCATGGTCAATGAAATTCTGTACGTGGCCTTGTCGAAGAAGTTCTCGGTGGAGGAGGTCTCAGCCTTGCCACTTCACCTTCAGGCTGACATCCTGGCCAAGTGCATGGAGTTGACGGTACCCGACCCAAAAAAGCTCCAAGGCCTCGTATCGGCGGTGTTCAAGGCCCTGCAAAAGCCGCCCCAAAACGCAAGCCCGACAAGCCCTCAGTTGCCATCCAACGAAGCATCGAAGAGCTTGTCGAGCGACTGATCGCCAATGGTCACCGCCTGGAAGACATCAAGGGGTACACCCCTCGGCAGCTTTTCAGGTTCGGTGAGCTGTTGTCACAGAGGCAGAAAGTGCTAGACCAGAATCACATGGTTATGGCTCACTTGGCTTATCATGCGGAGGGGAAAGAGTTCCACAAGGCCATCAAAAGTATCGAGAGCCAGACATGAGTACAAACGTCATTGAAGTTGTCCTGAAGGCCCGGTCCGAGCTAGGTCGCGGACTGGGTGACGCCAGGGTTCAATTCAATGGCCTCCGTGACTCGTTAGGGGCTCTCAACACCGGGGCCACCCAGGCCACCACCGCTACCCGTGATCTCGGAGAGCAGGCATCTCAGACGGCAGACCGGATGACAGCCCTGGTGAGCAATGTGAGCCTGCTGGTTAAGGGCTTCATTGGTCTGCAGGCCATTCGGGTGGTCAAAGACTTGGCTGACACCGCCGCCAGGGCCCAGGTGCTTGGTACCGTGCTTCGGGTGGTGGGTACCAACGCTGGGTTTAGCGTCGACAACCTGAACAAGGTAGAGAAGTCTGTCCGTGACATGGGCATCACGGCGTCCGCTGCCCGTCAGACTCTGACCCAATTGATTCAGTCCGGTCTGATCAACTCGGAAAACTCTGAGAAAGCCGCCCAACTGGCCCGTGCCAGCCAGGACTTGGCCGTTATCTCCGGGCAAAACTCTTCCGAGACATTGCAGAGGGTGTCTCTCAATATCCAGCAGCTTGACACGGTGGGTCTGAAGTTTCTCGGACTGATTGTTGACATCAAGACTGCCGAGCAGGACTACCGGATCGAGACCGGTAAGATGGTGGGTGAGCTTACCAAGCAGGAAAAGCAGCAGGCCCTGCTTAACGCAGTTCTAAAAGAGTCTCAAAAGCTGTCTGGCACCTACGAGGCCTCTCTAGGAGACGTGTCCAAGCAGTTGTCGTCGCTGGCCCGCTACCAGGAGGAGGCCAAGCGCGGTATCGGTGAAGGCCTATTGCCTGCCTACCTTGCCTTGACGGAGGAGTTCACCAAGTTCCTGAAGAACCTGAATCTGGTCACCGACGAGCTAGGGGGGCAGTCTCAAGGGGCCATCAACCTGGGCAATGCGGTTCGCACCTTGGCCGCCTCAGTTCGCGGTGTGGTTGAAACCCTGATCGAGTACCGGTCTGTCATTGGGACTCTTGCTGCGGCCTATGCGCTGCTCAAGGTACCAGCGGCTTTCTCCGCCATCCTGAGTCTTTTCGTGAGTGCTCAGCTACGCGCCCAGTCTCTAGCGACTTCCGTTGCCTTGGCACGCCTCTCCTTGGTGTCTTTAGGGTCGGCGGCACCCATCGCCGGTATCAGCAAAGTAACCTCCGCCCTATCTCTGCTACGTCTAGCCGCTGCGGGCGTCACCACGGCGGTCCTAGGGGCCTTCACGGGCTTTGCTATCGGCACTGCTCTCCGGGAAATCCCCATAGTCTCTCAATTGGCGACTTTTGCCATCAATTTGTTGGTAGGTTCCTTCGAGCAGCTTGCTCTTTCTTCCGAGTTGGCCGGGGTCACGATCACCCGGTCCATGGTCAAGCTGTTCAACTTCATCACCCGAGGAGGCACCGAGTCCAGTCGCGCCATGCTCAAGAAGCTGGATGCGGATGCTGAGGCTATTCAATTCCGGGCACGGCAGATCAGCGATGATGTCTCCACCTCGTTTGCTGCCATCGGCTCCGACCCTACGGAGTCAACGACCAATCTCAACATGGCTCTTAAGGTGGTGGAGTCCTTGGAGGCCGTGTCGACTGAGGCCAAGAAAGCCAGCCAAAAAATAGTGGAGCTTCGCGCCCTGGCCTCTAAAGGGGACGGAGGGGCTGAGGCCTTACTGGTGGCTCAAGAATCCAAGCTCAAGGCACTAGAAGCCAAGAAGAAGGCCCTAGACAAAGAGCTTCAGCGCCTGCGAGGACAGATCGCCCAGCCTGAGCTTGATCAGCTAAATGTCGCCCAGTTCGACTCCAAGGCGGTTATCTCCCGGGCCGAGAAGGATTTCAAAGACATCACCGATGCACTGGCTACCTCTCGTGAGAAGTTGGGCTTGAATGATTTGGTGCTGTTCGAAAACACCACCATCGCTGCTGAGTTCAGTGGAGGGCTGGGGCAGATACAGACACTGATCGACGGGTTCCTGTCCCCCTCCTTGATGAATATCGACGGAGAGGCCAAGGCCGCCGCCGCTAGTCTCAATGAGGTGGTCTCGGCCCTACGAAATCAAGCAGGCAAAGCCACCACGGCGGACGAACTCTACTCAGTTCTTCAGAAGATCGGCCCTGAGCTTTTGGTTCAGTCCGCCCGCTTGCGCGAGTTGCGGTCCAACCTGTCCTTTAAGGAGGGGGAGGCCACCATCAAGCAGTTGGACGAGGCAGTGATTGGTCTGTCCTCCAGATTGCAATTAGCTGCAACAGCCAGCAAGAACTTGTCAGACCTGACTGGGGATCAGCAGTCAAGGTTTCGCCAACTGCAAGAGGCCATGCTCGGGTACGGTCAGTCGCTGGGTAGTAGTTCCGGCTCGGTGGTGGACCTCAACCGGTCTCTTGCTTCTCTTCGCGACACCTCTCTGCAGACGGCGCAAATTCAGACCACGGCCTCTCAGCAAGCGAGCAACGCTGCTAGGGCGGAGTACGCCACTCAACTGGCAAACCTGAATCTCGTGGCCGAGCGCAAGCGGGCCCTGGTTGTCAGTGAGTACCCTACTGCCGAAATTCAGGCTCGCCGCTTGACTCAGTTAGAGGCTGGTAACCTGCGAGAGCGCGAATCCCTGGCTCGCACCTACTACCAAAAGCTGCAAGGACTGCAATCCGAGGCGTTTGATAAGTACAAGGCCTCACTGGACAAAGTGAAGGGCCTGGATGAGACCTTACGCAGCACAGAGCGCGAGGGGCAGAACGCCCTGCGTGAGCTTCGTCGCGAGGGACTCAGCGATGCCCAGCAGTACGCTGACCGCCGCCAAGAGGTGGAAGAGCTTGCCTCACAAGCCACCGAGGCCACTCTGCGCAAGGACTTTGAGCTTGCTCGCGAACTCAACTCCCGCCGCATCGAACTGGCCAAGGGTCTGGTCAACGGAGCGGGGGTGAATGAGGAGGACTCTAGGCGAATCGCTATTGAGGCGACCACCGCTGCCTACGAGGATCAGGAAGCCGTCATCAAGCGTCAGCGGGCAGAAGCTGTCAAAGCCGCCAAGGAGCAGCAGGACACTTACGCTAACTTGACCCGGGCCTTGGACGAGCTTTCGTCTAATCTGACCGGCATTGCTTCTGAGCAGATCGTCAAGATCAATCTTGAGGTCTCAGAGGACTCCTTGTCCGCTGTGACGGCTCAAGTGGAGGCCATTCAGCAGGCCATGATTCAAAAGGCCGTTGAGCTAAAGCTGGTCGTGGACCTTGATGACACCTCTCTGAGCAACGTCTTCAATCAGCTTCGCAGACAGTTCAAGGACTTGTCCATCACGGTGAAGGCCGACTTGTCGAACGCCCGTGGCATCCAGAGCAACGCCGCTGGAGGCCGCATCCGTGGCCCCGGCACCGGCACCAGTGACAGCATCCTGTCTTGGTTGTCCAATGGCGAGTACGTGGTCAAGGCAGCGGCTGTGCAGCGGTACGGCGCTGGGTACTTCGACATGCTCAACTCCATGGCGCTCCCTTCCTATGACCCTCCTGCATTTGCCACCGGAGGTATGCTCGGTGCTTCCCCGCAGACCACACGCGATGTAGTGGATGTCAACCTGAACATCGGCGGCAAGAAGGTTAGCCTCTTCGCAGAGCGCAGTCAGGCAAGTCAACTGGTGGATGCCATCTCTAAAACGAAAGCCTGAGCATGATCACCTTAGGATCACTTACCCTTGCCAACGGCCTCATGTGGGCTGAGCAGTTCCATTACACCGGCATCGTGCAGGAGGTTCGCCCTACTCTGGGCGGTACCCCTAAGGTGTACAGTGGTCGCATCGGGGGGCCTATGCCGATCACCTTGTCCAGCCTTCCTGATCAAGGCTGGCAGACAGTTCAGACTGTTCGGGAGCTTCAGGCTATGGCAAAATCCAACGGTCAGTTTCCATTGGTCTTTGGTAGCTACTCGTTCCTTGTCGGCTTCCGTCACACGGACTCTCCGGTGCTGGAGGCAACCCCACTGATCCCCAGGACCCAGCTTTTGGACGACGACTACTGCACCGTGGTCATCAAGCTGGCCTGCTATTCCCCTACCTAAGGAGTTCCCATGAGTATCCAAGCCAGTGAAATTGTGTGGCGTCAGGCCACCGAAAAGTCTGATGCCAGTTCCAACGGCGGGCGCATGTCTTCCGTGGCGATCCCTACCGGGGTTAAGAACGCGCTGTTCCCCAGCGCCAGTCAGTCGGAGCGCACGGCTGGCAGTATCAAATACCGCAAGGCGTTTGCCCACGTGGCCAATGATGACACGTTGACTCTGCTGGAGGGCAAGGTGTTCTTGACTCGCCCCACGCCGGGGGACGACCGCATCACGATCTTTCCGGCCACCCAGACTGACACTCAAGCCGCAGTCACGGGCTCGGAGCCTCAGTTTGGTATCGGCACCCTGAACGCCAACGTCAGCGCCTCAGCAACCACCATGACGGTTCTGGTGGAGGCGGCAGCTGACAACATCTTCCGCACCGGCATGACCGTCCGCATCAGCGACCGGCAGACCATTGAGGGAGTGGGCAACGAGCAGTTTCTGGTGCTGAGCGCCAACGCCACCTACTCGGGCAACGTGGCCACCCTGACGTTCACGACCACACCGCTGGCTTTCTCGTTTCTGGCGGCCACACCCACCTACGTTAGTTCTGTGATCATGTCTGGGTCAGTGGTTCCGACGATCACCGACTGGGCAGAGGCGAGTGGCACGGGCACTTACGATGAACTGACGTACCCAGTGCTGCCCCATGGCATCGGTAGTGTCCAGCAACTGTGGACCTTGACGTTCACCAGCAGCACCACCTTCACGGTCTCGGGCGACACCCTGGGCACTGTCGGCTCTGGTAACGTGAGCACCAACACGGTCCCTGCCAACCCCGCGTTTGCCAAGCCCTACTTCACGCTGCGCATGGCTGGCTTCGGCGGTACCTGGGCTACCGGCAACACAATTCAGTTCCGCACCAGCCCCGGGTCCGTCCCGGTCTGGTTCAAGCGGACCATCCCTGCCGGTGCCAACAGCCTGAGTCAGAACTTTAGTCGGGTCGGTGTTGACGGCGAAAGCGAATGAGTCTCGTAAAGTCCGATGTCCTAGCCCAGTTCAGAACCGAGGACTCCTACCGGGGGTCAGTTCTGACGCTGGAGCGGGACCCTCTGGCTGCCCCCTACGGCCACGTTTTTATCCGGCTGTACCATCAAGGCCCGTTCCCACGGGTCGTCAGCACCAGCGGATTCCCTGCCAACGCCGTGGCCTCAGACGTGGTGTCGGACCACACGGAGAACTTGTTTTTTCAGGGGCAGGACTCAGCCAGCTTTGGTAGGCCTGTGGTGCAGAATGCCAGGGTGCTTCAGGTCGGTAGGTTTCTTGGAAATACCGGGTTGCCCGTGGACGGTGTGAACCTGACGGTCAACGAGTTGACGGGGGAGATTCGAGCCAACCAGCAGGTGTACGGCACGGCGCAGGCCACCTACCAAAGCCGGTACACCCGACTCCAGTGCGCGTTCCAGAAGCTCCAGGATGCCTCCGGTAGTCCCAGCGACTACGCACCGATGGTGGTCATGGCGTTCAACACCTTCGGGGAACGGGCGTCCATCAGCCTGGACCCTCCGAACCGGAATGATGGCGGGGCATCTTACGGGGCTTATGATCGCGCCACGGGGGAGAGCCTGCTGGTGGAGTTGGATAACAAGTTCCCGGTAGCACTGGCCCACAATGATTCTCGTAGCAAGCTGGCCGCTATCGCTCGGCTGTTTGTCTACGGCTATGGTGATGCGCTTACCGTCCAGACCAGTCTGGGGGCTACGGTGTCAGGCGGGTTTGAGACCCTGGACATGGTCGAAGGCGTCAGCTTTAACGGGAGCCAGAGCCAATCGGTGCGCTACCCCCCTGTGAACGGGATCAGTGTCGCCTCTCAGGGGCAATTCTTTAGTGAGTTCACCAGTCCGTTCTCCCCTATGTTTGTTGCTGGAGGTTCCAGGGTGAGCGTAGTCCAGTGGCGTGGCTATCAGCGGTACTCCCTAACCGGCGACCGGGCGACCGCCGCCAACGAGGTTGTCTGCACCTCTGGGGGTGGGGTGCCCGTACCCGCTACCGGACTTGCCCGGGCCTCCTACAGCACTCGTAGGCAGTCTCTGACCTTACGCTGGGTGAGGGATGATGCTGCGTGGTTTGAGCCTGTTGTGGTGCTAGTCCGAGACTCCAAGGGGCGTTCCGGCACCTTGGTGGTGTCTCCTCCTAATAGACGAGGTGTCTGATGGACATGCTGTACCGGAACATGGAGGAGGTCTCTCGCGTGGTCGAAGAGGTGGACGTCACCGAGGACGGACAGTACAAGAAAGACCGCACCCCTGAGGACTACGGCGGCTCGCTGCTCAAGATACTCATCGTTCACCGTGTGACGTTGGCAGACGCCAGTGGCCGACTACTGACTCTGAAGTTTTCCAACCCAGAGCCTAAGAACAAGGTCAAGGAAACCGAGGGCCTTGCAGGCTCTATCACGTTAGACGGCAATCAGATTGCCTCTGGGGCCGGTGGCGATCCCCGCACCTGGACTACCGTGAGGAACCCCACCTTATCTCCTAGACTGGCCTCCCTGGTTCAGGATGTGGAGGAGCTTCAAGCCCAGGATGGCATATCCGGTTCAGTCTCATGACCGAGAACGCCCTTAGTCCATTTTCTCAGGTGGTGCTCTACGAAGGCGTCAACACCAGTGGCTTCCTGGGCAAGCCTCGGGCAGATCAATTTCACGCCGGGTGGGGTGAGCCCTTTAAGGACAGCGAGGGCAATCCGATCAAGCCCGGTACGGTCGGCGGCCCGTACCCCCACGCCACGTTACAGAAGAGAAACGGCAAGTGGGGTCTCTTGCAGAATAAGCGCCTGCAGTCGGTAGGTCCCATCAGTTGGTACGGTAAGCACCGCACCACCAAGCCAGACGCCAAAAGATGGGTCCTCAGCTTCCATGGGCCTATCAGCCGCCATTTCCCCTCTGATTTTGAGTACGGCACCTCGGCCACTCACAATGAGGTGTACTTCGAAGGCGGCCTTGCTGGTATCGCTCCCGGTCCTGTGCTCGGGGCTGCGTTGCAATCAATTGCACTGCCTGACAAGCCGGTGGTGCGCTGGCTGATGGTGGTCTGCCTGTATCAAGGCGGTGAGTCAGTGTTCAAGCGCCCATTCAAAGGGGCTCTGTACTTGTCTCAGACCGACCCAGAGACCATCGCCGCACTGCAGAACTTCAAGGACGAGCAGCACCCTGATGGCTGGGAAACCATCGGGGGTGTTACCGGGATTACCGAGTACGACCGGGCCAAGACCCCCTGGTTCTTTAACGAGAGCGGCACCGAGGCCCAGTGCCTCAAACTGAAAGATAAGTTTGGGCTGGACCCTGAGGGAGCCCCCGTGACCGAGAAGGCCGGGGACCGGTTTAAGCTCACAGTGGGCCAGTTCAGCGTCTCCACCGCCGCCTTGGGCAACGATGAGCCTTTCAAGTACACGGCCTCCGGAACCAGTACCAACACGGGCCTATGGACCAGTCCCGTAGACCCTTTTGGATTCCCTCACACGTGGGAGGAGAACAACGTCCAAGTCGAGTGGAAGATGGAGGGCAAGCAGGTAGTGGCGGTGGACTACGTAGGGGATACTGAGGTGGTAGTTCGCATGGTGATTGATACCCTCCTGCGATTCGACAAAGACCACATGAAAGGCGTAGATGACGTGCACGGAATCTCTCCTCCATCCCAGCAGGGTCCTTGGGACAACCGCAATCAGTACAATAATCCTAACGACATCGGAGTCGACCGAGAGAACTTCTCAGTCGGAGACCATTCTGCTGGAACTTGGTATGCGGGGCAGGTGTTGACCACCTTGGAGTGGACCATCAATCAAGTGGAGTATGTCCTTCCGATTGAAAACCAGATTATCCAGACCTCTGACATGTTTGATGGGAGGCCATACACCCCTCCTAATCGAGTCATGTTTTTTCGACAGAACCAGATTTACTACCTTCGCTACCTGGACGTTAGGGGCGACGGCTTTTTGGCAGCACGTCTCTACGTGTACAAGAACTTCGTCACCGAGACACGAAAGTCTGAGATCGAGGTTGAGATCACCGACACTGACTTCCAAGACGACAAGGTACAGCCCTATCTACAGGCTACGGATGTATGGGGGTCCGCACCATTGGTATCCACTAGCACCCTGCTGCGCAACAACAGCACTGCCTTCAACGCTGTTCGGGCGCTACCGCCCACGTGGACGTACTCGGTAACGTCTTTCATAGGGAGCCGACCCACGTACAACGACACAGCCGTGAAGGGGGAGATTCCCTACCCTGACTGGTATCCTGCTTCCCTTAGCCAGTTATACAATGGCTGGTATGGAATGAAGCTACTGAAGCATCAGCACCTGACCGACAACTGCGGATTCGCCCACCGTGAGGACGGTTCCTGGGTCGTCTCAGGTGTGTTTTTGGACTTTGACAGCAAGGCGTTGAAAGAGATCAGCGCGAGTTCGCCCTTCGACATCGAGTCCCTGGCCTCTGCCGCGATCTTCCACCCTTTAGGCGAAATGTGAGGCCAGCATGCCAGTATCCGCATCAGACATCGTTTTCAAGAAAAGTCAGCACTCGGCTGTTGGCATTTCATCCTTAGGGGGCGTGGTCGCTGCCTCGGTTTTTTCTCAGACTGCGACGGCACCCTCGCTGGTGACCGGCGTGACCGTTATGAGCGCCAGCAACAACACCCCCGGTCTTGGCCAGTTGAGCTACAACCCTTCTACCTCCGCGTTGCAATGGCAGCCACCGAACTCGGTGTCTTCTAGCGGGGTGATTGTCCTATCTAGTGGGGTGTACACCTTAGGCGGAGTCGAGGGCTTCTTGACGGTGAGCGTGGTGTTCTCCAGCCTGCCTACCATCTACCGGGTGGAGACGCTGACGGTATCCGCCAGCATGAACAACGTGTTCAATGACGTACAGCCAGCACAGGCGTTGATTGGTGACGTGCAATACCGGTGCCTGTACCTGCAGAACAATCATCCGACGAACACGGCGTCGGCTATCAAGCTGTTCATTCAGAACCAGCCTGCTGGCCCTCAGGTTCTAGCCATTGGCTTCAGCGCGTCTGAAGTGGCGGGCAACGGGACGACCACAGGAGTCGCGCAATCAATTGCAAACTCCTACACCGCGCCTACCGGTATCGTATTCACCAGTCCGAGCACTCCGAGCACCGGCCTAGACTTCGGGGCACTGACTGCCGGACAGGTGCGGGCCTTCTGGCAGAGACGCACGGTCCCTGCAAACGCTTTCGGCCAGATCACGCTCACCCAAGCCACGGTCGGCGCCGCCTTGACCGCCTGACCATGCCCGGAAGACTTGCCCCTTATAGCGTCAACCTTCTGATAGACAGGGTGTTTCGGGATGGCTATGGCTCGCTCCCTAGCTGGTACCTAGGGCTTCTGACCCAGGAGCCCCCGCTAGACGGCACGTATTTCATCTACCCTCGCTCGATGGAAGTCACGTACACCGGGTACGCCCGCCAGCTTGTCACCTGGAGGAACACCAATGGGGACACCACGGGCAACCCTAGCAGTGGGACATCTGGGGAGACTACCCCAGTAAATCACATCTACTTCCCTGTGTGTACCACCAGCACCCAGTTGATAACTCACGTGGTGCTCTCTGACACCACTACGTTTAGCACCGACTACAACTACGGGTACGCGTATGTTGAGTTGGATACCCCGATTCAGCTGCAGGCCACGTCTCCTGGATTCTTCCCAACGATTTCCCCCAATGCTTTGAGGCTGGCGTTCAGATGACCCCTACCGTAGACCCCTCCGTGTTCGTTGAAGAGCAGGGCAGAGACTACCGGCTGTACCGCAACGTCCAGACGGGTCGACGCTGGCAGGTGTTCGGAGAGTGCAGCAAGCGCGGAAGTTGCACGAATCATGAGCCAGTGGACGAACTGCCGGTGGTGACCCCTGAGGTGATTTGCGAGTGTCCGTTGAGCTTCACCGAACTGCCACCAGCCCGCCCCTCCTGACCGACCATGCCTACGACCTTCTGGTTCGCCACGAACACTGCCGGTATCAAAGGCCCGGGCACGTACCCGACGCTGGCGACTGAGTACGCGAGTCTGGCTCCTACGATTGCGGTGACCACAGAGGGTGCGATGATTCCGCATACGTGGAGGGCGGTTGCCAATCTGAGCAGGAACAGCTTGAACAACACGTCTGCCCAGCGGTGCAGGTTCGGACGGTTCTTCAGCGCTCCGTTCACAGAGGATTACCTGTGGGTGAATCCCGTGAACAGCGCTGGTGCGATCAAGTTCTTCCTGAGTGACTGGGAAAACAACCTGAACGCGAACCACGCAATCCAGCAGGTGTGCATCTACGCTTGGCGACCCAGCACCGGGGCGGTGGTAGGCTTTCTGTCCACGGTAGCCAACACGCTGGCAGGCTCAAAAGAGCCAACTGCGATCAACACGATCCAGAACACGCTGGGAGAGTTTTTCACCACCGCAGGCAACCTCCAGATACTGGCAGGCGATATTCTGGTGTTTGAGCCTACGGGCACGTTTACCCAAGCAGCGGCCACTGCGTACACCATCCGGTTCTACTACGGTGGGACGACCGCTATTTCTTCCGAGAACACGACTAACACGACCCCGGCGAGTCGAGTGGTGTTTCCCTACGATCTCCCTATAGGGTTCCACCCTAACGTGGCCAAGGGCTCGGCGGCCCTCACGGCCTCCACCATGTACGGGAACTTTCTGTTCTTGAGCATCCCGGTAACAGCCACGATCACCGCTCAGTTGGTGGATGGTTCGTACCTAGCGGCATCGGGTAAGGCTACCCTGACAGCACCGGCCCTGCCCAACCTGCTGACCCAAGTCCAGTTCTCTGCCCTGCTGCAATCAAGTGCAACGCAGACCGCTAATATCCGGCAGACGCATGAGCTACAGGCCACTCTGAGTTCAGAGGGCAACTGCGTCGCCCTTCCTGAGTCCGTGTCTGTCGGAGACTCGCTGGCCCTCTACTACTCGGGTACAGGCACGGCCAGTGACCCGTCCACCAGCCTTGGAGGGGCCATCGGAGCCCCCTACGTGGATCAGACGGTGGTCTTCGATCCAGAGCTTCCACCGTCCTTGGAGTTCGTGCAGTCAGTGGGCATGCCTCCCGGGACTCACACGTTCACTCTGGACCCAAGCTCCTACGGTCTGATTTGGGAGATCAACCCGCTGTTTGTGCGCGAGGGCACGTACGTACCCGGTCAAAACTTCGTGGTCGTTGGGGATAGTAGTAGAGGGTTCATGGTATTCCGTGTGATCAACAGGACACTGCTTTTAGCCACTACATTCACGGCTACAACCACCAACCGAAGCAACAGCCTGTTCCGCAGCCCTCCATCTCTGGGTGACGACACAGGTCTCTACCGCTGCCTGTACATATTCAACCACACTACCCAGGATGTCGAGGGAGTTCAGTTGAGCCTGCTACCCTCGACCACCGGAGAGACCATTGGGATCGGTACCGAGTTCGTGTCCAACATAGGACTGAGCCAATTCAAGCGCTCGGTCACAGTTCAGAACTGGGCGACCGACATCACGGCTCGGGGCGAGAACCTGCTCCTGCTGCCCGTCCTCCAGTCGAGCCTTACCCTGAGTTCCCTGGGAAACCCGTTGGTGTTCTCCACCCGTAGGCGCTCCCAGGTCACAGATGGTGCGGTGCTACAGGTCCCGCTGACACTGGCGGACGAGAGAGATAGCACGGGGGCGCTGTCGGAAGTACAATTTGGGCCTACCATCGACTGGCCTACGATCTCAGCAGGCAGGGGCGTGACCTTCTGGGTCAAAAAGGTACGGCCAGCAGGACTCACCCTACCTATACACCAGCGTGTTGGTTTCCGACTGACCGGCAACTTTTGAAAGACTAGACCATGGCAGGAAGATTCAGCGTTTACGGGGCCAACCAAGTTCTCAACAAGGTGCTGCGGGCCAACGATTTCACGCCATCCACCAGCTACTGGATTGCTCTGTTCAGGGCTGTGACCGATACCGCCCTGCGAGCCAACAGTCCTGGTACTGCGGACGAGGTCCCAGGGGCAGGCTCTTACACTCGCCTCCAGATTCGGGGGGCCACTGGAATCACGTTTTCTTCGTCAACACTGGCGGAGAGCGAGTTGTCTGCCGAGATCGCGTGGCCTGCGGCTACCGGTTCGTGGGGCACAGTCACCCGCGCAGCTATCATGGATAGTTCAACTATTGGGGCAGGCAACGTCATCCTGTTCGGGTCGTTGACCACGCCCAAGGCCGTGGACATCGGAGACACCTTCAGGGTTCCTGTCACGCTGTTCAAAGTCAGACTGTGATTCATGGCACTGTTCTTGGACGTACCGAGGGTAGTAGCACGGGAGTGGGCTGCCGTAAGCACTGAGTACCCCTCCGGTCAGACCTCAGATTCGGCCTTCATCTCCTTTTCCGACATCCAGATGGCTCTGGATGCAGATACCGGTACGTTTGGGTATCTAGCGCAAACCCGAGACACGCTCATAAGAGAGTCTTTCTCACGAAACTATCGGTCAGGCCCCGCGATCTTTGACGGGGGTGTCGGCTCCACACAGGTTTCCCCCAGTCACCTACCTCGCCCGGCTCTTAGCCTGCGGACCTCGGGCCTTGGAGTGCCTCTGTACACCTCTGGGCAGAGGTGGATGGCGGAGTATTCGGTTGACAGGTCGTTCGTGTCCTCCGTGGTGTACTACAACGGAGTGGACAGCACCCTCTTTTACTTCGCCAACTCCAATCCCTCAGCTGTGCCGTCTATTGGGCTGGATACCGGCCTAAAGCACACGTATAGGTACGGGGTAGACCCTCACCTGATCCCGTTTAGCTCGACCAACGTCTGGATTTTTACCAACCGCTTTGACGCCGGATCAGGCCTAGATAGACAAGTCCACCTAGCCGTCTGGGACGGCACTTCTGTAGTTAGCGAGACCCGTCTTGACCTAGGGGCCACTCCTATAGAGGGGTATCAGGTGGTCCTTGGGCCTCACGGAGTGGTGTACCTGTCGTACTCCACTGGGGTGCTTGGTGAGGACAGCGTTGCCTACCTCCGAGCTATCGACACGACCACTCTGACGCTCTCAGCAGTCTTGTGGACCAAGACCAGCCTCTCTGGTACAGGGGTGACCTACTTCCCTCAGACCGTTAGCTGTAACAAGATTCACACCGTGGGAGGGGTCAACTATCTGGTGTCAGACTTCATGGAGGAGATCACGGTCCACTCTTTTGCGACCGCTACCCCGACAGTCCTCACGCTAACTCAGTCTGGCGCTATGGGGTCTCCCGGGTTTTCTACAGTTGCAGTAGAGGCCGACCCGGTGTCCGACACAGCACACGTGGTCTCTGTTGGAGCGTTCGCAACCTCCCCCCGGACCCAAAGGATCAACGTATCTCGTAGCTCGGTGGACATCACATCCCTAAGTTGGAGTCCGTCTTCAAAGGCAGCGCTAGAGCTACCATCCTTCGATGCAAGATTCCCTCCAGGCACCACGCCCACGCTGTACACCACGTACAGGCCTGACATCACTTACTGCTATATCCCCAGCCACTCTGGGTCAAGCAGGGAGAGTTTCCTGTTCTACGGGATCACGGAGCAGCTTACTGCTAGTCCCTTTACAGCATCGCTCGGAGCCTTCTATGTCCGCTTGAAGAATTGGAATGACCCCACAGTCATCAGCGGGGAACTCGACCTTGACGTGACCACTGACGTGCCTGATGTCACTGCCGTCTGCGACTACCGCGTAGGGATGGATGCGGCCCTCGAAGCGGACGTGATCACAAGTGCCCAGCGCCAGAGGGAGATCACGTGGTACACCCGGTGGCAGGCGTCTGAGATTGCGTCTGGAGACAGCGAGGTCATCATCGAACTCACGGACGAGCCCGACCTTCAGATAGACGGGACCACGGACATCGCGGAGGTGACTGAGTGGGGTGAGGTCATCATCGAATTGGCGGGCGAACCTGGATTCGACTTCCCTGCTGAGGTATTACGGTTCATCGACGCCGAGGCCGACATTGACCTGCTCACTGAGGTTGAGATCGACGCCCTGTCTGAGCGGCCCCAGGTGATCGTCGGACTCACCCTTGAGTGGCTGTACACGGGTGTGACGTTCGTGCAGGACTTCATGACCTTGCTGAACGACGAACGGATGCGGGCGAGGGCCCTAGGCCCCTACCTAGAGGTTGGGACTGACTCCATTAGCCTTCGTGCGCTACATACCCTGGACATTGCGGAATTCCATAGTCGCCAGATGGAGTCTACGGCGGTGTTCGCCCACTCCAGTAGCTCCTTTGCCCCCGGCCTACAGAGCATTGCGCAGCGGGTAGGTCTTATCGCCGCACGTGGCTCAGAGAACATCTTGTTCTTTGGCTCGACCGGGTTCGTTAGTGGTTCTGAGGCGCTACCATCGGCGGATCAGGTGTTCACGGCCTGGAAGAACAGCCCGCCCCATTACCAGAACATGGTCTACAACTGGGGAGGGGACGAGGGACTGGTCTACTCCAATCTAGGGGTTGTCATCGGGCAGATGCCCTCCGAGTACAGCACGGGCTACGACGATTTCACTGCCGTCTATTTCACGAACAACTTTCTGGTTATCAAGGAGACCCCTGTGGAAACCTCACTTACGCAATACTGGGGTTTCAATGGCATTGATGCCACCTTCTTTACTCAGACTTGGAACAGTTCATATTTCCAGCCCGTAAGGTCTGAGCACAGTATCAACTACGCTCTCACCATGGCCTCTGAAGTGGCACTGCCCTACGGCGGTTCGGTCGCTAGGGAGAGTGAGTTTCCCTGGACATCTTCTATTCGGTCTGAGGTAGACGTCCCGTACTCGCTTTCTAGTGCCAGGATAAGCACGGAGAACAGTCTGCTGTGGTCGTTGGACCGGGTTCGGGCTTCTGCAGAGCAGTCCTTCACATACTCGGCAGCGGTATCTGCTGAAGAGGCTTTTAACCTGGGCTTCCCTGCCAGGGTGACCGCCGAGCATGATCTGAACCTGAATTCGCCCACCAAGCTAGCGCAGGAGATGCAGCTAGCCTACGGGGCGTTGCAATCAATTGCACGGGAGTTCAACGTCTACGCCCCTCTAGGCACCAGGGTGATCTCGGAGACCGCACTTTCGTACGCTCTGCGTGACCGTGAGTTGGTGCTCACCGAGATGGCGATGCCCTATTCCCTCGATCCGGACGCCGTCGCTGCGGACACGCCTGAGGTCTACCTGTCCGTGGGTGGCAAGCAGTTCCGGGTGCAGGATGGCTTTATCACCTCCGACAGTTCTGGTTCCGGGTTTAAGTTCGAGTGCAAGCTGGACCCGGACCCGCTGATGGCTTCTATCGTCGGCATGGAGGCCCAGGTTCTCTTTGTTGGGCAGGCCTACAGCCTGATCGTCACCGGTTGCTCGGGGTCAGCGGCTGCTGGGTCTAATCGAGTTGCGTCCTCTTTTACGATCACAGCTTTCTCCCCCTCCTACTTGTTGGATAGCCCGTACTCTGGCACCATCGTCTACACCCCGGACTCGACCAAGCTGTTGTCGGTGGTGCTGTCGGAGATCGTAGGGCAGGCAGTTACCTGGGAGATTGTTGACTGGGAGGTGGAGCCCAATCGCGTGAGTGTGCAAGGGGTGACGCCGCTGACCGCCGCCAATCAACTGTTGGCCTCTGTCGGGGCTCTCTTGGTCAGTATGCCCAATGGTGGTCTGAAGGCGGTGTACCGGTACTCAGCTGCCCTCAGTCAGCTAGACAGTGTGCCGCTGGCAGCCACGCTGGTGGACGACAACCAAGTGTTTTCGACCTCCAGCCAGTACCAGTTCAACAGTGGATACAACAGCTTCCGGGTCCGAGACAGCGACAGTTCCTTTGGCGATCAGATCGAGTTCGATGCTGATGACAGCAACCCGTTCACCGGGGTTGCCAGCGTGTACCTGAGCCCGTACCGCAGTAACTGGGAGTTGGCCACTACCGCCGAGTCAGGGGTGGTCCTGGAGGACCTGGGCGAGCAGTACATCACCGAGACCGAAGTGGTTGAGTTCAAGGCGGGGCAGGCGAGGGCTCAGCGTCCTATAATGACCCTGACCTCGTTGACTTGGTTCAGCACCTCTCTGGGAGGGGTCTCTGCCACTCAGGGCAGTCCTAGCCTGACGGCGACCACGGCGGTCAACGCCGGGTATGGGCTGGCAGAGATCACGTACTCCTACCGGAGGCATGATTTCAGGGTTTCCGCTGGCTCTGAGATCAAAGCCACTCAACTTATCGTAAAGGAGCTGTAATGCCCCAGGTAACCACCAGTCTGACTATCAGTTTTCAGTCACAAAGCAGCTCTGGGGGTGGCGCTTTCTCTGCGGAAGTAGACAGCCGCCCGGACGGGCTTAACAAGGGGCGGACCCAGTTTGTCCCAGGTGACAGTGTCGCGATCCTTCTGTACGCCAGCGCCTCGATCTCTTCGATTGCGGCTTTTAAGACCGATGGCTCCTTGGCTGAGGGCAGTCCGGTGGTGGTCACCCAGAAAGAGATCATCACGCTGGCGAATTCCCGTGAATTCTCCACCCGCTACCCGGTGATGGGCTCGGCTAGCTACCAGTGGTATGGGGCCTCCCCCGGGGCCGTAACCCGGCTCTCCGACACCCAGTTCTCGGTTCCCAAGGAAGTGATTGCCGTGGGTGAAATCACCTACACCACCACCGCCCGGGTGTACACACTGTCCAATGTCACGCAGCCCGCAGCCCTGGTCGTGTTCACCGGGGTGGCTCCGTGATCGACATCCTGGTCATTCGTGGGGCTGGAGACACAGACGGTGGTGAGGTGTTTGACCCTCTGCTCTCCTCTGTCGAGGCGGCGGTTCAGCGGGGCCGCTTTGAGATCGACTCCAGCACCCCCATTCGAAGTACCGAGGTGGAGTGCGTCTACACTCCGACGCTAGAAATTGGCAAGGTCGTGACGGTACTGGACATCACCACCGGCCAGGAGGTTCGTGGAGTGGTCAAGCAGTTCTCTCATGTGGTTGAGGGAGTGGCGGTGTACACCAGCCTGTCGTTGGAGGTTCCAGTATGAGTGCCCTGTCTGACTTGATCAGCTTGGTGCAAGCCCGTCCCAGACCCTATGACGTAGGGGTCGTGGTCAGTGTCGACGGGCAGAGGGCATCGGTCAAGGTCGGGGCCCGTGCAATCAATTGCACTACCGTGGTCGAGGTATCACCCGGAGATAAAGTCCGAGTCCAAGGCCTGCTGATCGTCAGCAAACAGCAGAATCTAGCCGCCACCATTCCAGTATTCAGGGCCTGATATGCCAGTTCACTACGTGGACACGTTCCTAGGATCGGACGCGAACACCGGGGCCTCTTGGTCCAGTCCTTGGAAGACCCTGCGCCCTGTTGGAGCCTTGTACACCGGCTCGACAGTCGAAGACGTTGAGGTGCGCCTAGCCAAGACAGACAAGCTAGGTGACCGCGCTCTGACCTTCTCTCAACCGGTTTACGATACTCAGGGGTACGTGGCCGGAACTGCGACCATTGGGGCTCCCCAGCCAGATGTTCGCCAAATAGGTGGAAGCAATACTCAGGACATCAATTCGTCAGCCAATCAACTTGGGCTCACGGCAGTGGCTCCCTTCTCCAGCAACTACGCTTTCTCTAGCGGCGGGCACTTCATGAAGATTCTCTTTGTCCCTGACGCAAGTTCTGGCAGAGCATTCTTCAGGACCATCTCCGGAGTGTTCCTGATTGAGACCGGGGCCATAGAGCTATGGCTGACCGTTAATTCCTTCAACCCGGTCAGCGTGGCAAACATGACCGCCACGCTTCATCTGTGCTCTGACATTCAAGCAACGATCTCCATCGCCAGCTATCCGCTGGTGATCGGCACCTGCCAAGGCTTACCGGTGTTGAATGTGATTGGGCAGGGCACCCTGCCCTCCGGTGTAAACGGCTACTACATCCACCTTTCTATGTCCGGAAACGGTGGGTCCGCACGAGAGCTACTGATTAGCCAGATCATCGGAGTCCCTCCTGTAGGCCCCGGGTACTTCGGGTTTAGGACGTTCATGGTCCCTAATCACGACCATGGGCAGTGCCTTGAGCCCACGGCGGTCGGCCCAACTTGGGTTACCTGCATTGGAATGGAGAACAGCAAGACTAATGCAGCGCTTACTCTTGAACGAGGTGTCACCCCCACTTGGGCGGTGTACCCGTGGGAGCCCGTGAGCGACTTGAGTGTGTTGTTTCCCGCAGTGGCCACCCTCGGCACTCCCACTGCGCCGTTCAAGGTTCTTGGTGGCTTCGACAAGGCCACCGGACTTCGAACAGGTCTGACCTGCATCGACGCCCAGCACATAAAGCTGGCTGGCTCCACTCTTTTCTCACACTCAGTCCATTTGAGCGATCTGGCTATTGCCGGTCACCGCATGGTCAACAGCTATAGCGTGTCAAGAGATACCATCGCAATCGCAGGGATTCCAGGTAATTACGTGCCTAGGGGTGTCAGAGGCTCCCACAATCAAATTACTCGGTGTTACACCAGCGTACGAGGCCAGACCTCTGCCGTTAACACCCCAGTAGGCAGGACTACTGATATACAGCCTATCATGGGGTCTACGTTAAACAACGAAGACAATCTGGACTACCAGTCGGTGGTAGACGGGGGTACCTACTACGGACCACCAATATCCGGAAGATTTGGGGGGTATGCCCGCCCCACGCACACCAATTGCACAGTGGTCTACTCCGCTAGTGGCGGCACCTACTCCAACTGCAAGTTCTTAGAAATAACCGGTAGGGATGGCGATATTACGGCCACCAATTGTGGGTCATGGGCGGCGAATGCCGGGAGCCTCGTACCCTCTGGAGGGGCTCTTGTTGGTACCTTCACCGATTGTGAGTTTCACGGGACTCAAGCTATTTCCGCATTTTCAACACTGGTCAGGCCCGTCTTCCATACCTACAGGTATCTACCCGGCCCCTGCATTGGCGACGGTGGCTCCGGGGCTGTGCTGTCCATGACAGACATCAGAGTAGGCCCTTACAGGTGGGCAATGGCTGGCTCTATGTTTTCCATCGGAGCATACAGGTCTGTCCTTATCGAGGGCTCGACCTTTGGCTGCAGCCATGCCGGGCTTCTAAGTGGAGACCCAGCCGCCCGGGATATTAGCGCAGCAGGGACGCTGTTAACAGGGATCACCGGTAGCCAGATCACGGCTCTTAACCCATCCCCTGCCTCCGTGGTGAGCAGCACCTCCACCGTACTGGCGTCGATGCACTTAATGAAAGTTTCGAACAGTTCCTTTATCGGTAATTGGGCTTCTGTGTTTTCTGGAGGGCTGCCACGCATGTCCGTCCAGTCGCTCACCACCTCATCCCCTACGACCAAGTTGGTGGACGTTTATTCTTTCAACGGAGACCCATTCGGCTCAGGGGATGTCTCCGCAGCATTCACCGGTCTAAGCCTCGCCACCCCCGCACCATTCGGAGCGTCACAGCCAGTACCGAAGTACAGTTCGGCCTGTTACCGAACAAGCTCGGAGGAGATTCTTTTCAACACCTGTTTTTCGGTCAAGAAGAACCTGTCACTCAAGACCGATGGGGAGTTCAGTTGGGAGTTCCTGGCGCTGTTGAACATAGGAAGTCCCATCATCGGTAGTCTGAGGGTGGGGGTGATCTCTATATCAGCAGGCCTCCCGCTCACGATTGGAGTGATGGTCCGCAGAGACAACGCAGGGATCAATGGAGGGGTTATCCTCAGGCCGCTACGGACCAAGGCCTATGACCCCCTTGGGCCCGAAGTGATCTTGCATGACCTAGAGTCCCCTCCCCCCATTTTGCTGAACGAGTGGGAGTACCGGCAGATCGTGTACACGCCAGACAACACCGGGATGTGTGAGGTTTACCTCTCCATCTACGGCATCGCAGGCGGTCGAGTTTTCTTTGACGGCTTCAGCTTGGACCAGTAAATGCCCAGTTACCACATTGATCCATGGCTTGGGAACGACACGAACACTGGCGCTTCGTGGGCCGCTGCGTGGAAGACCTTGAATGGCCTTCGGGTCAACGCGGTGGTGCCCACAGCGGGAGACCTTCTGAAGTTCGCCAAATCCGAGCAGGGAAGCCAGCCCTCGCTTGCGTTCACCAATACGAGCTTGGTGAACATCACCCTGCCATACTCATCAGAATCGGCCACCAATTTCGCTCTTAAGGCCTATCAATTCGGTGCTCCATCTAACCCGATGATCGGCACGTGGGGGTGGACTCCTGTGGCCGTGCCCGCCTTCTCGTCGTTCAACAACGGGAGGCCCGCTAGCGCTATATCCTCTTCCGGACAGTTCAATACGCCGGGGGCAAAGCTAGTACGCGCACAGCAGGGCGGTAGCCTATCCATTGGGGCCTCTCAATATGTGTACTTCTCCTATGGAGTGCAAGTACCTTTCACCGGGGTCGGGGATACGCACCTGCCTGCGGGCACCTTTGAGTTGTGGCTGTGTTCTGATGCCAACGGGGATACCCCCCTCTATGTGCTGCCACTGCCCGCCTTGAATAACAACGGGTCTTGGAGCACTCTTGTCTATGACCACGGTGCCTTGTTCCCATCGGTGTCAGTCACCAGTTGGAGCCTCAGAAGAAGCTCGACGGTTATCAGCAGGGACAACAGCACTTTTGGCCTCAAGATTGGGGTTGTCATGCTGGCGCGGCCCTACAGCAGCACCACTCAAGCATGGGGAATGCACACGATACTGGCAGCCTCCAAGGGCACCTCGGTATCTGCCTCGCCTGATGCGGTCCTAACGGACCCGTTCGCACTTGCTGAGCAGATAGCTTCCCGGGTCAACTTCCCGGTCTACCTCGCCTTGGCCCCGAACTTCAGGTACACGAACTCCCTAACCGTCAAATACCGGACCGCCCCTTGCCTAAACCTCGGCGTGGTCGGTACCAGCCTGTACTCCCTGGCTGCCGTAGATAGCCTTGGTGCCTTTGATTTGAACGGGTCTGCTGGAGGTACAGGCCTGTCCCCTCTCACGCTTCAAGGAGGCTACAACACAGCCACCGATCTGGTGGATGGGTACACCGTGTTCTCGGCAGAGGCCAGTTCAGACTACGGACCAAAAGCAGCGTTGTTCGATCTATCGTGGGCCGATCACATCGTGATCAACCGGATCAGTGCGGTGAATGGGTTTGCCAGCTTTGTTACCCGCACTAGGACCTTGACCATGGACGCATGCTATCCAGGGGTCACCTTGAGGCTGCCGTACGCTGACTCCAAGTCCTTCCTAGGCCTATCGGACACACAGACCCACCTGACGATCAAGAACGTGATCTTGCCCCCTTACTCGATAGAGTTCCTGGGCGCTATCGGCAACCTCACGATGGAGAACGTGTACGCAGACTGCACAGATAGAAAGGCCGTGCAGGAGTACATCGAGTGTGAGAATTTCCTGATGGACCGGTCCCATATTGGAGGGTGGACCGGCGCAGGCCAGACTACGGTTCCCGGCACCCTCTACGTCTCGGTCAGGGAGAATGCTGAGATGCGGGCCTGCACCCACGCCTACCCCCCTCCGATAGTCAACGAGACCAGACTAGGCAAGACCTTTGAGGTCACGAACTCCCCCGCGTACCCATCTTGGTCGGCCTCTAATTCAAGGTGGGTACCGACACGCCCTCTCAGCCGCTGGGGACTGATCAAATACCGGAACAACAACACCACCGGTCACGACTGGGTTAGCACTCCCACCACAGGCACCCCTAGCTTGAACCGGAAGTTGGAGTTCGACTCCACCAATACCAACCAATACGTTCTGAAAGACCCCGGCCCAGACTTTGCCACCACCGAATATCAGGTCCCAGCCCTCCTGAAGGCTGGGAACTACTCTTTTTCATGGACTCCGACAGGCTCGTTCCCCCCCTCAGGCGTTGGCCAGTACTGGTACAACTTCCCCATCCAGATAACTGTGCAGCCCAACACTAGCTCGCCTGCACATTCTTGGGGCCCTCCATGGCTTAGAGCAAACACGGGGGTGGGCCCTAGCCCTGCCACATCTTTGTACACCGGCAGCCTCTACGGGTACTACATCCGTGAGAGAGACCCGGGGCAGTTCTATCGGTCGGCTGCTGACTATTTTCTGCGAGTGGATGGGTACTCAGGTGTTGTGCGGTTTCCGGCTTTGCTGACGGCGTTTCTACAGGGTCTGAAGACCTACCGGATCACCCTAGGGTACATGGTGTTGGAGCAGTCCGATGGCGCCCCCCTCACCGTAGCGAACGCAGCAGTCACGATCCTTCTACTGGGCCCTGTTGTTCTCACCACTGGGGAGGCTAGGTTCACCACTCAGATTCCAGCTCTTGGCCCTTCGTACTGGGACGATGCTAGTTTTGAGTTCACGACTGACGCCGAGGGGGAGGTCACGTTGCACCTCCAGCCCTTTGGCTACACTAGGGTTCTGATAGACGCTCTCAACATAGAGGAGGTTTTATGATTCCGACGAGTTCAATTCCATCTCGGGTGCCGCAGACTCATGGGGTAGGAGGGGCCACTCCGCCACCGGTGACTGCCCCTCTACCCGACTCAGGCAGGAAAAAGAAACAGGTGCTGATCGGCACCTCAGCCACCTCCAAAGACCAACTGAAAGGAACCTTCAATGTCCGCCATGACTGACTTCGCTGAGAACCAACTGATTGACTTCATGTTCAGAGGCGCGGCGCTATCCGCTCCATTCACTTGGTACTTCGCGCTGTTCACCACCGCCCCGACTGACGCTGGCGGCGGAGTTGAGGTCTCTGGTGGCAGCTATGCCCGTGTGGCTTACGCACAGGGTGCGTCCCAGTTCTCCGCCACTGACAGCCCCAGCAGCAGCGTGTTCGGCAGCAACGGAACCTCTGGCACCACGTACAACCTGCAAGACATCCAGTTCCCGGTCCCAACCGCCAACTGGGGTACGGTGGTGGCTCTCGGTATGTACAGCGCCGTGACCGGTGGCGACCTGTGGTTCTACGGCCCGATCAGCCCCTCCAAGGTAGTGAACAGTGGGGACCTGCCACCCAAGTTCTCTGTCGGGCAATTTGCTATTGCACTGGCATGAGCATTTTCACTGACTTCGCAGCGAACGCGATCCTAGGGTTCCTATTCAGAGGCCAGCCTCTGGGGATGGGTAGCACGGCTGGAGTTGGCTCTGGCCCGCCCACCATGTACCTAAGCCTATTCACGGAGCTTCCGGGAGATGCCACGGCAGGCACTGAGGTATCCGGGGGAGGCTACGCCCGGGTGGCCATGACATCAAGCACCAGCAGCTGGGCACTCAACACGGATAACCACACGATCTCAAACCTTGTGCTCATCGCGTGGCCGCCACCAACCGCTGGGTGGGGTACAGTCGTAGGGGTTGGGGTGCATGATCAGGCTACAGGCGGAAGCCTGATTCTCAGGGTGGCCCTGACCACTCCGAGGGTCATCAACAGTGGGGACACTCCCCCCAGCTTTCAACCCGAGTCATTGTTCCTGCAACTGGACTGACGGGACCCCTCAAAGGCCCTACAATCCGCGCACTAGGAGTCCTTATGAGCGTGTTAAAGCAAGACATCATCAGAACCGTGGTTGGTTCTTCGCCCGACATCTACTTGTCCCTCACGGACAATTCGACCCCTGATCGCCCTCCGCTGGACCTGACTTTGCCAGATCGTTCTGTCTCGCTGAGGGTTAGGAAGGTCTCCTCTCCACCTGAGTCTGTCGTTGCAATTAACTGCACGCTTCTGCCGGGTCAGTTTGATGCCCGTGGGTGTCTCAATATCTCTGGCGTCCTGTCTACCCCCGGTAAGGGTGGCCGAGCAGTCGCACCCTGCACTCCGTCCACGTTCCCGACCGCAGGGGTCTACCACGCCGAGGTGGTGGTCTCTTATGGCGCGGGGAAGACTGTCAGTGTGTACGAAACCATTCGCATCGAAGTGCGAGAATCCCTCTAACCGGAGAACCTCATGCCAAACGTCATTGCCTCTCAGACCACGCCTGCCACCTCTGCCGAGTTCACTCAGGCCTCTAACGTCCAGTCCACGCTCCACTTTTCCCCCGTAGGCCCCGGGACCACGCTGCCTTTTGGGGCCTATGCTGAGTTGCAGATCAAGTCGGCGGCGGCCACGTTCTTGACAGTTGGGGTCATTGACTCTGAAAAGCCGAGCTTTGCGATCAATTTCCCAGGAACTTTCCGGGTGGTCAAGTACGCCACCTCCTTCGCGTTTGGCGTCGACCGCAGCACCTGACTCTTCAGGATTTCAGGAGGATGGTGTACCATCCTGCCACCCACATTTTTAGGAGCATCCCATGGCCGCACTGAGCAACTTTCTCGAAAACAAGCTGATCGACTTCCTGTTCCGTGCCCAGGCGCTGGGCATCACTGGGGCATCAGCCGCTGCCGGTACCGGCCCGACCAGCCTGTGGGTTGGTCTGTACACAGCCAACCCTACGGATGTAGCTGGCGGCACGGAGGTCACTGGAGGCTCCTACGCCCGGGTACAGGTGACCTCGGCACTCACGGCCTGGGCCGGTACCCAGGCTCCTGCCTCTACGGTGGCTTCGACGGGCACTGGTGGAACGACCTCTAACAATGCGGCCATCACCTTCCCGGCCCCCTCTGCCAACTGGGGTTCGATCACTGGCTTCGGCTTGTTCGATGCTGTGACAGCAGGCAACCTGCTGATCTACGGCGCAATCACCCCCAACAAGACGGTCAACAACGGAGATGCGGCCCCTGCTTTCTCTGCCGCCCAACTGTCTATCCAACTGGATGATTGATCGCCATGACCCTCATCAACGAAATCACCGCCACGTGCAGCCCTGAGCTGATCGCCGCGAAAGAGCACGGCGAGATTGCGCGCATCGTGAGCATGGGCCGCACCCGGCCCAGCACCACGGAAATCGGCAACGGGCGCATTCTGGAAACCATCGGGCTTGAGCATGGCAACGCGATGCTGGACGTGCTTTACAGCGCGCCCGACTTCCGCCATGTGCGCCCGCTGCTGGAGCAAGGCCGCTTGATTGTTGGTAGCCCGCTGGTGGTTGCCACCATCCAAAGCCTTGCACCTGCCGTCATCCCGCAAAGCGCGGCTGATCTGCTGCTCGCGCTCACCACCGAGCCCGCGCCCGTGTCGGTGGGCGAAGTCATTCAAGCCATGGAAGGGCTGTAAGCATGGCGACCATCACCGCAGTTGTCGGCACGCGCACCGCGCTCACCACCACCGCCTTGAACTCGCTGGCATCGGCCAGTTACGTGAGTGCGGGCGTCATCAACTTGACCACCGATGATCCGCTGGACGTGCTGATCGAAGTCGCCGCCACGCCGGGCACGGTGGCGGGCACTCGGCAGGTTGTCATCTTCGGGCGCGTGTCGCTGGACGGCACCAACTTCACCACCGGCCCGGTGAGCGGCAGCACGGCCACGGATGAGCCGAACCTGCGATTCTTGGGCACGGTGCCCTGCAACACCAACGCCACGCTACAGCGCAACAGCGTGAGCGTGATGGCCGCGCTGGGCTACGTGCCGCCGCACCTTGAGATCGTCATCAAGAACGAGACGGGCGCGGCGCTGGAGGCATCGGGCCATGCGGTGCATTTCGCTACGGTCGTCGGCAATTCGGCGTAAGCGATGGCTGCGCTGATACTGCCATCACGGCGGGTTGTCCAGCCGCAGGGGCCGGTTGTGGTTGACTGGTCGAACCCGCTGGCGCAGGGGATGGAGTTTGCGGAAGTGCCCGCATTCAGCCGGTTTGTGTCGCTGAGCAACGGCGTCCTGCGCGGCGGCAGTGCGGTTTTCTCTGGCTTACCTTCCTTGACAGGGCTGCGCCTTCCGACGCCTAGACGCTACCTCGGTTCGCTCCAGCAATCGACGGTGATCGGTGTCGGCTCCACGAGCATCATGGGCACTGCAAACCGATGCATATTCTCCGAGCGCGGCACCGCCGGTAGTGCGATCTACAAGATCGAGCTAACCCCAAACGACACACTGTCTGGGCGATTTACTTACCGCAACGATGCAGGGACTTTGCTCAGTCAGTTTGTGTCTTGCCCGGATTTCAACGATGGCCGAACCGTTGCCATCAGTGCAACAAAAAATGGAACCGCGCACCGCGTGGGGGTCAACGGCGCGTATTCGTCGGGCACCTTTGGCAGCGCAAGCAGCGCATTCACGGAGGCCACGCTGGCTCGGCAGTTGGGCGCAGACGCGGGGGATTCGACTGTTCCTTGGCATGGGCCAGTTGACTTTGTGGCGGGCTGGGCGCGGGCGCTGTCAGAAGCCGAAGTCAATGCTGTTTCGCGAAACCCTTGGCAGCTTTTCAAGCCAATTGAGCGCCGCCTTTGGGTCGCCTCTGCCCTTGTCAGCCTGCCCACCCTGATACAGCCCGCCAGCACCACCAGCGCAGGCGCATGGACGGCCACCGGCGCAGCCACCTTGCACGCCGCGATCAACGAGACCACACCCAGCGCAGCCGAATACATCAGCGTGTCCAGCGCCAGCACATGCGAGCTACAGCTCGCCAACAGCGCGCACCCAGGCGGGGCCACACAAACCCTGGCCTACCGCGCATCAAGCACGCTGGGCAGCACGCTGACGGTGACGCTCAAGCAGGGCGTGACAACGATCATGTCGCGCACCCATGCGCTCACGTCAACAGACACGCTCTACACCCAGACGCTGACCAGCCCCGAGATTGCACTGATTGCAGCCGGGCCGATCAGCGTGACGCTCGCCGCATCTTAAGGACACACCATGGCAATCACCACCCGCGACCAACTGATCAACGCGCTGGCGAACAACAGCAGCCGCATCGTGCTGGACAAAGGCAGCTTGGGCAACCAAGCGACGGGCCGCATGTGCAGCATGTGGCGCTCCACCGGCCAGCCAGCGCAGGGCGCAATCCCGACCGCTGCGGCGCTGTGTACCAACGCCACGCTGGGCGGGGTGGGCTTTGCACAGCAGACCGCGCCATCTGAAAGCTATCTGGCCTATATGGCTGTGCTGGCGTCCAACAGCGCAATGTCGTGGGAAATTCACGACCGCATCGCCCACATGGGCGGGCTGGTGCTCAACGTCACGACATTGCAGACCACCAACCTGCCGCTTGACCTTGACGCACTCGCCCCGCCAGCCGACCGCATCGGCGACGCCAATTTCAGCGATGTGCAGGCATGGCTGGAGGTGTACGCCGACGGCGGCGGTACCGCATCGAACGCCACGATCAATGTGACCTTCGACAACAACAGCAC